GTACGACGCCGAAGGCCGGGAGCACCCGGTTATCAGCTACGCCGACGCCTGGGAGAAGCTCGGCGGCCGGGTTGTGCGCTCGTGGCGGGCGCTGCCGCTGGCGGAACTGGCACGGATGGCGGAGGAGAACCGCAAGCTTGACGGGACCGCTGCGACCGGTACCGACGCCGAAGGCTGGGTAGTGCGGTTTGCCGACGGCGCCCGGGTGAAGCTGAAGTACGCGGAGTACATGCGGCTCCACAAGAGCCTTACTGGAACCAACGCCCGCGACGTCTGGCAGTACCTCGGCGCGCAGAAGTTCGGCTTCATGCCGCCGAAAACGCTCGGTCAGGCGCTTGGCTGCTCCGCCGAGGAAGCGAAGCAGCTTGCCGAGATTGAAGGTGGCGCGCTATCGAAGCTGCTGGAGAACGTCCCTGACGAGTTTGACGCCTGGGTCCGCGGTGTCTGTGCCGACCTGGAGGCGGCTTTCGACGCGCTCACCGCCCGGATTCATGCCGAGTTCGATGCGCTGTCGCACCTCCGCAGTGACCGTTCCGCATTCGCCCGCGCCGCACAGAACGTTGAAGACCGGACGGTCCGGGCGGCGCTGTTCCTAGTCCTGGACGGCAAGTCGCTCGATCTGCATGTGTGGAAGGCGATCCGACCGGAGCCGTCCGACCCGTTCGCAGCAGACGAGGAGGGCTGAGATGCCCACAGTGCACCTGACGGTCGGGCTTCCCGCGAGCGGTAAGACCACTTTCGCACGGCAGCTCGTCGCCGAGTCCGCCGGCCGGATGCGCCGCGTAAGCCTCGACGACCTGCGCAGGATGCTCGACGACAACGACGGCAGCGTCCGGCTCGGCAAGGATCACGAGGAGACCGTACTGGCGGTTCAGGACGCGGCGGTCCTGGCTGCGATCAACGGCGGCTTCGACATCGTCGTGGACAACACGCACTTGGTGTCGCGGATCCCGAACAGGCTAAAGCGGGTCGTGTGCGGCCGGGCCCGGTTCGAGGTCCACGACTTCACCGGCGTGGACGCCGAGGAGTGCATCCGCCGCGACAAGCTGCGGGAGAACACGGTCGGCGAGGACGTGATTCGGCGCATGGACGCCCGGTTGAAGTCGGCCAAGGACGGCTGGTGGCGGCATCCGGAGCGGCTCAACGACGTGCCGGAGCCTGCCGCCTACGTCCCGGACCCGGCGCTGCCGACGGCGGTGTTGTGCGACATTGACGGCACCTTGGCGCTGCACGCTGGCCGCGGACCTTACGAGATCGACAAGTGCGAAACGGACCTGATCAACCCTGAGGTGCGGCGCGTTCTGGAGTTGTGCGCCGGCACCGGGGACCGGATTGTTCTGTTGTCCGGGCGGCAGTCGGAGTTTCGGGCACACACGTTGCGGTGGCTAGCCGCACATGAGGTGCCGTTCAATGAGTTGTGGATGCGTGCCGAGGACGATCGCCGCAGCGACGACATTGTGAAGGCCGAGCTGTTCGACGCGCACGTGCGGGACCGGTACGCGGTGCGGGTCGTGCTCGACGATCGATCGCGGGTCGTGGCACTTTGGCGCCGGATGGGCTTGCCGTGCTGGCAGGTCAACTACGGGGACTTCTAAGGCAACGAAAGGGCTGACATGCTGCGCGCATTCATTCAGGAGCGCTTTGCCGGTTCCGTCGCGGTGTCACTAGTGCGGGGTGAGTTCAACTACGACGGGCACCCCATGGTCGCCCGGCTTGTCGGCGACGGTTTCACCCCACGCACAACATGGGAGACCGTCGAGGATCCGCACAGTGCTATTGAGCCGACGCTCATCCTTGGCGAGGAGGAGGCTCGTGTGCTGCTGGATGCACTTGCCCACCATTACGAAGGCTCCTCCGACATGCGGCTGCTGCAAAAGGACCGGGACCACGAGCGCGGGCGCGTCGACAAGCTGCTGGACGTCGTGGCCGAGATCGCGAAGGGGCGTCCGTGAGGATCCGTGTTGACTACGACGTGTCGATCCGGTGCCGTCTACGTCAACACGACCGGGGCGACGCCGAGCACGGATGCCAGGGTGGCTTTAAGCCGGTGTTGGGTGTGATCCGATTCTGTCTGTGCGAGTGCCACAACGGACCTGCGAAGAGGGCATTGCGTGACCAGCCCAACCGATGAACTGATCCTCGTTGACGGCCCCGGCGCCGGCAAGCGGGTCCGTTTCGAGCCGGACTGGCCGTCTACCTACGTGCTCACGTCGTGGCCCGAGGTTGGCGATCTGCTGTACCTCGGTTCGATCGACGAGATGACGTTCGCCGGCCCAATCCACACGGTGTACCGCACCGGCCAGGTATACGGCCTGGACCGGCAAATCATTCGTGTCGGTTGGTGCAGTGGCGAGCCGCGGCCAGATCGGGAGCAACTTGAGTACTGGATTCGCTTTGAGTTGCCGATCCAGGTGATTGCCGGCGCTGACGCATGGCCTTCGGGCTGTGACCTCGGAACGAGTGAAGATCAGGTTGGCGCCACGATTCAAGCCACATGCCGGTGTGGCTGGAAAACGGAAACGGTGCCGCGCCGCCGCAGCCGCGAGTTGATGGAGTTGGTGGGCGCACACCACAGGGTCGGCATGGCCTTGGCGTTTCGCGCCAGCGGTAGAGATGTCAGCGCGTTTGGGTTGGATGCCGCCCTACTCGGCACCCATTCCATAGGCGAGGCCACACGGTACGAGGCGGTCTTGAACAGGGCGACGGCGCTCGGGATGTCCCGTGAGCGGACCCGGGTGATCTTTGATGAAGCACAGCTGGCGGCCTGCAGCTTCGAAGACGCCGTTGAGCGTCTCCAGCACCGCGTCCGCCTGTTCGAGATGTACGGCTACGAGCCGCTGACCGTTCGGGACGTTCTGGCGCAGCGCGACATCAGTGCGCAGCGGCTCGATCCCGAGATGATCCTGAACAGGCCGCGCTGGATGCCGGATCCGCTGGGGCGGCAGTTTGCGAAGATGAGGCGCGACCGGCAGCGGATCCTGGTGCAGGCTGCTGTTGAGTTGACCGCGCAGGTCGGTGGTGACGCTGCAGGCTGGCCGCTGGAGCGCGCGGTGGCTGCCGTGATGCCGTGCAAGGAGGATAGTCGGCAGTGACGGCGGCAGATCCACCGCCCGACACCCCGTGCCCGCGTATCGTCGCCAGTTTCGAGCCGTGCGGCCTGTTGCGGCAACACCCCGGGCCGTGTGTGCCGTTCGTGCCCGGGGAGTATTTGCCACCGCCGATGCTGCACCCGCTTGATTTCAGCATGCCACCGGCGCCCCGGTGGCACATGATGTGCCCGTTGTGCTGGCGTCCGACTACCGGCTGGAACGCGTCCGCGGGCACCGTGTTCCGTGGCGACAGCGTCAACTGGAACCAGCCGAGCGCGGAGTGGGAGTTCAAATTCGAGCCGTGCGGGTGCGTCGGGCGCGTGGTCGTCGAGGGCTGAAGCGCTACCGATTGCCGAACGCCACGTCGAACAGCGCCGCCTGTTCTGGCGTCACCCACACGAGGATCGTTTCGCCCACGTCCCGGATTGACTCGTCCTCGTCGCGGCGGTAGATCCGGCCTATCGCCCGGTTGCAGTCCGACCACGCGGACACGGCATCACAGATCCCGTAGCCGAAGTCGCCGCATTCGGGTCCTTCGTCTGTGAGCAGCCGGTCCTCATGGCACTGGCAGTCGGCGCCAAACACGGTGACCGGAACCAGCCGTATCGGCACCAGGCCGGCGGGGGCGCCGTCGGGGTAGAGGCGGGCGAGTTGCTGCGGCAGTGTTTCCCGTAGCGTTTCAGCCACCCGTGCGTTCCCATCGCATCGTCACGCCTTCGGGCAGGCGACCGCACGCGATCATCCGTGCCGTGAACTCGGCCGCGAACTCTTCGGCCCGCGCCGGGATCTCGGCCTTGAACGCCTCGAACTCCGCGTCGGCCTCGATGCGCGCGGCGCCGTAGCTGCCGGGCTCCGTGGAGAAAACCTCCTCAACGTCTTCCGGAGTGAGCGCGAACGCCTGGATGATCTCGCAGCGGACGAGGTCGTCGAATGCCTCGTCCGCAGTCGTGGGCTGCATGGGTCCAGTGTGGACTAGCGATCTCACCTGGCGTGCGGGTTAACCAGCGCCGCCGGGTCGATCTCCCAGGAGAACGGCTTGTCAGCGTAGTCGGCGCCACCCCAGCTGGTCCGCACCGATGCCTCGGCCGTGACGGTGACGACGTCCGCGTCCGCGAGGCTGAACGGCCGGGTCGGGTAGGAGTCGAACTTGCCGACGGCGGTGATGGTGAACTCCAGGCCGGTGTTGTTGCCGAGGCGGCCGGCGAGCATGTCTGTGATCTGGCGCGGGGTGGCGTCTACGAGCGGAATGTACTCGCCGGTAATGCATTCGGTGCAGCCGCAGTTCGGCGGGTCGATCGCGATGGGGTTCATGTCTGCTCCGGTGGGATGGTGATGACGGCACGCGCGCACGCCTGGTAGATCGCGTCGCGCAGGTCGTCGAGCATGTTGTCGTCAAGGGCGTAGCCGCGGAGCTCGGGGTAGTCCTGGACGAGGTCTGCGGCGGCGCGGGTGGTGCTGATGGTCTGAGCCTGGTACTGAAGCAGGTCGACGGCGATGCGGTTGACGAGTTCTGGGCTGGGTTCCCAGGCGCGGTACAGGCCGTCAAGGCGGCGGGTGGGCATGGCCTAGCCCTCCTTCGAATTGACGTTTTCGCTGGATGCTGTCGTGCGTGCTGGCCTGCCTCCGCCAGCGCCTTGTCCTGGGCGCCCTGCTGCCCACGCCAGGATCTTGTCGTCGCTGGTGACGAACCAGTACGAGACGTTCCCGAGGTGTCCGTCGGGCTCGGGGAACGGGTGGTTGGCGTAGCGGCCTCCGGGGGCTGATACGGCGCGGTAGTGACGGATGGTGGCGGTTTTAACGCCCAACATGACAGCCACGTCGGCCATGGTCATTTCCCCAGCCTCGTAGGCGTGATCGGGAATCGGCGCCATTACGGACGCTGGACGTCGCTTTTTGGGTACTGCACGCGGACGATATCGGACGATGTTGTGGAGCGGGTGTTCCGTTCGTATGGCGCGGATCTCCGCCAGAAGCGCGGCCGATCGGGACTCATACCACTCGATCACGCGCATGACGACCTGCGACGCCCACGGCTTGTTACCAACGTGCTGGCGCCAACGAACCGTCGGGTCCTGGCTTATGCCAACGTACAGCAGGCTTTCATCGTCATCGAAGAGCCGGTAGAGCGCAGTTCTCTCAGCTGCCATCGGCCGGCTCGCTCTCCCGCCTGGCAGAGGTCGCAGGCTTAAGGTGCGCGTAGCTGGGGTGCGGAGGAAGGTTGTGCTTGCGCCGTAGCGCTCTTACATGGCTGTCGGAGACGCCGATCGCGGCAGCAACTTCGGCGGGCCCGATTCCGGCCTCTAGTGCCGCCACGATGGCCGGCTCGGTTTCGGCTGCTGCGCGCTCACGGAGCCGTTTGACGTGGTGGAGCTTGGCGAGTGCTTCTTCACGGTCCATACCTCGATGATACCTGTTGCCACTTCCGGAATCCATCCCCGGAACCCTCTTGCGGAAGTAGCTTCCGGAAGCTACTGTTAGAGATGTCAGGAAGCAGGAAGCAACCGAGGGGGAAGCTCGAAATGACCACCATCGCCAAGCAGGTCAACATCCGGACCGCCGACCGCACCGCCCCGCTGGCCCTGCTGGTCATCCAGGCCAAGTTCGCGGCCATCGCCGAGGTCGAGGCCGACGAGTTCCACACCTGCCCGATGTGCGGCCACGCCACCGCCGAGTTGTTCACCCGCATCGACAACCGCGACGACGCGGAGATCGAAATCTGCGAGGACTGCGCGGACACGCAGGACGTCTCCCATGTCGCCGACTGACCCCAAGGCCGAAACGCCTTCGGGCGTCGAGCGGTGGGACCGCTCCTGACGATGGCCGTCAGCAATCCAGTAGGGGGATCCGATGTTCCAGGGCTACCTGCGCAAGGGCCAGAACCGCCCCGCCCTCACCGGCCGCACGCTCCGTCGCCACGAGCAGCGCGCCCAGGCCCGCACCGAGCAGCGCCCCGGACGTCCCGTCATCAACCACCGCGACCGCGCCATCGTCGCCGCCCGCAACACCAACGCCGGCCTGATGACCGTCGGCGAGTACCTGCACGGCATCGGATTCCCCGAGGCGAACCTGTACGCGTCGGCTTTCGGCCGGGCATGCGCCAAGACCTACCGCGCCAACCACGGCACCGAGCCCCAGCGCATCTACGCCGCCGTCAACGGGCGGATCCGCCGCAGCCAGTTCGGTTACGCCGACGTCGCTGACTTGCTGGCCGGCGCCTACGTCTACAGCCGCACCGCCGAGTTCCTGGCCGCCGAGCAGAACACCGCCGACGTGCGCGCCCTCGTCAACGCCTGATTCGCCGCCCACACACCACCCTGCTTCGAGGAGAACCCCGTGTCCATCACGACCGCCGCGCCGATCACCATCGACCCCGCCACCGGCATCCGCGAGATCAAGCCCACGCTCCCGGCCACCACCCGCATCTTCACCAACGGCCGCAACGCCAAGGGCCAGTTCGCCCGCTGGGACGCGACCCGCGTTGCCGTCACGGCCCAGGGCCACTGGTACCGCTCCGGCGACGTCGCCGACAGCCTGCACAACGACACCATCTGCCGCGGCTGCGGGTACCACGGGCACTACGACTACATCCTCGACTACGAGCGGTGCACCCACCCGGCGACCGCCGAGGACGTGGTGGCCGCCCTGTCCGGGCCGGCGCGGCACGTGCAGCCCGGCGACCGGGTGCGGCTGGTCGTCAGCGAGTACCCGGACCCGGTCTACGGCGTAATCCGGAGCATCTACCGGGACGTGACCGGTACGGACGTCGCGGACATTGACCTGGACAACGGCCACGCGTTCCTGCAGAACCTCGAGTTCCTGACCGCGGCGCGCTGACCGCTCATCGGGAGTCCCGGAAACGGGGCCGGGGCTCCCGATGTACGACCAGACCGTCAATGCTCGACACCCAGAGGAACCTTATGTCCTGGACGCCCGAAGCCAGCACCCTGTGCGCCGACCCAACCTGCTCTCAGCCGAAGCGCCACACCGGCGACTGCAACGGCACCGCGCCGACCTACGCCCAGACCGTCACCCGTCTGGCCCGCGAGTACCGCTCGTACAGCGACGTCGGCGAGCCGATCCCGCCTGCGGACTACGTCCAGATCGTCGACCGGCTCCACGCCGCCGCGGACCTGGCCGGGATTGACCGGCCGGAGGCGGCGCGGGACCTGGTCGAGGAGATCAACGCCGAGCCGGTTGCCTGACTGCTCATCGGCCCCCGGGGAGGACGAAATTCAGGCCCGCCCGTGGAAGTGAAGGCCCCCGTCTATTCGGGGGCCTTCACGCTGTCAGGGATCTTTTCGGACCGGGGCCGACGGCCGCCGGAACTGCCACCAGTGCTTGCGGTACGGCAGGTCGTAGCGAAGATCAACCCGGATGGTCCGGAGGAAGTCGTTGAGCCTCGGGTCGAACTTCCCGACCGCATCGGCCACGCCTTCCTTGCCCATGTTCGGCTTGAACAGCGTTAGACCAGTAGCAACCTGTTCAGCAGCGTCTACAACACCCTGCGGCGCTACCGTGTACAGCCCGCGCAGCGCCTTTCCGAACTCGCTGGTTTCGGTTTCAAGCCGAAGCATCAGCGGTTCGGGAAACTTCGCCCCTGACTCGTAGGATGCGGCGATCATCAGCATGACGCTCATTGTTGCCACCGCGGCGTCCTGGAACCGCATGTACGCGGCCTTGCGGTCGTTGTGGGATGGTTTGACGCGCATCCGCGCCTTGCCGGCCTGGAAACTCTGCTGTGCCACGACTTTCGCGGCGGCACTCAATGCGCCTGGGGTGACAGGGTCCATGAAGGAAGTAGAGACGGCATGAAGCGGTCGGCGCTCTTACGTTGCTGAATCGAGTCCGGCTTGTCAGCCCTGCGCGACAAAAAGGACGCCGAGTTCTGTACGCTGGGGCTACTCCGCTCCTGCCGCTGGAAACAACGGCACCCGGCACGCCGGCATAGCAGCGGAGATAGCAAGGCGGTCGGCACGCCCGGTCGAGGTGGAGTCGCAGACCGGGGCCAGGTAATCACCCGGGAGACTTGGAAGCCGAAGACGCCGGACACGGCCGGCCGCCATGGCTTCGGAAGCTGGACCGACAGCGCCCTTCGCGTCCGAGTTATACGCTGGTGACGCCTCGCCTGCACTGCGTGGGAACCGCAGTCGGTGGGGCTTTTCGCAACCCTGGAGGATGCCGTGCCCCAGACTCTGCCCGACCCGAACAGCACACCTCGCGTAATCGTTGCCACAACCGCCGTCGAGAACGTCCGCGCCGTGCCGCTGTGGCAGCTGGCCGACACCGCCGAGCGGATGCTGCAGCGAATCATTCCGCCGGCTGATGCGTCGAAGGCGCCGTTCCCAGCGTTCGACGCGTCGTTGTGACCGCGGTCCCGACTGAGATGTGGCGTCGTTCGTCGGCGTGCTCGGAAGGCAGCAACTGCGTGGAGGTGGCGCCGTGTGGCAACGGGGTGGCGGTGCGGGATTCGAAGCGTCCTGACGGTGCGGTGCTGGTGTTTGACCGGGGCGCGTTCGCTGGGCTGCTGGATGCGGTGAAGGCCGGGGAGTTCGACGACCTGGCGTAACCGCGACGGGCTTACGACGTCAGAGCCCACGTTTCGCAAGCTCGACCTCGGTCGCAGCCTCACATACAGCCGATGCCGTCTTGGCACTGGTCGCGTAGGCGTTGACCACCACCGATCCTCGCGGCTCACAGATCAGCAGCGTCGGGTCTTCGTGTTCGTAGTCCCATCCGCTGCGCGGCTTCTGCTCATACTTCCGGACCGTACCGTCCACGTGGAGGCTGGCCTGCCGGTGATGCCACGTCACCCGCTGCGGGGCCGCATCCAGCAGGGAAATCACCACAACGGCGTACCGGCCGCGACAGTCAGCGTTCAGGGCTGCACAGTGTTCGTTCGCAAGGCCTTCAGAGGTGAAGGCGACGATGGGCCCGTTCGACTCCCACTCGTCCTCGCAGACGGCCCAGACGGTGGTGCGATCGTTGCCCATGCGCCAATGGTAGAAGTTGCCACGGATCGGCTTCTTGCCAGCCGCTGGCAACTTCGGCATTCGTGGCAACAAAGTGCCCCGGCTGCGGACCTTTCGGAAGTTCGCCGCCGGGGCTGTTGCCTTGGGGGAAGGCAACGTGTAACCGGAGCGCGTGGGACAAGCACGCAATGTCAGGCTACGCCCGTCAGGCCACGTCCGGCGCGCAAACGAGGAACCGGGACCCACGCCGCGCGTACCAGTCGTCCGTCAGCTCGGTAATGATCTCGCCCAGTTCCTCGAGCACGCCTTCCAGGTGCGCCCCGTCGGGTAGCTCGGATGCCGGCTTCAGTGTCACGGCGACCAGCAGCGACCCGACTGACACCGGTTCGCGCCGCACGGGTCGCTCCTCATGGGGACGGTCGCGAGGCGTCCACCACCGCATGTACACCGCCCTGGACGTGATGGTGCGCCCCGCAGGCTGCTGGGGCGCCGGTCCATTCTCTCACCCTGTCGCGTTGTGCCGCACGCCGTGAACGTGCCGTCCGGTGTTGGCGAAACCGCAGCTCGGCGCCGGTTTTTGCCCTACCTTTGAGTCCATGACCAGCTCGTTATCCGACGACGCCCACCCCGGGTACGCGCACGCCGAAGCCGAGTTGAAGTCCGCCGCGGATATGGGCACGAAAGCCATCATCGACGCGATCGGCGCAATGGCGATCCTTGGGGAGATGCAGCGACTGCGGGACCGGCTCGACGCGGCGACACGGCTGCTGCGGTGCGTCGCGGACGGGCGTTCGTGCTGGGCTTCGACAGCACACGGGCTCGAGGCCTGCGAGGTGTCGGGCTTGGACGAGTTTTTGGCCAGGCGGCCGGCGCGCAAGCGCTGGTGGAGGCGGACTTAGCCGCCGTACTCCCGCGCCGCCTCCTCAATGACCCGCTCCGCCTCGCTCTTGGAGAACGCGCCGTACCACCAGGGGTGCCGGTGGAATGCCAGCGCCGCCGCAGACTCCGCCGCGTCCGCCTCAACCAGCCGCGGATCCCTCACCGGCATGATGATCCCGCCCGCGTCCGTTTCCCTGACTGGCGGCAGCGTCGCCTCAAGCTCGACCCGCCGATCCCGCGCGGCCTGCCAGGCGATGTACAGCCGGACAGCGTCCCCCGGCGGCGGATCGAGCGGCGGCCGATCGTCCCATGCGGCATGCTCAGCCATCTACAGCCCGCGCAGCCTTCGACGCCTCGGTATCGAGCGTGTACCGCCCCATCTGGTCCAGCCCCTCGAACGCCGCGTGCCGGCGAACCTGCATCGCGAGTCCGGTCATCTCGGCCTGCGTCTGCCGCATCCGCCCGTGCTGGTCCTCAGTCATCTCCAGTGCTGGCGGCAGGGTCATGCACCATAGCGCATGCTGCTCGTTCAAGTCGTAGAGCTGGCGTTTGAGGCGAACCAGGTCGGCGAAGGCTTCAGGACTGTTGGTCACGGGGAGATCCTGCCATGCGCTTCTCCCACTCCCGCCGCCACGCCTCGAACTCTTCATGCGACAACACCGCATCCGTGGTGATCCAGCCGCTCGGCTTCGGCCCCAGCGCTTCCCGCCCCGCGTCGGTGATCACGGTTATGTCCGTAGGCCCGGTCGGCAACTCGGCCAGCAGCCCCGCCTTGTAGAGCGTCATCGCTGCCCGCACCATTTCTTCCCAGCGCAGACGCCACGTGCGCTTCCCGCCGCGACGTGGCCCGCGCGGGCGGGGAGGCAGTAGCGACTTCACCACATCGCCCCAGTCGAGCGGTTCGGTGGCTTCAGCGAACACGGCGAGGATCGCACGTTCGTCGTCGGACAGGACAGTCACGCTCACCACTCCGTGTCGAAGCGAAGGTCATCCCGGATTTCCGGCGGAGGAAGCTCCCCGGCCCGGAACCGGCCGGCGACGTCATAGGTCCACGAGCCCCCGCACGGGCAGATATGCGGAGGGGCGTGGCCTGCCGGTTGGCGGCAACGGCAGTAGGACGTGCGGTCGTCGCAGAAGGCGGAATCGGGAACCTCGTTCACCGCGCCGCCTCCAGTTCCCGTCGTTTGGACGCAGCCTGCTCGGCCTGCTCCAGGTAGTACCGCTCCCGCTCGGCAAGGCTCCGGATCTCCCACTCCACGTGCGACCGCGGCGGCGGTTTCGGCGCCAACTCCGGCACCTCGTCGCGCTTCTGCCCGGCCCCGATGCGCACCCACGGCCGGTACTCACCATCTTCAAGCCGATAGATCACCATGCCGTGGCGGGCGGCACCGCCGTACAGCTTGTTAATGATTGCGTTCTTCGCCTGCCCGACACCCTTGTGGGTCTTGAACATCGGCCGGCGATCCGGGATGTGGGTGGCGTAGTCGTGCGGCGCGACTGCAGGAATCGCGGTCAACTCAGACATCAGCGGCACCCTCGCGATAGAAGTCGTCGATCGGGTCCCCGGCAACCACGGACGCCCGCAGCGCGTTCTCAATGTCCACCAGCGCGCCCCACGCGGCTTGGCAGGCCAGGTACTCGCCGTACAGGTGCACGGTCGGATCGTTCTTCACCGTCTCCGCCAGCTTTGCCGCCGTGTCGGCGTAGACCTGGGCCAGGTGGGCGCGAGCAGCCTGAAAGCGCTCAACGTCGCCCATCACTGCCAGCCTCGCGCCGCGTCCACGCGCGACTGCCGCACCTCGTCAACCAGATCCCGCAGGTCCCCGGCGTGCAACGGCACATACTCGCGGTTTTCGCCGGGCCAATGGGCTTCGTGGCCGTACTGGCAGGAAACGATCGACTTGCCGTGGCCGTGGCGCTCCAGCGCTTCGACGAACGTCTCCACGCGGTCCAGTGGGGTGTCGGGATACATCAGCGCCTCCTGCATCTATGGTGCCGCATGCCGAGGGCTACTCCCCCGCTGCTATCCGACCGGCACCTGCACGGGCTCGATCGCGATGACGTAAGCCGTGGGCCCGTACAGCGGCAGCTGCTCCTGTGCCTCGGCGAGGGTCGCGAACGTCTGCTTCTCGGCGCCGGACAGAGTCGGCCACTCAATGGCGTAGGCGTGAGTTTCGTACTCGGTGTTGTCGATACTCATTCGGCCAGTGTCGCACCTGTTGAGCAGCGCTATGGCAGGTCGGCCACAGCCAGCCGGTACACCTGCTCCGCGAACCGCCATGCCGCCGTGGTGTGCCGTATCGCCTTGTATTCGGCCGGCTCCAGCAGCATCCGCACGCCACCTTCGCCCGCCACCAGCACCCCGACGCCCCAGAAGTCTGCCTCGAACAGCTTCTCATCGAGCTTGCGCGGTGCCTTCTCCAGCAGCATCGCCCGCCGCGAAAACGGCGCGAACTGCGACGCCGCGTGCAGGCCGGCGCGGAACGTCTTGGCGCGGGCCACGATCAGGTCCACACGCAGCGGACGCACTGCCAGGCGGGTTACGGACTGCCGGTCGACTTCGGCACAGCCCTTCGGAAGCCGGCGGATCTCCGGACGCAACGCAGCGCCCAGCGACGCCCGCTCCACGCGCTCACCAACCGGCAGGTTCATCAGCGCTTCCAGCGGCCTGAAGTCGTCGAGCCAGCCCGCATCGGCCGCGACGCGCCGTTCGTGCTCGACGTGGTCAAGGCGGTGAAACACCAGGCAGTCGGCGGCGCGCAGACGCAGCGGCGCCATCTCGCAGCCAGCGGGAAGCAGGCTGGCAACAGCGGCGTGAACCGGGTCGGTAAGGATGTCAGGCATTGAGCACTGCTGTCGCCGTAGTGGTGAGGGGCGCCCACATTGCCAGCAGGTGATCCAGTCGCGCCTGCAGGTACGTTCGCACCTCAGGCTCCTCATCGGGATGCACCTGAACGTCGATCGAGTAGTTGTATCCCTTGCGCTGCCGAACGAAGTACAGGCTCAACGTGCCCATGACGCCGGCATCGGGCTTGTGCCAGTCCCAACGGAACAGCAGGTCCATGTCCAGGTCCCAGCCGCCGGCTGTCGCAATGAAGTCGCCCCAGGTCGGGTAGTTGCTGTGGTAGCCAACCTTAAAGAAGTTGCCGCTAGCGCAGTAGTACGGATGCTCAGGCTCCCACAGGTGCAGGCCGGCCGCCTTAGTTCCGCTGGCGGCGTCAGTCATCGTTCTCCCACTTCCGGACCGCCTCGGCAAGCGCTTCAGCGCCGCCCCAGTCTTCGTCCGCGTCGTTCCAGTCCTCGCCGGCAATGGTGTCCGGGCGCCCGGTCAGCCGGTCCCTGGCACGGACCGCAACGACTTCGGGCGCGGCGTAGGTGTCGAGGTCCAGCGGGAACAGGGTGCGGGTGTCGTCGCACAGCGACCATCCGTCGCGCTGGTCCCAGCCGAGCCAAACCTTCCCGGTCCACAGGTCCAGGTTCGCGGTGTCGCCGAGGACGATGACGCCGTCGAGCTGCTCGCCGTCCGGGGACTCGGTCCACCACTGCACGGGCTCGTGGCCGAGCTGGGTGAGGTAGTAGGCGACGGCGTTGATGTAGTCATCGTGCGGAAGGGGCGGAACGAACATCAGGACGCCTCCGTAGTCTTGTCGGCGGGTGCCAGCGCCTCAAGCGCTGCCGTGCAGGCCAGGCAGGTCACGTCGGGGCCGGTCTTTTGCCGCGCCCGGTCGCCATCCACCCACTTGCCGCAGGCGCTCTGCAAGTTGTTGATACAAACGGGCCGGACGGCGTGGATGATCCGCGCGTCGCCGTACCAGCAGCACGACATGCGATGCTTGAACTCGGCCGCAGACTCAGGGGCGGGCGGATTGCCAATGGGCACGTCAGTCCTCCACGTCTCGCGGCTGCCCAGTGCCGCAGTAGGTGCAGATCAGGTTCCCACCGAACCCGCCACACGACGGGCACGGCGTCTTCGTAATCGGGCCAGTACCGGCCACGCACGCCGGGCACACGTCTTGGCCACGGTCGCCCCAAGGGAAGTACTCATCCAAAGCCACCTGCCAGCCGGAGGCCTTCGCGACTTGGCGAGCGGTGACGTCGGGTGCGCCGCCGAGGTAAATCAGGGACCCGAAGCACCCGAAGGTTTCGCAGGTGACAAGTTCGGCTTTCTGGACAGTCATGTGATCAGCCCACTTCGACAGTCTCGGACTCGATCCCGAACGCCTCATCAAGGCGTTGTTCCCAGTCACTGGCATTGAGGTCGAACACGGTCACCCCGTTGCCGAACCAGTAGCCAGCCCAGTCTTCCGGCCTCAGTTCCAAACGCCCCGGATCCTCACGCAGACCTGCCATGCCGGCGGCCCACCGTTCGGCGTCCGACAGCGCGGCCCAAGCATCCCCGACGGCCGTCTCCTCGAAGTACTCGGCCCGTTCATCCTCATCCAGTTGCTGCCACTCGGCATCGGTCCAGCCGGGGCGCTGCCACCCATCCGGCATGACGGGTTGATCCCACGTTGCAATATCTCTGTCCGGGAACCCGCCGGTCACCGAGTAGAACGTGACAACTGCTTCGTCGTCACGGGAGCGCAGTAGCTTGGTCACACCCTCCCAGCCCTGCGCCTGCTTGGCCTTTGGTTCGCCGAAAGAACCTGAAGGGCGGAGTGTGCGGCGCAACAACCCAGCATCGAGCGCTTCGTTGATGAGGTCGGCAAGCCACTTTCGGTTGGGGCCGTCAACCCAGCCGTGGATCTCGTTCTGCGCGGCCATCCGGGCGACGAGCCGCCACGGGTCGCTGTCGGCTTCGAGCGCAGTGTTGAGGCTGATCGACATTGGGTCGAGTGGCCGGCCGCGCCATACGAAGTCTTCGCCGGTAATTCGCCACGCCGTGTGGAAAAAGCTTGCCCAGGTTGGGAGCCAGCCATCGCCGCTGCGCTTGATGATTCGCATGTGATGGTCCGGCGGCAACAAACGCAGCAGGCGGTCGGTGTCGGCCTCGTCGCGGATTTCAAGCAGGCTGATCGCGCGGTCGTAGACGAGCTTCCACACGTGGTGTTGCTCGGAGCCCGCGACCTCGGCGGTGCCGCTGGGGGAGTGGAAGTAGATGCGGCTCATTTCAGGACTCCTTGTCGTGTTCGCTGCTGTGCGACGCCATAGCCTCAAGGATCTCCGCTATGTCGGCCGGGTTCTCGGCGAACGACTCGACGGGCGCAGCGCCCTCCGGGCAGCGCCGGCACCGCAGACGCATAAAGTCGCAGTCCCAGGTAACGGTAAAGCCCGCGAAGCCGCGGATCGTTTCGGCACGGACCTGCTCGGCGTGCGGCCGGACAGCCTTGCCCGCCTCGGCAGCGATAGCAACAACCGCCGGCGCGAGAAGGCTTTCCAGGCTGTTGCCGGGCCGCCACGTCGCGGTGCGGGTGGCGTCGACTGCGATGCGCAGCAGGTCGTACAGCTCTGTTGCGGCGGCGGTGCCGACTGTCTCGTCGGGTGGACGGGCGGTCACGACGCGTTCTCCATCCCCGGCAGCGTTGCGGCCACCGTCTCCACGGGTTTGGCCTTCGCCGCCTTCTTCTGGTCGCGCTTGGCCGCGTCCTTGCCGATGTCGGAGAGCTTCATCAGGCCCTTCGCGATCTCGGTGTAGGTCATGGTCGGCTCGGGTTCGTTCCGGAGCTTCACCGCGGCCTGCGCCTGCTTCTCCAGGCTGAACGCCTGATTCGTCGCGGCCATGCTGATCCGCTGGTGGGCGAGGATCGCGGCCTGCTCGGCTTCGTGCATGCGATGCATGTGCGCGTTATCCTCGTCCAGGTGCGCCCGCATGGTAGCGATGAGGGCGCGCAGCCGGGACGCCTCATCGTCATCGCCACCGTCGGCTGGTGGCGTCCAGCCCGCGGCGATCAGCGAGCGGACAGCGTGCTCAGCGGCAGGGCGGTACTTGATCCGGCCCATGCCACGATCCAGGTCCAGGATCATGGCCTCGGCGATGATGAACTCGGCGTCGAGCATTGGGTTGCCGCTGCGTTCGGCATGCGGGACCTCGATGGGCGGGCGGTGGGCGGCGTTGTTCACGTCAGCCCTCCGGCTTCGTAGCAACACGCCAGCCGACCGGCTCCATCGGCCCGTACTCGCCGGGCAGACCTTCGGGATCCCAAGGCATGGGGTCGGTGTAGAGCATCCGCATCATCCCGTCCGCGCACAGTACCCACACGTCGCCCTCACTGTCCCGCCAGCCGTCACCGGGGACACCCGGGTAGCCGGCGACGCGGGCGCGCAGCTTGTACAGCACCTCGTCGATCCCGGAGGCGAGCGCGCGGTGGAACGCGGCGGACTCCTCGTGGCCGATCCGTCGCTTGAGGTTGGGCTCCCGCTCGGCAGCAGAGTCTTGCTGTGCGGCGATGTGCACTGCGTCGGCATGGATCTGCTGCAGCTTCTCGATCAGGTGCTCGGCCGCCTGTTCGGCAGCGGTGGGCTTGGTGTCGGCCATCGCGGTTCTCCGTGTTCTGTCGGTTAGGGCTGGTCGCCTGCGGCAGCCGCCGGGCACGAGGTCCGGTTGCCGCCGGGGGCGGTCAAGCAATGATCTGGGGTCTAAATTGAGCCACTCCGAACACTTCCGGGAACGCCAGCGGCCAGTGCAGCGGTTTGCGCGGTGGGCGGCCTGCGGGCAGGTCGGTGTCGAGGAGTTCCCGGGCCCGGAGCCGCGCTGCTTCGATCGCGCCGGGATCGCCGACCGCCACCCGCACAGCAAGCGGCTCGATTTCGGCAGCCATCCTGCGATGCGCCGTCGCACTCTTCCCTGCCGTTGCCAACACAGCCCCGCACAGGAGATCAGCAAGCAACCACAGCATGTCGAGGCCGCCGGTCGCGGCCACGGCGTTAACATCAATGACGGGACGCCCGTGAACGGACCTGCCGTGCTGGGCGTCAAGATCCCAGTACTGCAGCTGGTCAATACCGGCAATGCCAAGCAGCGAGTCGCCGTGCCGGAACCGGCGGTGGATCTCCGCGTCCACGTCGACCAGCGGCACCATCAGGGCCAGCGCGATGCGGCACAGCTCCAGTGACGCCAGATCGATATCGGCGCCGTACAGGCAGGAGGTGATGACGGCCTCGCGCACCGCATGCTCCCGTTCCAGATCAGTACCGCTGTCGGCCGGCAGTTGTTCCAGGATGCGGGCCGTCAGGTACCGGACCGCCGCGATCGGAAAGGGTCCAGCGCCGACAGAGATGTCGGCGACCGACTTGGACAGGATCTGCCTGGGCGCCAGCAGCCTCCACTTGGATTGGTCGGCGGTCACCAGCGGGCCCGGATCGTAGACGACAGCCTCCAGGGTGTTGTCGGTTACCTCCTCGGCGAGTTCGCGGGGCGTCCAGTGGGCACCGCGGGCCTTGATGTCGCCGGGCTGCGGCGCCGGGTCAATGGCGAGCGCGCCGGGTTCACAGCCGAAACCGTCGGGGTGGTCGCACAGGTGCAGGCCGGCGAATTCGACGCCGAGGGGGCGGATCGCGAGGATGGCCAGGCCGCGGGTAACCGCGCTGGTGACCTCGTCCGGGTGAGGTTCAACACCGACGCCGCGGTACAGGGGTTTGCCGGCGCATCTGCGCTGCTGCGCGAGGTGCTTCTCGTTCCACCACATCATGATCCCGGCCTGGCTGATCAGGTCGGCGCAGCGTTCGGCCTCGGCAATGATGTGTGCGGCACCCCAGCCGCGGACGGTTTTGATTTCGTCGGGAACGGCGGCGAGTGCGGATTCCAGCGGAGTCGCGGCGGCAATCATGGCGCGTACCCCGAATCGCCGACCACCTGGCCGCAGCGCCGATCTGGTGCCGGGCTGCGCGTACCACGCAGCAGCGCCGAGAGCGTCGATACCGGCACCCCCGCATCGGCAGCGACGGCGCTGAGCGTTTCGCCGGCGGTGTACCGCGCGCGCAGCACCTCGACCTCGGACGCGGTAAGACGCGCCTTGCCTGCGCTGTCGACTGAGCTTCGCTGCCGGGTGTCCTTCCGCCACGGCCTCTTAGGTGCCGTTTCGCCCTGATGCCACGCTTTGTAGAACCGGCTCCGCGCCTGAACGATGAGGCTGCAAAACGTCATGTAGGTCGAGCCGATCGATGTCGCCGCGTTGGTGTAGTCCTCATAGACGGCCAGCGCGGTCAGCGCCTCACGCTGACGCTTGGTCAGGAGCGGCAGGACCTGGTAGAGGGCGGTGCGCTCAACGACACGGTTTTCCGGCGACGGGCTGGGGCAGGTCGTCCAGTACCGCTCGTAACCGGGGGCGCTGCGACCAATATGGAGCTGGTCGCGGCCGAGGTGCCGCATCTCGGCTTTGACGTGACTGTCGGCGGCAAAAATTCCGGTGGTGAGCAGCGACCGGCGGCTCGGTGCTGTTTCCGCAACGAGGAGATCTTCGGCGATGGCGTGCCAGATTGCGGCGTAGCGTTCGTCGGTATCGCCGCCGTTCCAGCGGTCCATGCGCAGCGCCTGCCGGGCGATGGCGTCGATGTCGGCAAGGGTGTAGCCGTGCATCGGGTCGGCGGGCGCGGCCGGCGGTGCGGGCGGCTCGCCCTGGGGTGCCGGTGTGATTTTCCAGCCGCGCACCTGGGCGGCGGACGGCATGCTTTTGCGCATTTCAGTCCTCACCGAAGTCGGTGTACATCTCAGCCTTTATGATCCGTCGGCCGGTTCGGCATCAGCGCCCGTTCAGGTAGGACTGTGCGTGGTTCAGCTCCCAGCCGCGCACGTCCCCGTCGGAGATGTCCTGGCGGATGTGGTGGGCTGCCGGGATGCGGCGGTTGCAGTCGGCCTCGATCTCGGTGGCGGCCTCGGGGTGAGCGGCGGTGAACGCAGCCCAGTTGGCGGCCCGCAACACCTCACGCTCGGCCTGCCACACCAGGCGGGCGGCCTCGGCAGCCGTCAGCGTCCAGCCGGTCAGCACCTTCACGCAGCCGCGACCGACAGTCATATCCTCACCGGCCGGGTTGGTCACGGTGTAGCAGTGCTTGAGGGTGCGTGCGCAGTGGTCGCAGATGCCGCCGTCGGCGGTCTTGCCGGTGATGCGCCAGTCGGTGGTGCCGAGGCGGGGGTAGGCGATGTCCGGGGCGGTCGTGATGGTGGTCTGGGTGGTCATCGTCGTCTCCCTCAACGCAACGTTTCTGTGTACACAAAAACTACGCCTCAGCGCTCGCCGGCGCAAGAGGTTCGGCGCTATTCTTGTGTACACAGAAACCGGCGACACGGAAGGTTCATGATCGTGGGAGTGTGGACACAGAAACCCGGCTCCGATAGAAGTGAGCCCATGGGGCGACCTGCAACTGGCAAGACACCGATCCAGCATGTCCGCGCGCCGAAAGAAGAGTGGGACATCTACAAGGGCGCGGCCGGCTTGGTAGGTAGCGACGCCTCGAAGATCACACGCGAGTTCGTCCGCTGGTTTACCCGGCAGCCCGGCGCGAAACTCCCGCAACGACCAACCGTCGAACAGATCGCCGAGGTCGTTGGCAAGCGGGAGTCCGAACAGTGACCGAGGTCGTTTACGTCATCGGCGCCTGCGGATCGCCACGCGCCAAGATAGGCCGGTCCAAGAGCGTCGGAACGCGCCTGGGCACTATCCAGCGCATGAGTCCGATCCCGCTGTCAATCCTCTGGCAAACAGATGGCGGATCCGAACTGGAGTCCGCCCTCCATCGCCGCTTCGATGCCCACCGCGTCCACGGCGAATGGTTCGATTTTGGCGACAGGGACCCGGCAGTCGAAGTCGCGGCGGCAGTCGATGGCATCCGGGCAGAATTGACAGAAGCAGCCACAGCAGCCGAGGAGAGAGAACGTCGCAGGCGCGAACGGCGCCAACCGGCAAACTACGGCGAGGCACTGCGGTTCCTTGACGAGGCCACCGTAAGAGTTCTACGGCTCCGCACTGCACTGGCTGAAGCCGAGACGGAAGCAACCGAGGCGGTAGCCGCAGCCCTGAAGTCCTGCCTCGCCGCCGGCGCCAACCGCACCGAGGTTCAGAAGCACTCGCCGTTCAGCCCGCCGACCGTGCGCAAAATCGGCGAGGACGCTGGGATCGCGCCGGACGAGCGATACGTGCGGTCCATCAAGGACAAGCCCGAGTCCTGACCCGCCAACGCCCGGCCGCACTGTCGCAGCCGGGCGTTTTCGTGCTTAGACGACGGCCGCCTCAGAACATCCCGCCGATCTCGTGGAACCCGGCCGCACACTCCCGCAGCCGCCCCGCCAAGCTCGCCACACCCTCGGGCCGCTCCTCGTCGTCGAGGTCCGCCATCCACTCGCCGATCAGCGTCTCGGCAACCTGCGCAGCCGACGCCAGCGCCATCGACAGATCCAACGCCAGGCAACCCGGATCCAGGGAGCGCACGCCGGGCAGTCTCTCGGCCATGCGGCGGGTCAACTCTTGAACCACACGGCCGTCGGAATCCACGGTCTTGGCGCGGATGGCGTCGAACAGGTCGGCGTTCACCCAGGGCTCGAAATCGGTGTCGGTCATGATGCTCCTTCAGTCACGTCGCACGCGGCAGCAACCAGCACCTCGAAGTGCTCAGCAATCTCGTCCGTTCGAAGCTGCTCGCTGCTACGCTCCAGCACGCCCACGCCGGCCCGCTCACGGGCCAGCAGCCATGGCGGTTCCCCGTGGGTCATCTGCGACAGGACATGCGCGCTAAGGCCACCCAGGCTCTCAAGGACGATGTCGACCGACTCCCGCTCGCCGTCGTCAAGCGCGCCCGGATCGCCGTCAATGTCGCCGTCGTTCAGTTCGAACCGGCCGCGGTGCTGCTGGTACAGCACTGGGGCGACCGGGCCGTTCGCCCACGCCTCAAAAGGCTCGTCAAACAGCGGCCGGTCCTCCCACGCCAGGTGGTAGCCGTTTGCGTAGTAGCAAAGCCTGTGAAGTTTCATCGCGGTCATCGGGCCAGCCTGTTTCAGCACGTGCGCGGCAACGTCGGCTATCCGGGTCATGACGGGTCCGCATCCGGATCGTGAACCGGGCACCCAACAGTCAGCACGCCGTCGCGCACAAGCTTGTCGTCCGGCTGGTAGGTGTGCGGACACTCGCACGCCGGCCGCGGCGGCGCGTCAGCGAACGGAAGCCCCTTCTCCCACGAGGCCTCTATCAGCCACCGTCCGGGGTGCCGGATGAACTTCTGTTCCCGGCCCGTGTCCTTGCAGAAGTCCCGGAACTCCTCGGCCGCGGCAAGGATCGCCGCCGGGTCGGCGCCGTCGCTGATTTGCTTGGCGTAACGGGTTCGGGCGTGTGCCTTGCTGACCTTGCGCGGGTAGACGCGCCAGAACTCTTCGAAGGTGCCGACGAGCGGGTCCGGCAGTACCGGGGTCACGCGCCGTTGTCTCGGAACCGGTTCCAACGACGGTTCGGGATTCGCGGGCTGATCGCAAGGTTCCGGCACCGCGTTCAGTTCGAGCTGCGAAGTTGGCGGCTGTACGTAAAACAGCAGGTCGTCGGACATGGTTCCTCCTGACTAGAACGTGCCTTCGTAGGCATCAGGATCGGTGGGGTTCTGCCAGCCCACGTGCCCGCCCTTCGGCGGGCGGTAGGCGTCGGCATCGGGGTTCTCATACGTGCGGTGCCCGGTTGCTTTGACAAGCGGCGGCTTGATGACGAACTCCTTTTGAAGCCGATACCGCCACACGAGAAAGCGGCTGTCGGCCCCGTCCAGGCCGGCTTCGCACTTGGCTGCGAGTGCATCGTGAGTCCAACCCTCAACAAGCCACCGGGCGACGTCGTTGGCGAGCATGGCCCGTTCCAGGGGGCTGGGCTGCCGGTCGTGCGGGAGCTTGTCAACGAAGATCCGTGCCTGCTTCATCGTTTCGTCGTCGGCGACGAAGTCGACGACCTTCCCGGCCGGTGCATGGCGGGTCGGGATGTTTTCCCCGCCCTCCCCCCCCTCCTGCACCACCACCCCCTCCTCCGACGCGGGGAACCATTCGGGAGGTCCAGCGGCGGCGGGTGGGGGTGGTCGATCTAGAGGGGAGTTCTTACCTGAGGGGATAAGAGGGGTGGGGGTTAGCTCCTGGCTAACCCGTTCTGTAGCTGTGGGATAACCCAAACGGCTGCTTGGGTTATCTGGGGGATAACCCATCCCCGTTGAATGGGTTAGCTGAGGGCTAACGCATTCGACCTCAGGTTGGGTTACCTCCTGGCTAACGCGCTCGGGGCGCGTGCACTGACCCCACAGCCCGTCGTGCGGGGCGTCCGGACACAAGACGGGGATGCGGTAGATGGCGTGCTGACCCGGGCGGCCGGCCATCTGTCGCCCCTTATGAACGGCGTACTCCAAAACGTTCTTGCGCTTGAGTGCGTCCAGGGCTACGCGCCAACTGTCCGCCTTCTTGCCGACTCGACGCAGGATGTAGTCGGCGTGGACGGACTTGAAGGTCTCGCGGGTGACGTCGTTGGCGTTCTCCGCTAGGACGATCAGATCGTCGCGCTCGCCCTTGGTCAGCCCTGCGTCCTGCCAGTGGTTCATGACCTCGACGATTAGCTTGACGCCCATTAGCGAACCACCGCCCCGCAGGCGATAGATGATGCTATGGTGGTCTTGAACTCCATATGTGCGCTCCTGCTTTCGAGATGGCGGGTCGTACTTTCGGCGAGGGTGGTGCCTCGTCGTCCTGATACCGGCCCTTCGTGGCCGGTATCGGTGTTTCTGTACGAAAATCTTACCGTGATCAGGGTGCTGCTGGGCCCCAAAACACCGACTCTGACCTGCTCCGGAGCACCTTTACGATCACTTTGCCAAGCGGTATGGACCACCACCCACTCAGGGTGATGAGTCCAGCGCAAACCAGCCCGATCAACACCGCCCACGGCTACCGTGTAACCAGCCCCGACCTGCGGTTTCCGCAACACCCAGACACCGCACGCGGGCATCATCGGGTTTTGATCCAGGAGGTACGGATGCGTCGCATGCCCATTGCGTCTGCCGCAGTTGTTCTGGTGCTCGCCGTGTGTGCGAGCTCCCGTAGCGATGTGGCTGTTCAGTTCACGGGCCCCGAGCCGGCCAGCAACTCCACGGCCCAGCCGCCCGTGTGCACCCTGGCCCCGACAGGCGACGTGATTGTGCGCGTGGTCGTGCCGGGTCTGCCGGCGTTCGCGATGCGCATGGGCGGTATCGATCAGGTCCGCTGCGCGACGATGTTCGATGTGATTGCCAGGACCACCACGTCCGCGCCGGGTTACTGCACGACCGTTGCTTGGTTGCAGGACAACGCCGGCTGCGACTTCGGCTTCGTACCCGCACCGCCGCCGCGGGACGTGCAGGTGTCCGCTGGTGGCGGCTGCGGCTGATGAGCGGATCAGCAACGATCCGGACACGGGCCGTAGCATCAGGGCGTCGGGCCCGTAGCGTGGCCGGGTCTGTCGTCGATCCCTGGGGGGATTCACATGCGCCGAACCCTGTCCGCTGCCGCCGCGGTCGCGCTCGCTACGGGACTCACCGCCTGCTCGTCGAGCAAGGTCAGCACCACGCCGGCTAACAGCCCCACCGTGCCAGCTGCCGCCGCACACAGCACCGCACCATCCACGGCCGCCACCACGTCGGCGTCGCAGAAGAAAGCCGGCCTCGGCGACACCATTGAGATCAGCGGCCGGGACACCAAACTCGCCGTGACCCTCGTGAAGATCGTCGACCCGGCGAAGGGGTCCGACGACATCATCGTTCCCGACGCGGGCAAGCACTTCGTTGCCGTTCAGGTCCGCATCGTCAACAAGGGCCAGAAGGTGTACTCCGACGACCCGGCCGCCGACGTGAAGGTCAAGAACGCGGTCGGCGAGACGATGAGCATCGCGTTCGCCACGACCACGGCCGGGGCGGACATGCCGAACAGCGTGGATCTGACGCCGGGCGATACGGCGCTGGGTTTCGTCGACTTCCAGGTCCCGGACGGCCAGAAGATCGCCCAGGTGCAGTATGCGCTGCTCAGTTTCGGCGGCGACTCCGTTGCGCAGTGGACGATCGGCTAGGGGGCTGACATGCGACGTGTACTGATTTTCGCCGCCGCTGGTCTTGCGCTGGCCGGCTGCTCCAGCAGCGCCAGCAAGCCCGCTGCCGCCCCGGCCGCGACCAGTGTTGCGACTACCGCAACACCCCCGGCCGACTCCAGCACCAGCCAACCGCCAGCACCTGCCGAAACCTGCGCCACACCGTTGCCGGACCGCGGCGACATCATCGAGTGGCAGAAGGCGCCCGGCCTGCCGGACTCCGCTCTGGAACTCGGCGGCACGGATCCGGAGCATTGCGTGCTGACGTTCGACACGCTGAAGACGTCGTCGCCCACTGGCAGCGGGTACTGCACCGAGGCAGCTTGGGTGTCGGACAATCCGAACTACAACCCGGATGCTGTACCGGCTCCGAGGCTGGAGAAAGTCCAGGTCACGATCGGGGACTGCGGCTGAGATGGGACGCCCGGTGGCGGTCACTGATGCTGTAACGCCGCATGTGACCAGCAGATCTTGCAAAAAAGTGAAGGCACCAAAGTATGAGGTGGCACTGACAGATGCCGCACGGCGCCGATACTCTCGAAAGGTGACCGCGCTCCCGATCGAATCAGACCACCTTCCGCCGGTGCCGAACACTGTCGCCGGGATCCGCGCACTCCTGCCTGCGAACCGCCGAGCCGAGTTCGACGCCGAGCTGCTGGCCGCAGTCGACACCGAGAACCTCGACAAGATTCGGGCGTTCCGCGAGCGCTGGTGGATTCTTGCGGCGTTCGAGACGGACCCGGCGCTGCACAACATTCCGGAGGGTGAGCAGATGTTCCCCTCCCCGATCCCGCGGTGACCTACTGGGAAGACCTGTGGTCCGGGACGGCGCTTGCGCAGTACGAGGCGCTTCCGCTTGCCGCCCGGGACCAGGTCGACGCGTGTGTTCGGGAGATCCGCCGGGATCCGCACGGCGCTGGCGAGGAATTGCCGGTTCAGATGAGTAGGCCGCTGTACGGCGCGCGGGCCGGGTTGGTGAACGTCGTGTACCAAATTGACGAGATCGGCGAGCCCGTGTTGATCGTGCGGGTTGTGGACCGCGGGTAGGACTACGTCGTGACCGACTTCGAACCGATCCTTCGTGACGCCAACCGCCGTCTAACAGCCGACCGCTAGTCGGCTGGGTCGTCGCGCCGCTTCAGCATCTCGTCCGCCATCGCCTGGGCCTGCTTTCGGGCCGCTTCGGCATGCTCCCGGTAGACGTCGACGAGCGTGGCCTTCAACTCGTCCGGGAGGTGCTCAAAGCCGATGATCTCCCGAGCCGGGTCGTTCGCCACGAAAGCCTCTTCACCCTCTGCCGCCGCCAACCTGGACATGGCACCGGCAACCTTCAGGTAACCGCTCGCACCCAAAGCCTCGGACTCCGGAACGCCAAGGATCTCCGCAACGAGGAGGGCCGTTTCCGCGTCGGGTCGCGAATCCCCGTTCAGCCACCGACTTGCGGCGGTCTTGCCGAACCTCCCCTGGCCGCGGGCAACCAACTCGGCTGCATCGATACCCGCTTCAGCCATCCGGTCGGTAAGCCACTTGCCCCACAGCTCGGCTTCGTCGTTCGGCATGACGCCCTCCCCCAGGCAGCTTTTAGGGGTCAACGTAGCAACGGGGAGCGGAAGCGCAACGGTGGCGAAGGATCACGTCTCCGCCATGTCGATCGCCCGCGAATAATGCCCCTGGAACCCGACGGTGATTTTGCACTGCGGGCCTTGCCGGTTCTTGGCGACGATCAGTTCTAGTTCGCCGGCGCGCGGGGACTCGCGTTCGTAGTAGTCGTCCCGGTACAGCAGCACGACGATGTTGGCGTCCTGTGCGATGGTGTCGGATTCGCGAATGTCGGACAGGATGGGCCGCTTGTCGGCGCGGGCGGCGGGTGACCGATTGAGCTGGGCGCCAACGACGACGGGCACGCGGAAGTCCATGGCTATGCGCTTGATGCCACGGGACAGTCCGCCGACGTCAATGGTACGGTTCCCAGATTCTCTCTCGGGCGTGAGGATCTGCAGGTAGTCAATGACGACCAGCTCGGGCAGGGCTTGGCGGGCCTGCATGCGACGCAGGGTAGAGCGAATCCGGCCGAGGGTGACGGTGCCGTCGATAATCATGTCAAAGGGGGCGCCGAGGATCCGGCCGGCCGCTTTACCGAGCCGCTTCTGCTCGAAATCGTCGATGCTGACGTTACCGCGCAAATGATGCAGCGGCACTTTCGCCTCGGCCGCGAACAGGCGCTGCATGACCTGCTCTTTGCTCATCTCCACTGACACCAGCAGGGTGTGCTTGCCGCATTCGATGGCGGCATGCCGGGCAAAGTCGACCATCACCACTGACTTACCCATGCCGGTGGCGCCGCCCACGACCACCATGTCACCGCCTTCGATAGGCACGGCGCCACGGAAGTCCCGGTACGGGGTGGGCAGGTAGTTGCGGGGCTTGTCGCGGTCCAGGAGGTCGTCCAGGAAGCTCTCAGCGGCATCTGCGACGGCGGTGACGTCCTGACCGCCGGTGTCGCCGGTGACAGCCTGGATTTCGGCGGCGGCCAGATCGACGATTGCGGCGGTGTCGGAACCGTCGGTGACGTAGGACATCTGCACGATCCGGGTTCCGGCCTGCCCGAGGCGCCGCAGGATCGCGGTCTCTTTGACGATGTCGGCGTAGTAGCCGGCGTTCGCGGCGGTCGGCACCGTGTGGATCAGTTCTTGCAGGTACGGTCCGCCGCCGATTTGGTTGAAATCGCCGTTCTTGGTGAGCAGCGCACCGACGGTGACGGGGTCGGCTGGTTCGCCGCGGGCGTTGAGGTCGCAGATGGCGGCGAAGATGGTTTCGTGTGCGGGCTTGTAGAAGTCGGCGGGCGTCAGGGGCACGTCGAGGACGTCGCCGATGGCATTGGGTGAGAGCATCATGCCGCCGAGGACGCACCGTTCGGCGTCGAGGTCGGACGGCGGGGTGCGGTCGTATCCGGGCTCGTCGGGGTTGGTCATGCGGCGCTCCGTTGGTTGGCGGCCGGGTGGCCGGGTGGTGGGCTATTGGGGTGCAGGCAGCGGGCGTCATGGCCGCTTTCGTGCTCGTACCAGCCGAAGGGGTCGCACCAGCGGCAGTCGGCGGCGGTGCGGCCGGTAGCGCCGGGGGCGGACTGTTCCGACTTCGGCGGCGTCCAGTACTCCAGGTGCTTGCGCAGGTTGTTCCAGCCGTGCGTCGCCATGTCGGCTGCGGCCAAGCACAGAAGCTCGGCGCCTTCGCCTTCGTTGAGAAGTTCGCGGGCAGTGCGACGGATGGCGTCCGGGGCCTTCACGGGGTGCGCGGCGCCGTTGCGAGTCCTGGCCCATGCTTCGATCCAGGCCTGCACGATCGACTCGGCGGGGTCGGAGGTGTTCGGCTTGCTGAGATCTTCTTTCTCTCGGGGTTTGTTCGGATCCGCCTCGGGCGGTCGCGTGGTGACCGTAGAGAGAGAAGCTTCTTTGAGAGACTTATTAAAGAGATCGTTTCCGCTGGTCAGGTCATGATCAAACGCGGAATTCCGAAGATCGAACGCGGAATTCCGCGCGTGATCTTCGGAATTCCGACACTCGAAACGACCTGCGGAACTACCGTGTTCTACCTGGTCAGTTCGCGTGTCGGAATTCCGACTCTCGAAAGGATGTGCGAGACCGTTCGGGGCGTCCTTCGGCCGCGCAGGTGTCGAGCCGATTGCCGGCGGATCCGCCGGACTGGCACGCCAGTCCTCGCGGTAGCTGTCCAGCTTGTCCCATGCGTTCCGCCAGCCCTGGAACCCCTCGGGTGGCAGGTCGTTCACCTGGAAGCGACGACGAGATTCGATGCCACCTCGGCCCGTCGATGCGACCAGCCGCTCACCGTCCCGGTTCGTTACCAGGCCCAGATGGTTCAGCACCTTCAGCGCGTCTCTGACGGCGGTCAGTGAAGTCGGCTTGCCGTTTACGCCAGGCAGAAGCCAGCACAGGTGATCCAGGGTGAGGCGCCGCGACGACTGATTGTCGCCCTTCTCGATCACCAACGATCGCATGATCGCGTACAGCTGGAACGGCGTGCCGCGCAGCTCGGGATGGAGCATCGTCCAGTCCCGTATCGGCGTGAAGGACAGGCGTAACCCGTCGGCCGCGACGAGGTCGAACGACTGATTGTCGGTGGTCATCGGTTGCCTTCAGTGAGGGGTGGCGCAACGTGGCGGATGACGGGAGGGGTTGCGATCAGTCGCAGGTCCGGCTGTACGTTGTCGGGGTGACCGAACCAACCCCGGAGCCAACGAACGCCGAGCTGCTGGCCGCAATGAACGAGCAGGCCGCGGCGATGATGGCGCTGACCGAGATGGTGCGGCAGGGCTTCGCGCACGCCATGACGGAGGTCGCCGGCGTGAAGGGTGACGTGGCTGCCGTGAAGAACGAGGTTCAGCGGTCCGAAGCGTCCATTACGGCCCGCGTCGCCGACGTACAGAACGTGGTGCGGACGCTCAAGGCGGATTTGTCGGGGCATGTTGACGATCCCGGCGCGCATCCTCACCGACACGCGGCTTAACGGGCAGCTCACGTCGGGTCTACCGGTCAACCACCGTACTAGGCGCACCAGGTTTCGCGTACTGTTGCTAACCTTATCGAGAAGGTTGCACGGTTCAGCCAATCCCACGTATGCCTGAGGATTCCGCCTATGCCCGATCAGCCCAAGGCTGACGACTCCACCGCCTACCTTGTGCCAACCGGCGGTGCGGACGCATGGTCCGCAGCCACTGCTGATCGCAATGGCAGCCAGCAACTTCTGGCGGTCGAGACCATCACTCCCCCGCAGCGGATCGCCGACGCGCTTCAACTCGGTGCGTCCGAGCGCGCCGTGGTTCGGCGTCGGCTTATGCTGATTGGCGGCCGGCCGGTGGAGATTGCGAACTCCTGGTACCCGGAGCTGCTGGCGCACGGCACACCGCTTGCCGACGAACGCCGGATCAAGGGTGGCGCGGCAACAGCGATTTCCGCACTCGGTCTGGTGCTGTCCTATGCCGACGAAGAGGTCGAACTGGACTCGTCCCCCACCGCGGACGAAGCCGGGCTGCTTGAAGTGCCGGAGTCCGAGCGGGTGGTGCGGCTGTTCCGCACCGCATACACGAGCGAGGACACGCCGGTCGAAGTAACTGACTCCGTGATACTGCCTGCCGGCCGGGTTCTTCAGCACCGGATTGAGGTGGGCTGAGCCATGGCCGACGGCGCCTACACCGATCCCCGGCCGCGACGTGAGCAGATCGCAGCAGACCTTCGAGCGGTCATCCTCGCAGGCAAGTACCCAGAGGTGCTTCCAGGGGTCAACATCCTGGCCGAGTGGTTCGACACGACGGTTAACACCATTCAGCACGCCCTGGCGATCCTGAAGGAAGAGGGGCTGATTCAGGCGGAGAAGGGCAAAGGGACCGAGATCATTGCCGAGCCGAAGATTTTGGTTCTTGCTGATCCGGACCCGCAGCTCGACGTCTACCGCTACGACTCGCTCGCCGTTGACGTCCTTCGAGTTGCGGTACCCGAGCGGAAGCGGCAGGAGCGTCTGGACGAGCGCGACCCCGAAACCGTGCCGACGGATGTTGCCCGCCTTCTTGGCTTGAGTGCTGACGGACAGGCTGTGCGCCGCTTCAGAGTGATGCGCGTAAGGGCGACGGATGAGCCCGTCGAGGTGGACTGGTCCTACTACCCGGTAGAGATTGCGGCAGGCACCCGCATTGCCCAGCCAGGATCGATCAAGGGCGGTGTACAGAGGATCCTCGATGAGATGGGCCTGCCCGTAGTTGACTACGAGGACCGCGTCTCGACGCGCGTTCCCACCACACAGGAACTTGAGCTGCTGCACCTGCCGCCGTTCGTGTCGGTGTTGCAGACGCTCCGAGTTGTGTGGTCGCACGACAGGAAGCCCATTGAGGCGACTGTCATGGTGAAGGGTGGTCATCGCTTCGAGTTGCTGTATCGCAGGTCCACGCATTGATCGCACCCCCCTGTGTCTCTGGCCCCCGGCTCAAGCCGGGGGCCTTTTCGTTGTGCCGAGGTTGAGGCTTAACACAGTACGCGAAACCTGCTAATCTCAGCAATGACAGCACACCGAGCAACGCCGACAAGGGAGGCAGCGTGAGTAAGACCGCAGGTCAGGTCAATTTCTTGCGAGTGGCTGACGTCGCCCTTCGCATCGGCGCGAGCGAATCCAAGGTCCGGATCTTGATCCGGAAGAAGCTGATCGCCGCCGAGCGCGACGGAGACCGCGGCATGTACCTGGTCAACGAGACCGAGTGCGACCGCTACCTGGCTGACCGGCGCGCACGCGCCGCCGCCTAGCAAAGCGGCCCAGCCAGCGATAGCGCGCCGACCGGGCCTAGACAGCCATCCGCTCCAGGAAACGGAGACCGCCGTGACCACCACCGTACAGACCGCAAACCAGAACTGCCCCGCCTGGTGCCTGCGCCATGAGCCGGCAGTCGAGGGCCTGTGCATTGGCCCCGCCGTCGAACTCGGCTTCGGCCCGAACCCGGACAACCCGCAGCACGCCCGCGACGCCCGGATCCTCACCTACAACGAGCCCGGCGGCATCATCACCCTGTCGCTGATCGTAAACGGCACCGAAAGCTTCGACATGACCCCGGCGCAGGCCCGGCAGATCGCCGCCGCGCTGAATCAGGCCGCGGACGCCACCGAGGACGGCGCGCGATGAGCGGCTTCGGCAACGGCGAACGCGTCGACTTCACCACCGACCACGTCAACCGCAAACTCACCGGCACCGTCGTCGACTTCGAACCCAACTGGGACGGCAGCAAGGTCGAGTACACGGTCCGCGTCGACACCGCAAGCGGCGGGGGCACGCTCCAGACCACCGCAGACAAGATGCGCCGGAACACCAGCGGCGGTGGGCGATGACCGGCCCCGTCACCATCAACGCGAGCAGCCAGGGCTACGACGCCCTCATGGCCACGCTGATCGGCACCAGCACCGCGCAGCCCGCGAGCTTCCAGGCCCGTGTCGCCGACCGCATCACCCGACAGCAGAACGCCGCGAAGGCCGGCAGCAAGGCTGGTGCGTGATGGCCAAGTACTCCTGGATCGCGACCTTCAACTACCCGGCCCCCGGCGGATCGGTCACCGTCAGCGCGCAGAACACGTTCGAGACATCCGAGACGGTCAGCCGGTCCGCGACGCTGGCGATGATCGTTCAGCACCTGAACGAGATCAAGGGCATGCCCCTCGACGCCAACGTGCTGTTCTTCAGCATCGAACCCGACGAGGTGGCGCGATGATGACCGCGACCCGCCCGGCGCCCATCCAGTACCCCGGCGACTCATGGCACCGCATCGCCATCCACGAAGCCGGCCACGCCGTAGCGCACCTGCTGCTCGGCCACCACGTCCTCGACACCAGAATCGGGCCCGGCGCCGACGGCCACATGGGCACCATCAGCGGCAACACCAGATTCACCGGCCTGAACGCCAGCGCCCTGCCCGAGCTGGTCGGTACCGCGGCTGGCGAGACCGCCGTGCTGCACCTGCTTAACCGGCAGTGGACTCCGAACGCCGACGCGATCGCCCGTGCCACCGCAAACCACGACCGGGAACGCGCCACCAGCATCACCGCCGGAACGACGCTGCCGATCGGCATCGAAACGGCGCTGGCCACCCGGATCGTCGCCGACTACTGGGACGCGGTCGAGAATGTCGCCGACGCCCTGCGCAGGTCGGACATCGGGCGCCTCGACCAGTTCGAGATCCTGGCCGCCGCCGACCTGGGTGCCGCCGAAATCGACTGGTCCGAGCTCTACTCCATGGCCAACAACGCCATGCCCTTCAACTCCGACCTTCAGGCCTACCTGAACGGTCCGGGGTCGCAGGAAGAGAACGTCCGTGTTGAGTTCCTGCGGCAGCTTCGCGCGCACAACATCCTTTTCAGCCCGGAAACGGCACCGCGCCATCAGGTGGTCGCCGAGATTTTCGACCGCGGGCTGCCGGAGATTCAGGCCGCGTACCAGGCCGCCGCCGAGGAGCGTGCCCGATGACCGGCTTCGACCTCAGCGACCTGGCCCTGTTCACCAACAGCGCCGGCCGCCGCGTTGTGAAAATCATCGAGATCCTCGACCCCGCCCACGACTACATCGTCCACGCCGTCGGCGGCACCGCGTACTTCGCCCACCACAGCGAACTCGAACCGCTACCCGCCGACACGCCCGCGTTCGCCGCAGACACCAGGGTCCTGGTGGCCGACGCCGGCCGTACCGGCATCGTGTCCGCCCCGGAATTCCGGGGCAACCTGTTCGGCTACTGGCTCGACCTTGACGACACCGGCGAGCACGTGTGGGTCCCGGCCGAACTGCTGACCGCGCACGAAGGCGGTGAGCAGCGATGACCGACTTCAAGCCCGGCAACCTGGTGATGTTCACCCTCGGACGCGGCAACTACATCGGCACCATCCGGCCTAACGTCAGCGACGGACTCGGCTGGGCCATCGAAACCCAGTCCGGGACCTTCTACGCCGACGACGACATGCTGACGCTGCTGCCCGACAACACGCCGCTGCTCTGGCGCGGCGACACCGTCCAGATTCGGCTCCTTGCTGAGGATCCCGAATACGCCGGGCAGACCGGGCAGATCTTCGAACCCGGGTTCGATAGCGGCGGCGAGACGTTCGGCTACTGGCTGGACCTCACTTCGGGCGGGCGGGGATGGTTTCCGGCCTACGCCCTGATCGCTTTGGGCGGTGACCGGCGATGACCGGCTTCAAGTCCGGCGACTGGGTCGGCATCGGCCAGCACCCCGACGAGAACCTCGAAGGCCGCACCGGCACCGTTGAGCACGAGACCGGCGAGCACGGCCCGTTCATGGTGCGCCTCGACAAGCCGCTGCCCGACGGCAGCGAATACGTCGAGGCGTTCGGCCACGAGCTGGAGCTGCTGCAGTCCCGCGACGTCATCACCGTCGTGACCGGCGCGGACGGCGCGGACGTGGCCGCGGTCCACGACTCGGCCACGCGAAGCGTCGACATCGTTTGCTCCGCGCACCCCGACTTCCTGACCTTTACCTACGACGTCGGCACCGTTGACGCCGTCCGTAACGGATTCCGCGCCGACGCCGCCATGTACGCGGACAAGCACGCCACCGGCAAGCACGCCACCGACGCTCTCGACAGGAGCTGACCACCATGACCGTCGCCACCCTGACCCGTCTGGACCGCTCCGTGACCGATGCGCCGCGCTTCGCCAAGACCGACCTGCCCCGTGCTTTAACGTCCGTTGGCGAAGCCCGTGCGTGGACGGGAAAGACCCTGGCCGGCTGGGACGCGCCCGGCGACACCATCGACGACGCGGTGCTGCTGGTCTCGGAGATCGTGACCAACGCCCTCGTTCACAACGCCGGCGCCGGAACCACCACCGTCACCGCGGCCTTCTGGCACGGACACCTCCGCATCACCGTGTCCGACCCCGACCTCCAGGTCCCCGTACCGGACCGGGCGGACGACGAGCACGGACGCGGCCTGATGATCGTGTCAATGCTGGCCACGCGGTGGGGCGAGACGAAAACCCTCGCCGGGAAGTTCGTGTGGATCGAGCTGACTGCGGAGTGGCCGCGATGACCCAGCCCACGACTGCCGGCGACGCCTACGACGCGGTGCTGATCGCAGGCCTGCGCGAGCACGTCTTCGACCTCGAAGACTACGACGCCGAAGCCGCCGCACGAGAAGCAGCCAGCGAGATCCCGCAGCTCGGGAGGTTCGCTCAGGACCTACGCGCGGCCGAGATCCAAATCAGGAAGGAGACCGGATCGTGAACGCGCTCGCCATCGCACGCTACCTCGGCACCCGCCTGCACTCCGCCGAACTGACCGCCGCCGCGTGGCTCGATACCCGCCGCCATGTCCGTCTGTTCCCTCTGGCTTGGGTACACCAGGGCGTGCGCCCGTGGCTCCCGACCGGTATCGCGGTTGCCGTTTTGGCGCTCGGCCACCCCAGCCGGGCCGCTGGCGCAGTTATCACCATCGTCGGCGTGGCCCTTACCGTCTTCTCCCGCATCGCAGCCAAGAGTCACCACATTCTCAACGAGGAAGACCGGCCCTGCCCGTACTGCCCCAAGGGCGAAGGACCCGGTAACGGTGGCCTGTGGCTCGACTGGGACATCGACGACGACGACATCCCGCCCGCACCGAACGAGCTGACAGAGATAACCGACGAGGAGATCCGCGAGTCGCTCAGCAACTTCGACGCCGACTATGCCGAAGTGTGCCGGGAGGCAACGCGATGAAGATCCTGCGACGCAACCGCTCCGGCGACCTGACCGGCCCCAACAGCCCCTACAAGACCGAACGCGCCGCCTACTGGGCCTGGACGTTCCTGCGGCACCCCAGCTTCATCCTCAACCGCCCCGTCATCGTCCGGCTCGCCGACGACACCATCGTCAGCCCCCTGTTCGTGTACGGCAACCTGCAGGTCCCGGCATACAGCGGCGTCCAGTTCTACAACGGCGTCAACATCGAAGGCGACGCCCGCAGCCTGCAACGCCTGGCCGCGCTGCTGATCGACCGGGCCGAACGCGTCGAGCACGTGCAGGCGCTGCTGGACACCGGGGCGATGCCCGGCGACGAAGACACGGCGGCGTTCCCGGACGGGTTCGGCCCGGACGTCGCATGGCAGGACCTGAGGCTCGGCAACGCCAAGCGAGCCGGCCGCTGGACCGGTGCCTGATGAACCTCTTCCGACGCCTCGAAGCCCCGCCGAACCCGCTGCACCAGGCCTACACCGCCGCGACCGGACGAACCGTGCAGGACGCCGTCGGCGACACCACCGGCGGCACGCCGACCGGCTGGATCCCCGCACCCGAGCACCCCGAGATCTGGGCCGCGCTCGCGACCGCCGGCAACAACCCCGGCGTCATCGACCACACCACGACCGCACTCCCCGTGCTCACCTCGCCGACGGAACCCAGCCGCGAGACCGACAACACCGACCAGTGAAACCAAGGGCGCCAGAACGCCCCCGACCCGCAAGACCCAACCGCGCGAAAGGAACCCGGCCATGGCGAAGAACATCGGGATCATCACCGGCGGCAACGTCGTCATCGAAGGCGACGTGAACGTCACCAGCGACGACAAGCCCTCCAAGGACACCAACGTCGGCATCATCACCACCGGCGACAGCAACGTCGTCATCAACGGCACGTTCAACGTCGGCGGCGGCAGCCAGAACGGAGAGCCGCAATGATCGCCGAAGGCCTCCTCGCCCACCTCGTCGGCGACTACCTGCTCCAGTCCCACTGGATGGCCACCAAGAAGGTCAAGCACTGGTGGCCCGCCCTGGCCCATGGCGCCGCCTACACCCTGCCGTTCCTGATCATCACCCGCTCGCTGTGGGCGCTGCTGGTCATCGGCGGCACCCACGCCATCCTCGACCGGTACCGCGTCGCCAAATACGTGACCTGGGCCAAGAACCTGATCGGCCCCAAGTCGTTCCGCACGCCCCTGTCCGAAGCCGTCACCAACAGCGGATACGCCGCCACGGTCCCGGCCGGACTGGCAACCGCACTGCTGATCATCGCCGACAACACCGTGCACATCGCCATCAACACCGGCGCCCTGTACTGGCTCGGCAGATAGAGCCTGCAGCCGCCACAAACTCCCGGCTGTCAGCGCCGGGTCAACTGAAAGGACCCGACATGGGCCTGTTCCGCCACAACCAGGAAGTTCGCACCGCCCAGGCCGCGCTCGACGCGAACGCCGCCTACGAGCGCAAGAACGGCATCGACTGGGAGACCGACCAGTACCTGCAGCTCAACCAGAACGTCAACGACGCGTTGAAGGCCGAGAAGAAGGCCAAGAAGCGCCGCTAACCCACAAGCCTCCGGCCGTCACCGAACACAGCCGGACAACCACGAAAGGACCAGACCATGGCACTGCTCAAGAAGAACACCAGCGACGCCGAGGCGTACAACCAGGCCGGCGACGACGCCGCCAAGCAGGGCCGGACCGACAGCGCCGAGATGTTCTACGACATGGCCGTCGCCGAGGCGACCGACGCCGACCGCGCGGCCCGCGGCAAGAGCCCGCGCGGCGGACGCCGCGGCTGACCCACCAACTCCCGGCCGCCTCAGTCCGAGGTCCCCAAGCCCACTGAGGCGGCCGGGCTTCACCGCCGAAAGGAGAACCGAGCCATGACTACCACCATCACCCTCGCGCTGCTCCTCATCGGCGCATGCCTCGCCGGTTTCGGCACCCTTGCGTTCCTTGCCGCCGTTCCCGCCGCACCTGACCCCGACGGCACCAACCCCAGCGCGCCCGATGTCGAAACGCTGCGCCTCACCTGGCTCGCGGCCCGCCATGGACGCCACGTCGCCGGACTCGGCCTCGCCATGTGGCTGGCCGCACACCCCGCCACCGCCGCCCCCTATACCGCGCTGCTTATCGCCGCCGGTGTTGCCTTTGCCACCTCGTACCTCACCACCCGCGCCGCCCCCGAACTCATGAAGAGGGCAGCCGCATGGACCTTGTGATAAATCAGGATTCTGCCGCCACCAACGAAAGCGATAAGATGCATTCGGGCTTGGGGCCAAAGAACCCGACCGTCGGGAAGGACGGCCGGGCTTTGCCGCACGCGATTGTTGGGATCGACGTGAGCGACAAGCCCCACGGTAAGGCAAAAAGGCGCGACAAGAACAGCGCGCCCACCCTGGCCGTCCCCAAAGAAGCCATCCGCGACTCCCGCATCGGCGGGACCATCGCCCTACTTTGCGCCGCTGCCATTTCCGCACAAACCCTGTTCGCCCTCGGGCGGCTCATCGGCCTGTCCCCCTGGACCGCATGGCTGCTGCCGGCCGCGCTCGACGTCTACGCCATGACCGCAACCCGCGTCGCCTTCCAGGTGCCCGTCGGCCACACCGCCCGCGACAAGGCCATCTGGAACGCCCGCGTCGCCCTGTTCTTCACGATCTCCAGCAACTGCCTCTACCACGCCATGCACCTCGCTAAGGGGCACCACAACTGGACCGCCTCCGACTGGGCCCTCGTCGGCGTCTCGGCGCTCCCGCCGATCGTCGTGGAGCGTCTGCTGCACTTGCAGTCGATCGTGAACTCCGGCACGGTTCCGGCCGCGCCGGAAGAGGCGAGTGGAAGCCGGAAGGAGTCCGCAGCCGGAAACGGAAGCGCCGACCGGAAGCAGCGGCCGGAAGCTCCCGCTTCCACTCCCGCTTCCGTTCCGGCTTCCAGCCCGCTTCCGGTATCCGCTCCCGCCGGAAGCCCCGCCGCTTCCAGCGGAAGCAGACCGGCCGCATCCACTGCAAGCCGGCACACCGCATCCGGACCCATCCCCATCCAGCGCGGCGAGCGACTGAAAGTCGTCCGCGACTGGATCGACAGCGCCGGCGGCGACAAGAAGTCCGTGCCGCTGAAGGAGATCCAGGAGCGCTTCGGCGTGTCCCAGGCGACCGCCTCCCGCATGCGTGACGACGCCGCAGATCTGCCCTCCAAGCCCGCGCCGCAGCCCGAGCAGGCCGGCGACGAGGAGCCCGAACGAGCGCGGGAGGCGAGCTGATGACACGACACGACGCGGAGATCTTCGACGAGACCACCGAAGATTTTCGGTGGAGCAGCGGCCACGACCTGAGTCGCGTCATTCCTGGATCTGCCGCACAAAGGGGCGACGAACAGGACTTGACCTGGCCTTCTGCCGTTTTTCCCGGCCCCGGCGTGGGCTACGACGCGCTGAGTCAGCACGGTCAGCTCACTTTGAACGCGCTGCTCGCCCCCGACCTGCCGCGGCCCATGAACGCCGCCTGGACCAAGTGGCCCGGCTGGCAGTACGTGTGGCCCGGTGCGCTCGCAGGCGGCTGGTCCGGGCTCGGGTTCTGGGCGCACTCCGAGCCGCTGCACCCGCTGTTCGCCGGCGGTTTTGGGCTGGCCGGCGCAGCCCTAATGGCGCTCGGCGCGCTCGGCATCGCCGCCAGCAACACCGGGAAGCGGGATGCGGAAGACCACCCGGCCGACACCGCCGGAACCCGCGCTCTCATCGGTCTCGGCGGGGCTGCATGGGCCGGCGCCGCGGCTTCCGGTGCCGGGTTCTCCGGTATCGGATGCATGCTCGCTTTCGGAAGCCTCGGCGCCGCATACCTCGGCGCAAGCGGATGGAAGCACATGCGACGCCACAACGCCATCCGCGCCGTCATCGACTATGCATCCGCTTCCAATCCGGGACCCGGAAGCGGCATGCCGCTTCCGGTGATCCCGCCGTTTGCACTGCCGGACAACCGGATGCCGTCGAACCCCTATGAGCACCGGTTGCGGCAGGCCGTGTCGGTACAGGGAGTCGACGACATCTGGTTCGGGCCGCCGATGAGGGTGGCCCAGGACACCTGGCAGCTGCCGTTCGAACTGGGCGAGACCTCCAAGCTGTCGCCGCAGGCCCTTGTGAAGAAGGAAGACCAGCTCGCCACCAACGCCCGCGCCCGGCGTATCGAGGTCGAACCCACCCACGGACCCCGCGGCACCATGACCGTGTACGACGGGCCTGACCGCACAGACGAGACCTTCCCGTGGAACGGCACCCTCATTAAGAGCGTCGAGAAGCCGTTCCTCATCGCCTACGACGAAGCCAGCCGGAATACCGAAATCGACTTCACCGAGCACATTCTGCTCACCGGCCGCACGCGCTTGGGCAAGTCGGCACTTCTGCGCTACCTGCTCGTCGCCACCATCGAATGCGACATCGTCCGATTCGGCGTCGACTGCAAAGACGGCGCACCAGGCTTCGGAATGCTCGAACCGGTCTTCACCGAGCTGGCCACCGACCCGATGGACGGATGGCGCCAACAATTCGGCATCAAAGGCATTGCCGCCGTCCGCGGCCAGTGGATGCGCCGCAAAGGCATCGACAAGTGGGACCTGGCCGACGGGCCCCGCGTTGTCCAGGCCACCGACGAGCTCGCCGAGATGATCCTGCGCTACCCCGACGCCGCAGAGATTTTCAAGTCCAACCTGTCGCTCGTTGCCGCCTCAGCCATCACCTACCTCACCGCGACACAGACCCCCTCCAAGGCTGTGTTCGGGAAGAACACCGACGGCCGCAAGCAGTTCGGCGTCCGCATCGGCTTCAAAAACGACATCGAGGCCAACACCATGGTTTTCGGTGGGCTGCCCGGCTACCGGGTGCAGGATCTGGATGCCGCCGGCAAGCTCCTCATTGCCTCGCTGGAACACCAGCGTCCTCGACGCCATAAGTCCGTATGGATGGACCGGGACCCGGCGCTTGCCCTAATGGAGCGATACGACGGGCGCCTGCCGAAGATCGATGCGATGTCATGGGAGGGCTACCTGGCCGCCTGCGAGGCTTTCGACGAGGCGTTGCGGACGGGAGCGAACCCACTGGAGACATTTGAGCCGCCGCCATCCGGTGGGGGCGGACGGCGCACCGACTCGTTTGTTGATTCGGCACAGGCAGAGGAACGACGTCGGGGCTTTCGACTGGTCACGAACTATCCGGGTACGGACGAGCCGATTGAGATGAAGCACCTGGCGCTGTGGAACCTGCTCGGCGAGTACGGCGCTGACGGCACCACCGCCATGGAATTGGCGGCGCGCCAACTCGACGGGTTTACCTCGGAGTCGAACGTCCGTAAGCAACTGCGGGCCTGGGACGCCCGCGGTTTCATTACCTCGGTGAAGGACGGCCGGGCCGAGCGCTGGTGGCGCATCGATGTGGTCGACGAGCCAGCCCGGAAGGACGCGTGAGATGAGCGAGACCTGCGTTGCTGCTGATTTCGGCAGTGAGTGCACCACAAAGGCAACGATGGTTACCCCCGTGCCGTTGTGTGATGAGCACCGACTTCAGGTGGCTTTGCTAGTTGTACCGGACGTCCTGACCGCGGCTCTGCGGCATGCGGGCAGCGACGTGAGGCCGGCGCCGCTGGCGCCGGAGGAACGAGCCGCCATTGTTGCCGGGGCACGTGCAAAGCCTGTTGGCGCGTACATGGGCGGAGTCCACGGCCCGGTCGTGTACTTCGCCGACACCGGAGCGCGCATCAAGATCGGCACCTCGACGAACCTGCGCAAGCGGATCCGATCGCTGTCTCTGCAGGACAAGGATGTGGTGCTGCTGCTCCAGGGCGGCCTGATGCTCGAGCGGGCGCTGCACGACACGTTCGCGAAGGAGCGGATTGACTCCACCGAATGGTTTGCCAAGTCCGAGCGGCTCATGAAGTTCATCGAAGGCAAGCGCGGAGAGCTCGGCGTCCAGCCGAAACAGCAACCCCAACGGCGAGCGAACAAGCCGTCCCCGACGCCGCAAACCGGCCGTGCCGGCGCGCGGTCGCTACCCGAGTGGGCGAACCTGGCGCTGCCGCTCTACCAGCAGCATGTGGCCAAGGTTGGACGCAGGCCGTCCGGGACGGAGCTGGCCAAGCTCATGGCGGACGCGGGCTACGGCGAGATCAAGGAGGCCCGCAGTCGCTACATCCGCAACGCTGCCGCAAAGCTGGCCGGTTCACCGGACGCCAAGGGGCGCGGCTGATGCCTGCGAAGAACTGGCGCGGCAAGAGCCACCCCGGCTTGATCTGGCGCTTCGTGTTCGGCCACAACGGGCCAACCCGCGCGCGGCTTCGAGCCGAGCTGGAGCGCAAGCTTCGCCTGTCGCTGAGCTCAGACTTCGAGGTCCCGATTCGAGACCCGGCGACGGGCCGAGTCGGGAAGCAGCGGTGGCGTATCGAACCTGACGGCAAAGTCCGTGAGGTGAAGACGCCCCCGAAGAAGAAGGGATCGGCGACGAAGCGTTCGGCGGCAAAGAAGACGACCACGAGCCGGACGGCTTCAAAACCATCGAAGCCGTCGCGCACCTCGAAGTCCGGCAGCGCGCAGCAGCGCCGCCAGCCGGCCGCAGCCCCGACGCCCCGCCGTGCCCGAGCAGAGACGATGTCGGAGCGGGTGCTGCAGAACCCCGACGGCACCTTCGCAGGCTCACGGAAACAGAAGCCGGTTACCTACGCCCAGGCCCAGCAGGAGTACGCGAAGGCCATGCGGAACGCGCAGGCGGCGTCGAAGCGCGCCGAGGAGCTGCTCGGGTGGGACCAGCCGCGAACCCGTCGATCCACCACCAGTAGAGGAGACCGAACATCATGACCGCCATGACCGACTGGAACCTGTTCGCGGACGTCGCGGACATCACCGCCTGGCTGGACAACTCGAACCCGACCGGCCCGCACGAGGACGCGATGCGCGTCATGAAGCTGATGGAGGAAGCCGGCGAGGCCGCGGCGGCCTACATCGGCATGGTCGGGCAGAATCCGCGCAAGGGGGTGACGCACACGCTCGATGAGTTGCTGAACGAGCTTGCAGACGTCGCGATCACCGCACTGTGCGCCATGCAGCACTTCACCCAGGACGAGGCGGTGACCCGCGCGCACCTGGCCTCGAAGGTGGACGGAATCATCAAGCGTTCGGGGATCACCAAGGCCGGCGTTCACTGACCGGCCGCTCCGCACAGCACGAAGGCCCGGACCGCCACACGGTCCGGGCCTTTACCCGTCCTGCCCTTAAACTCGGTGAAACCGCGTAACCAGCACGGGCCGCCATCCACCACTGGCAACACGCGACTCACAACCACCGCACCCTCAGGGTAGATCAAACCGAGGAGTCCGCGGTGCACAACGTCCCCTCCCCGAGCGCATGCCCGGGAATCTGCAACTCCGGCTGGCGCCGAGCCGAAACCGCCCGCCTTAACGACGCCACCCCGCACGAGTACACGCCCCGCGCCGGTGACCCCGTATGGTGCAACCCCTGCGTCCGACACCTGCACACCGAACTCGGGAACTTGCCCTACATGGTCGCCCAACTCCAACTCGAAGTGGAAAACGCCACCAACGCCGGCCACGAGCAGGTGTCCGGATCAAAAGAGCGGCCCATCCACGAACGGGAGCGGTACACCATCTGCATCGAGGACATCGACGGCGTCCTCGACTCCTGGGCGGTCCTCGTCCGCGACGAACGGAACCTGCACGTGGTCCGGCCCGCACGGCAGGGTCCGCGGATTTGCGCATCCACCACGCTGCTGGTCACCCACTTCGACTGGCTCACCGCCGAGCATCCCGCCGCCGCAGAGTTCGGTCTCGAGGTTCGCCGCGTCCACCTGCGTGCCGCCGCACTCACCCACACCAGCGACGTCCGCCCTGAACGCTGCGACGGCGTGATCTGCCCCCGCTGCGACGTCATGGCGCTCGAGCACGAACTGGACTGGCAGGGCCGCGCCACCGGCTACATCTCCTGCCGCAACTGCGGCACCCTGCTGTCGGCGGCCGAGTACGAACGCTGGCTGAAAATGCTGGCCGCGCCACTGCGGGGACGGCTGGCCGCATGAACGCCGACTCCATTGACCCCACCGATCCGCTGTTCCGCCCGATCAGCATCGCCGACGCCATGGCCCGCACCGGCCGTTCCCGCCGCACCATCGACCGGTGGATCCACGACGGCCGGCTGCGCACATTCCACCTCGACAACCCGCCCGAGGATGTGCTGATCGAACGTGACGTGGTGGCGCTGGAGAAGGCTTGCCGGGATGCCCGGCGGCAAGGCAGACCGCCACGCAACACGTCGCAGATCGCGGCGAGTTGACGCAGGTCAAAACTTTGGCGATCCTAGGGGCGGATCATTGCGTCCTGAAGACATCGAACCCGCCGCACCGTCGGCGGGTTTTTGCGTTCCTGGGAGGCGCCATGTTTGGGATCCTCGCCGTCATTGCTGCTGCTCTTGGTTTCCTCCTCAATGGGCTCGCGGCACACACCAACACCTGGTTCAGCCCGATAAGCCTGGCGCTGCTGTCACTGGCGTTTCTGGGGCTGCACCTTGCCGGTTTCGGCACTGCGGTGGGTTCGTGGATCCGGCGCCCCTAACGCTGGAGCGCGCGCACGCCCTCGATGCGCCGATGCTCGACTTCGACATCTGGCTCAACAAGCTCGTGTTCGGGCTGTGCACCGCGTGCGGCCGGGACGCCTGGTCCGGCGTGACCGGGTGGTGGCATGACGACGGGCCTGTGCTGTGTCCCGAACGCGGCAAGCGCACGCCCGGGTTCTCGCCCGACGACCCTGAATGACCGGCGCGTGATGCGCCGCTGAACGTCCGCCCCGAACGCAGGGCGGTTCTCCGTGACGGAGTTGGCGTGATGCCAAAGGAACAGATCAACTACCCCAGCGCGATCGAACACCCCGGCCGTATCACCACCGCCGCATCTGGCGATCCCGCCAGTAGCGGGTTGGATGGCGACGAGGCCTGGTACGAGCCGGTCGTCAACGTGCGCTGGCACACCGCCGGTCACGACCGCGCGGGCAATGTCCAAGTCTCGCTGCAGGCGCCGATCGCAGCATGGGCCCAGATGGGCGACCGCCTTCGCGACGCAGAGCGGAACAAGACCGTGGAGTGGGAAGAGGGCTGGATGCCCGAGGCCTACTCGCCATCGCTCTCCCGCTCCGAGATCAACGGGCTCATCAAGGTTCTGCGCCGAGCGCGGGATCAGGCCTACGGCCGCGACGAATAGACAACACCGGCGCCGCGGCCAACCCCGCGGCGTCTTCACGATCAACACTGCGAGGAGGTCCCGCGCAGTGACCACAGAACGGGCCTGGCGACGCGCCGCAGCCCTCGAAGCCGCCGCCACCTTCTATGCCGGCACCGGCGCCGACTGCCGCGACAAACACGAAGCCGCCCGACGAATCACCGGCCTCGCCGGCCTGCTCGAGCCATGGCTTGCCCGGCCCGCCCCCATCGCCACCGTCCAAATCATCGCGGGGACCCCGATCCCACGAGACGACACGAAAGGCACACCCGTGTCTCTGGTCATGCCCGACGACGACATGGTCGTCATCACCGCCACCGCTTTCGACGCCGAGAAGGTTCCGGTCCCGTCCGACTTCACCGACCCCAACGGCCCGTTCCTCGCCCCGTTCACCTGGACCGCCGACAACGCGGCGTTGGTGGAGCTCGCGCCCGCCGCGGACACCCTGTCGGTGAACGTCCGCTCCGTGCCCGGTTCTGTCGGCACCGTCGCGATCACCGGCACCGATGTCAACGGCAAGGCGCTTGCGCCGTTCACCATCGAGATCGACCCGGGCGCGGTCGCGACCGCGGGCGCTGTGGCCGGCACTCCGGTCCCGCGCGACGACGCCCCGCCGGCCTGACCGTGAGCGCCATGAAGGAGGCGTGGCACGACCTCGAAGCTCGCGGCCACGCCCTAATCGCGCATCTCGAAGAACGAGGCCACGAGTTGGGCCACGAACTCACCACCGAGTTCTGGGCCTGGTTCGATGAGATCACCGGGAAGCTGCAAGAGATCGAAGCCAAGGCGAAGGCCGACACCGAGCAGGTCGCGCACGACGCTGTCGCGGCCGAGGCGCCGGTCGCCGCCGAAGTGATGCAGGATGTGGCGGCGGTCGCCGACCACGCAGGCGAGGCCGTGACCGCGCCGGAGACCAAGAGCGCGTGACCGACAAGCCGCGCCCCACCGTCCGGATCGTTCACCCCGGCGGTGTTCGCCGGGCTGCGGGCCACACGAAGGTTCTCGTGAACGGCAAAGACATCGCCGGCACGGTAACCCGCATCGAGATCGTCATGTCGGCCGACGACAACAAGCCGGTCGAGGTGAAGCTCACGCTCATCGGCGCCGAGCTCGACATTACTGGCGACCTTGCCGAAGACGAGCAGGCCTCCCAGGAGGTGTGATGCCGCCTGAGACTGCGTTCCGCCGCGACCTCCCGCCGACCGGCGTATACGGCTGCGTCCGTACCAGCGGGTTCGTGCCGTGGCTCATACGTGCGGTGACCCGGAGTTGGGCGGACCACGTCTTCGTCTCCATTGGCAACGGCCGCATTGTCGAAGCCGAACCCGGTGGCGTCCGCATCGGCGACGTCTCCGAATACGCCGGCTGCCGCATCGAATACAACACCGGCGAACCCATGACCGACCTGCAGAGCGCCGCGGTCGCCGAGTTCGCCGAGTCCAAGCGCGGTGAACCCTACGCCTGGACCGCCGACGCGGTCGACGGCCTGCGGTGCCTCGGACTGCGCTGGCGGATCCTCGCACGCTTCGAACGCGCCCGACGATCCGTCATGTGCTCCGAACTCGCCGCTCAAGCCGGGCAGCACGCCGGGCTGGACTGGCTGTGCGGGCAGGACGATCCGTGCCAGGTCACGCCGTCAATGTTGGCCCGACGGCTGGTCATACAGCCTTGGAGGCATTCCGAATGACCCTCACCGGCCGAGCCGCTGAAGAACATCCCGAAATCAACGACCTGAAGTCCGTCCGGTACGGGCTCGTCACACACGCCGCCCGCATCAACGGCGCCGGCGGACGCGCATGGGTCACCGCAGGACCCGGCCGTACCGGCTTCGGCGACGTCGACTCCGGAACCGGCGCCTACCAGGCGGTCGCCCCCGCCATGACCGAAGCCGAACGGCGCGCAGCCGGGCTACGGCGCAACGGCAGCCCCCGGCACAAGGGCAGCGTCTGATGGCCGACACCCGCACCGTCTACGCCAGCATCGGCAACTCCGACGACAAGCTCACCCAGGCCCGCTGGGCAGAGTTCCACGCCAAGGTCACAGCCACCGTCCGCAGCCACGCGCTGCGCGTCTACGGCGACTGGACCTCCGGCAGCGCCGACCCGTGGCAGAACGCATGCATCGGCTTCGAGATCGGCCACGAGACCACCGAACGGCTGCGGCGAGACCTGGCCGAACTTGCCGCCGAATACGGTCAGGACTCGATCGCCTGGGCCGAGGCCGAAACCCGATTCATTACTCCCGCGACGTCCGAGCCCGCAGCCGTGCCGACGGCGAACAGCCTCGCCGACGACGCCCTTGACTGGGCACGCGAACGGGAACTGTACGAAGACCGCGCGTCCGGCACGCCCGTCACCATCCACCAGGACCCCGACGGCACCGTCCGGATCATCGACCCGCCGGATGTCGTCGCGATCGACATCGCACTGCTCCGCAACCGCGGACTGTCCGGCGTGAGTTTCGCAGACGGGGTCCTCACCGTTGAGGCCGAGCCCGAAACGGTTCGATACCGGCTGATGTGCGCCACCGACCACGGCTTCACCATCGTGTTCGGGCGCGAAGACCTGGCCGGGAGGCAGTAGATGAGGACCCGACATGGGCCGTGAGCGCGGCAACCAGAAGCACCAGAGCGCGCTGCTTCGCGCCCGCATCGTGGAGCTTCGCGACGAAGGCCTGACCTTCCGCGAAATCGCCGCCGAAGTAAACCGCGACGTGCACACCACCTGGAACCACTACCAGAAGGCGATGCGGGACATTCCGGCGCCGATGGTTGCTGCGCACGCCGAGCAGATGGCGAACCGCCGCGAGGAGCAGCTGCGCCGCATCGACATGGAACGCGAAGCCGTTCTTGAGGTGCTGGCCGCACGCCACGTCACCGTGTCCAACGGCAAGGTCATGTACGAGGACAGTGAGGCGATCCTTGACGACGCGCCGGTCCTGGCCGCCGTCGATCGCCTGGTCAAGCTTGACGACCAGGAAGCGAAGCTACTCGGCCTGTATGCCAAGACCGAGGTCAATGTCAGCGGCGGCGTGAAATACGAGGTCGTCGGCGTACCGGTCGAAGACCTGATGTGACCGCGCCGGCCGTCGTCCGCTACGAGCCGCGCGGCGCAGCGGTCGAACTGTTCAAAAGCACCGAGAAGGAAGTTCTCATCTCGGGACCGGCCGGAACCGGCAAGTCGGTGGCCGCGCTGTTCCGCATGCACCTGGCCGCGCTGAACAACCCGGGCTTTCGGGGTTTGATCGTCCGCAAGACGGCTGCCTCGCTGGGTTCGACGACACTGGTGACGTTCGAGAAGAAAGTCGCCTCTGAAGCGCTAGCCGAGGGCGTCGTCGTCTGGTACGGCGGATCACCTCGCGAAGCGCCGTGCTACCGCTACTACCGCGACGGCAGCGTTTCTTCAACGATCGTCGTCGGCGGCATGGACAAGCCGGCAAAGATCATGTCGAGTGAGTATGACCTCATCTTCGTCGACGAGGCCACAGAGCTCACGGTCACCGACTGGGAATCGGCCCGCACCCGCCTGCGCAACGGACGCCGCGCCCGCCAGCAGCTGATGGGTGCGTGCAATCCCGATTCCGAACATCACTGGATGAACCAGCGCGCCACCGAAGGGCGCCTGCGGATGCTGTACTCCACGCACCGCGACAACCCCGCCTACGTCAACCGTGACGGCAGCCTGACCGAAGCCGGCCGCGACTACATCGACGGAACCCTCGCCGGCCTGACAGGTATCCGGCGCAAGCGGCTATACGAAGGCAAGTGGACATCGGCCGAGGGCGTCGTCTACGACAGTTGGGATCCCGCGATCCACCTCGTCGACCGAATGCCGACGAGCAGCAAGACGTGGACCCGCTACTACTCGGTGGACTTCGGATTCAGCAACCCCTTCACGTGCCAGTTCTGGGCCGAGGACCCCGATGGGCGCCTCTGGCTCTACCGCGAGATCTACCGCACCAAACGGCTCGTCGAAGACCACGCCCTGGACATCCTCGCCACCGTGCGCCGCCCGCACGGGGACGTCAACTGGACCCACTCCGGTCGCATCCCGGACCCGAAGAACCCGGCGCATTGGGAATGGACTGAGCCGAAGCCCCGGGCGATCATCTGCGACCACGACGCCGAGGACCGGGCCACCCTGGAGCGGCACCTGGGCATGTCGACCGTCGCGGCCCGCAAGTCCGTGTCCGACGGTATCCAGGCCGTGCAGTCGCGGTTGAAGGTCCAGCCAGACGGGAAGCCGCGGCTGTTTGTCGTGCGGGGGGCCCTGGTCGAGCCGGACCCGGATCTTGTCGCGGCGAAGAAGCCGCTGTGCTTCGCCGACGAAATCCCTGGCTACGTATGGCCAACCGGGGTGAAGCCGGACAAGCGTGAGGCGCCGGTCAAAGAAGACGACCATGCGATGGACGCAGGCCGCTATATGACAGCGCACCGTGATCTCGGCGCCCGACCAGGAATCAGGATCGTCAAATGAGCACAGCCACCGTCGGCGCCCACACCCGCCAGCCCGTGAACCGCTGGGCGCCCGCACGCCAAGGCTTCGCAGCGTGGCGCCACAAGGCCGCGCTCAAGGTCCGGGGCGCCTCCGTTCACATCGTCGGCGCCCAGGCCACCGCCCGCAGAGTCGTCCTGACGGCCACAGCGTTCGGGTTCCTCGACGCCGCAGCCTGGGACTTCAAGACCATCGCCGGGCTCGCCGCCACGGGCGTTTCCCTGCTGCTGTTCAACGAGTGCCTGAACTGACCGCCGCCGCACGCCCCTCCCCCACCTGAACGAACCGGCGGGAGGTGCGCACGTGGTCCGGTCGGTGTTCAACGTCGTCGGCTCCCTGTTCAACAAGAACGCCGACGCCTCCCCGGTCCCCTACGCCGCACCCGGCCGCTACATCATCCCCGCGCTGTCCGGACGCTCGGACAACGAGGTCTACATGCGGACCATGGGGACCGCCGGCACCATCTTTCAGATCGTCTCCATCCTCGCCGGATCCGTCGCCGCCCCGCAGTGGCACCTGTACCGCAAAGCCAAGGCCGACGGGCGTGTCCGCTACACCACCGGCGACCGCGGATCCGACCAGCGCACCGAAGTGCTACAGCACCTGGCGCTGAACGTCTGGAACAACCCCAACCCGTTCAACACCGGCAGCGCGTTCCGCGAAGCCGGCCAGCAGCACATGGAACTCACCGGCGAACAGTGGTGGGTCGTCAGCCGCGATAGCCGCGCCACGTTCCCGACCGGCTTGTGGCTGGTGCGCCCGGACCGCATGGAGCCGGTCACCGACGTCGAGACATACATCAAGGGCTACATCTACACCGGGCCGTCCGGCGAGCGCGTACCGCTGATGCCGGACGAGGTCATCCTCACTAAATTCCCGAACCCGCTGGACCCGTACCGCGGGTTGGGCCCGGTGCAGTCGGTGCTGGTGGACCTGGACGCCATGAAGTACGGCGCCGAGTGGAACCGGAACTTCTTCATCAACGGGGCCACGCCCGGCGGCATCATCACCGTGCCGAACAACATGTCCGACGACGAGTTCGACGCCTTCACCAACCGGTGGCGCGAAGCCCACCAGGGTGTGGCCCGTGCTCACCGCGTCGCGGTTCTCGAAGGCGGCGCCACTTGGTCTCCGACGCAGATCAGCTTGCGCGACATGGACTTTTCCAACCTGCGCAAGGTCAGCAGGGACGTCATCCGCGAGGCCTGGGGCATCCACCAGTCGATGCTCGGCAACTCCGACGACGTCAACCGCGCGAACGCCCAAACCGCCGAGGAAGTTTTCGGGCGCTGGAAGGTCATTCCACGGCTGGACCGGATCCGCGACACCCTCAACAACGTCTTCCTGCCCATGTTCGGCGCCACCGGCGAAGGCGTTGAGTTCGACTACGTCAACCCTCTGCCGGACGACCGCGAAGCCGACAACGCCGAGCTCACGGCGAAGACGACCGCGTGGGCGGCGCTGGTCAACGCCGGCGCTGACCCGGATGACGCTGCCGAAGTCGTCGGCCTGCCGGCCATGAAGATGGTGGCAGTCCCAGCACTGCCGCCCCCGGTGCCGGCCCATGCGACGGACCCCGGCGAGCTTGAGCAAGCAGGCGAATCCGACGGCGAGCCCGCCGAGGACGACAACCAGCCCGGCAACCGGATGCAAGAACGCTTCACCACCCGCGCCATCTCCAACGCCGCGGCCACCGACCACGACCCCGCCGCGGTAGACCTGTCCGAGATGGACGCCCAGCACCAACAGGCAGCCGACCAGCTAGCGGCCGACTACCAGCAGCAGATCACGCCCGACCAGCAGCAGCAGGCCCTCGACCAGATCCGGCAACTCGTCGAGTCCGAGGCGATCGGCCAACTCGGGAACCTGATCATCGACTACGAGGCGGCGAAAGCGCTGCTCCTTCTGGCGATGATGGCGTTCGGGAAGACCGCCGCACACCAGGCCGTCAAGGAAGCCGCGAAGCAGGGCGTGACGATTACTGCGGTCGCGCCGACCTCAACGCAACTGAACGGGATCGCAGAATCCGCCGCGTCGCTGATGGCATCCGAGCTGGCGACCTCGGCCGGCCGCGAAGCCACCCGTGTCGCCGGCGGCGTTTCAGCCCCGAGCGCGGACACGGTCGTCACCCACGTGGAGAAGTTCCTGCAAGGGCTGTCGACCGCCGGACCTGCGGCACACCTTGGCGGGGCCCTCGCGGCAGCCGCCAATCAGGCCAGGCACGCCACATTTACTGCCGGACCTCGCTGCGAGCTAATCGCCAGCGAAATTCGCGACACGAACACCTGTTCCAATTGCGAAGAGATCGACGGCCACTCATTCGGTTACAGCGATGACGCTGCCGCTGTAGCCGCAGCATCCGCCGCCTACCCGACATCGGGCTACATCCACTGCCAGGGCCTGGAACGCTGCCGCGGCGCGCTGATCGCCCGGTATGAGGCGGTGGCGGAGCCGGAAAACAAGGCGGACACGTCACTACTGGCGATGCTCCGGAAGATCGTCGATCTCATCGAGCCGGATGTGGCGCCCATCAACGGACACGATCACGAACGCGAGGTGCTGGCCTGATGGACCCGTCGCGGCTGAAGACGACCAGGAACATCGCCAACCTCAAGCAGGGGCGAAACGACTGGTACAAGATCCTGAAGAACCAGGCCGATCCGTCCCGAACCTCGGTGATGCTGTACGACGAGATCGGCTGGTTCGGTGTCACTGCGCAGGATTTCATCAACGACCTGAAGCAGGTCACCGGCCCGATCGACCTCCACCTGAACTCCCCGGGCGGAGAGGTGTTCGACGGGATCGCGATTCACGCCTTCCTCGCAGCCCGCGGCAACGTCACCACCTACGTCGACTCCTTGGCAGCGTCCATCGCCTCGGTGATCGCGATGGCCGGGACCGAGATCGTCATGGGCCGCAACGCCAGCTTCATGGTCCACGACGGCTTCGGCATGTGCATCGGCAACGCCGCCGACATGCGCGAGCAGGCCGAACTGCTGGAACGCGTCAGCGACAACATCGCCTCGATCTACGCCGACCGCACCGGCAAGCCCAAGGACGACTGGCGTACCGCGATGCTTGCCGAGACCTGGTACATCGGCCAGGAGGCTGTTGACGCCGGGCTTGCTGACCGGCTGGCCGTGAACGGCGCTGCACCCGAGAACCCTGACACGGTCGTTCCCGGGACCAGCCCCGACGAGGACTCCGAGTGGCAGCCGCTGCCCGGGATGGCCGCGCACTTCGACCTGTCGATCTTCCGGAACGTTCCGGAGCGGCTGAAGAACCAGGCCACCCCCGCAGCCAAGACGCCGGACGCCATCGGCGACACCGTTCAGATCGACTGGAACAGCCCCAACTCGGCCAACGACTTCATCAACCAGATCAGGCAGCACATTCGCGTTCGCAACCACGCGGACAGCGCCGCGCCCCCACCTCCAGCGCCTGAACCCCCCGACGAAGCCCCGGCCGAACCCGACCGGGGCTTCGTCGTTCCCGAGGTCGAAATCCAGGGCGAGCCCGGACCCGAACCGGAGCCGCAGCCGGCGTCCCAGCCCATCGAACAGGAGTCCGCGATGGACACTGCGCGCGTCGCCGAGGAGCTTCTGGCCCTTATGCGCGACGGCTTCAAGAAGGAGTTCGGCAGGAGCCCCACGCCGCTCGGCATGGAATCGATGCCGCTGCTGAACAAGGCGCTGGCCGTGCACCACACAGCCACGACAGACGAGGCCTGGGACGGACCAGCCGCTGTCGCGGCGATGCCGAACGACGACTCGGTCCTGCGGTACTGCCACGCCTGGATGTCCGACGAGGCCGCGGCCGAGAAGCCCACACAGGGCGACGACGACGCCGACGACCAGAAGAGCAGCTACAAGTTCCCGCACCACAAGACCAAGGGCGGGCCTGCGAACCTCGCGGCCTGCCGCAACGGCCTGGCGCGGCTGTCCGGCGCGGACATCCCGGATTCCGACCGCGCCGGTGTGAAGGCGCACCTGCAAGCCCACCTCGACGACGCCGACAACGGCGACGACGAAGGCTCCGGCGACACCGAAAACCACACCCACACCGACTTCAACTTTGTGTGGGACCCGAGCATGACCGCGGCCTTGAAGGAGGCAATGCAGTGACCACTACCGCCATCCCGACGTCCTCGGCCGAGCTCGAGGAGTGGATGAACGACGGCGAACGCATGACGAACGTCTTCAAGGAGGGGAAGTTCAAGGAGTTCGTCGGCAACTACCAGGCGGCGAACGCCAAGGCGAACCCCGACATCAAGGCTGAGATCGCCGAGCAGGTGCAGCTCGGCATGGCCCAGTTCATGAAGGACAGCGGCGAGAAGGCCGGCAGGCCGCCGGTCGACCTCACCGCGGAACTCACCTCCGGGCCGGCCGCGCAGCCGCGCGTCCACTTCGAGGACAACGGCCGGCGCACCAGCGCACAGAAGGCCCTCAACGGCCAGCGCGCCATCGGCCGCGCCCTGGACGGGATGTTCCAGGACTCCGCCGAGTTCTTCAGGGCCACGCACTTCGACGAGATGCGGGTCAACCGCTCCACAGACCTGTCGGCGAAGCGCGCCAAGGTCACCGAGATCATGAACTCCTTCGGCTCCGAGGTTCCGGCCGACGGTGGCTTCCTGATCCCGGAGACGCTGCGCTCGAACCTGCTGCAGGTCGCACTGGAGCAGGCGGTCGTCCGGCCGCGGGCGCAGGTCATCCCGATGGAGACGCTGCGCGTCCCGATCCCGATGATCGACTCCACCAGCAACGTGTCCTCGGTGTTCGGTGGTGTGATCTGCTACTGGACCGAGGAAGCCGCGGCTCTCGTCGAGTCGCAGGCCAGCTTCGGCCGCGTCACCCTGGACGCCAAGAAGCTCACCGGCTACGCCGAGATCCCCAACGAGCTTCTGGCCGACGCCCCGGCGTTCACCAGCTTCTTCGACGACGTCTTCCCTCGCGCTCTCGCCTGGTACGAGGACATCGGCTTCATGAACGGCACCGGCGCCGGCGAGCCCCGCGGCTTCGTCAACTGCCCGGCGGCCGTCGCGGTCGCGGCTCAGGCCGGCCAGCCGTCGGCGACGATCGTGTGGGAGAACATCGTCGCGATGTACGCGCGGATGCTCCCGACCGCGCTGCAGAACGCGGTGTGGATCGCGAGCATCGACACGTTCCCGCAGCTCGCGACGATGGCGCTGTCTGTCGGCACCGGCGGTTCCGCGGTGTGGCTGGGCAACCTGCAGCAGCCCGGTTCGGCCGTGCCGCCGGTCAGCATCCTTGGCCGTCCGGTCATCTTCACGGAGAAGACGCCGGCGCTGGGCAGCCTCGGCGACATCAACTTCGTCGACCTGTCCTACTACCTCATCGGCGACCGGCAGATGATGCAGTCCACGTCCTCGCCGCACTTCAAGTTCGCGAGCGACAAGACCGTATTCCGAATTATCTCCCGAGTTGATGGCCAGCCGTGGCTGCAGTCTCCGATCCAGCCTCATAATGGCGCCGGCTCCTTGTCGCCGTTTGTGAGCCTGGCCGCCCGTCCGTAATCTCAATGCGCCAATCATGGCGCATTGACGATGCACAATTGCTAAACTGAGCCATGCCCGGTAGAGCAAAGTGCGAGCCCGGCTGCACGTGCGAGAAGCACAGCAGGCCGCGCATGTCCCCAGAGCAGGAAAAGGCCCGCCGGAACGAAATTTCCCGAGCGTACTACAAGGCCAACCGCGAGAAGGTTTCCGAAGCCGCGAAGGCCAAGCGTCGCGATCCAGTGGCGGGCGAAGAAATCCGCGCGAGACAGCGGGAGCGAATAGCCAACCTGTCACCCGAAGAACGTGAGCGCAAAGCCCAGCTCAATCGCGACTGGTACAGCCGAAACCCCCGTCCGACCGAAGCGAACGTGCGACTTCACCTTAAGCATCGATACGGACTCACGCCTGAGGACTGGCAGCAAATGCTGGACACTCAGAACGGGCGCTGCTATCTCTGCGAAGACGTGTTCGATCTCAGCGAGAGGCGCAAGATCCATACGGACCACGATCGCTCGTGCTGTCCAGGGTCGCGTTCGTGCGGCAAGTGCATCCGTGGCCTCAGCTGCGAGCACTGCAACCGCGGCATAGGGATGTTCGACGACGACCCTGACCGCATGCGCCGCGCAGCCGACGCACTCGAAGCCGCGAAGGCGCGGGTCCAGTCCCGGTCCCAGCCCACGTAGCAGTCCACCTCGACATCGAAGGCCCCTCCCCGTGAGGGGCCTTTCGCATGTCCCGATCCAGCAGCACCGAAAGACCTCACTCAACCGAGCGGGGTCTTTCTGCTTTCCCGCACCACCCCATCGCAGCACCCGTAGGCGGCCGGCCTTCACCTCCCGGCCGCCGAGCAGGCAACCCCGGCAGTGGCGCCCCGGGGCCAAGTCACCAGCCAGAAAGGCACCATCATGGCAATGGAGGGCTTGGGTCGCGCCTACAACGTGATCCCGATCGCCGCAGGCGCCGGTTTCAGCCTCAAGGGGGCCACCGGCGTGACGTTCATCTGCACCGGCAACGACACTTTCACCCTGACCGTCGCGTCCACGTTCGGCGGCTCGTATGCGACGCCGGGCAACATCATCACCCGCATCTACACCAACACCAGCACCAACGGCACCGCCGCGTGGGTCAAGGCGTCGCAGGCCGCGTCGAACGCGGTCACGATCGCTTCCGGCACCGTCGCGTTCGAGGTGTACGGCATCCAACTCGCCGACCCAAAGGCCTACGTCAAGGTCAGCGCCGGCGGCTCGGGTCTGGTCACGGCGATTCTGCACGACCTGACCGCCTCTCGCGGCCCGGCGAACCTCGCGATCCTGGGGGCGTGACCGTGACGACCCTGATCCAGGCCTCGGCGGTGCGGCTCATCACCGAGGGCTATCTCGTCTCTCGCGCCACCGCGGCGCTGCCGGCCACAGCGACCGGCAACATCTTCACCGTCACCGGCGGCCGGATCCTGATCGTGTCGCTGGTCGGCGAGGTCACCACCGCGGTGCAGAACCAGGCGTGCACGGTCGCGATCGGCTACGCCCCGACGGTCGGCACGGGATCGACGACGGCGCTGGGTACCGCGTCGTCGGTTATCGCCGCGCCAATCGGCACGCATGTCGGTATCAACCCGGGCAGCGCGGCCGTCACCGACCTGGCCACCCAGGCGGGCGTGACCACGCCGGCGGGCAGGTTCCTGGTGGACGCCGGCTCCGTCACCATCACCACGTCGGCGACGAACACCGGCAGCCTGAAGTGGGACCTGATCTACGTCCCCGTCGACACCAACGCCACGGTGGTCGCGGCCTGATGGCGTGGATGCAGTGCCGCGACTGCTCCGCCAAGTTCGCGGTGGGGCTGTTGCGGTGTCCTCAGTGCAACGCCATGTCGGAGTTGTACGCGGTCCCCGAGGAAGTCATCGAAGCCGAGCAGGAGGAGGCGAACGTGCCGAAGATCAGCGTGGGGAGCGGGCCGTCGAACGCTCTCGGCGAGCCGCTCGAGGAGGAAGTGTCGGCAACCGAGCCGGCCGAGGCGCCGGAGCACCTCGAGTCCGAGACGTCCGACGCGACATCGGACGCTTCGGACGAGGGAGCCGAACCCGAGGAGGGCGCGGACGGTGCCGAAACGTCGCCTGCGGCTTCGGGCGCGGCCGTGACTGCCGAGCCCGAGCCCGCGCCGGCGTCGAAGCCCGCGAAGAAGGCCGCGGCGAAGAAGACGGCTGCGAAGGCGGAGCCTGCGCCCAAGGAATGAGGTGACCGGCGGTGAGTTGGTATCAATACCTCGACATCCTCAAGGCAGCCCACGTCGAGTTCGAGTACTGGGCATCCAACCCGCCGCTCGCTTGCCCGCACTGCGGGGAGCCGCTCATTCCGGGACCGCAATCCGCCGAAGTGACGCTCTTCTGCCGGTACGACGGATTCTCGTACCCGCGCGATTGGGTGCGCCCGGAAATCCTGTAGCCACCGCTCACCACCCCACCAGACCCACTGATTCGAGAAAGGTGGGGTGGCCATGAGCCTTGCCGGTGACGCCCTGAGCGTCCACAACCGCAAGCCCGAGCGTGTCGCCGCGCAGATCACGCAGGACCCCTCCAGCACCCTGCCGGCATTGGCCATCGGCGGGGACCTGCTGGTCACCGGCGCCGTCACCACCGGCGGCGTGAAGTCCGGCGGTGCCGCGGCAACCGGACAGGTGCAGGCGGCAACATCATCGGCGGCCTCGACATGGCAGTCGGCGGTGAACGTCGGCTCCTGGGTTTTCGACGTCCGGGTCTACGGCGCCGTCGGCGACGGGCAGGTGGCCACCGACGGGGCGATCACCTCCGGACAGAACATCCTGACCTGCGCCACCTTGAAGCCGTTCACCCCGGCCGACGTCGGCAAGGCCGTCATGGTGAAGGGTGCGCTCACGTCCGGCGCGACCACCCTGGTCACCACGATCACCGGCTACACGTCGCCGTCCACGGTAACGCTGGGCGCGAACGCCACCGCCACCATCTCCTCCGGCGGCCTGGTGATGTGGGCCACCGACGACACGGTGGCGATTCAGAAGACCATCAATGCGGCGTTCGCCTACGGCCAGAAGCAGGGCACGGCGATCGTGTGGATCCCGCCCGCAGCCGGCCTGTTTTACGGCATCGCCGGCCCGCTCGTCGCGGGAGGAGCCACCAAGGCCAACGGCCAATTGGTGATCCCGATCCAAGCGCCGACCGGAATCAAGGTCGAGCTGACGTTGCTTGGTGCCACGGACGGCGGAGCCACCCGGCACTGGCAGCAGCTGATGCCGCAGATGTCCGGCAGCACCCTGGTGAGCTTCGGCGTCTTTGCGAACGCCACCGCGCAGACCAACTCCCTGAACGCCAACGGCTCACCCGCCTGCATTTCCGGCCAGACCGGCGCCAACGGCTACGGCACCGACGCGCTGCTGTACAGCAATGTGCTGCTGCGCCTGCAGAACTTGCAGGTGCACACCACGCACTCGTTGAACGGGTGGGGCTATGGGGCCCTCAATGCGCACGGCCTGGCGGCGTGTGCGCTGGAGAACTTCGGCTACGGCACCGCCGCCACCTACGCCGCGGGCGACTATAACAATCCGAACGGTTTCTCGGCGGGGTTGTCGATCGGCGTCTTGATGCCGTCGGCCGGCAACAACGACATGAACCAGATGCGCAATGTGCTCTGCCACGGCGGCTACACGCGCGGGATCTTCCTGACCGAGCATTCCGACTGGTCCGGCGGCACGATGCTGTACTGCTGGTCCGGGGTCTGCCCGGTCGGCAACTACGGCGACGGTGGTAACGGCGTCGGGGCGTCCCACGGTGTGCACCTGTCGCAGATCTCGATTGAGGGCTGCAACAACCAGTTGGAGATCATCGGCCCCGGCCAGTCCGGCATCGGCCCGATGATCTCCGGGTCCTTCGATACCGAAGGCCAGAGCACCATCCGAGACAACTCCTCCGGCATGGTCGCGGCGTGCGGGACGCTTCACCTGAAGGGCAACGGCGGGTCCTCGCCGACGGTGAACGCCGGAACGAACTTGGCGATCATCTGCGACTTCCAGTTTCCGGGGCCGGTGGCCAGTCCGCCCGCCCTCACTATCAACACCGCCATTCAGAACCCCTACGGCCGGTACGCGACGGTGACGCTGGCTGGCGGAACGGTCACTTCGGTGCAGGTGGGGACGCTGATGTGCGGATCCGCCGCGCCGCCGATGAGCAGTGTCTATACGCAGTCCTCCGGCACGCTGCCGCTGTACACGGTGCGCGTGGCGCCGCTGGGCTGGATCCAGGTCAACGGGACGGTGACGCCGACGACCAACACCTGGGTTCTTGAATGAGCGTCACGGAGCCTGCGTACATAACTAGAGAAGCACTCAAGAAGGCTCTCGACGTCAAAGGCACCTCCCGCTCCGACGACGACGTCGACCGCGCCATCCAGGCCGGGTCGCGCGCAGCCGAGGGCCTGCTGCACCGGGTGTTCTACCCGCGGGACATGACCCGTTACTTTGACTGGCCGAACTACACATACGCCTATCCGTGGCGGGTGTGGCTCGACGCCTGGGAACTCGCGGGGATCCCCACATCGGTGACCACCGGCGGCCAGGCCATCCCCTTGGGGGACCTGTTCTTCGAGCCGGCGAACAGCGGACCGCCCTACACCTACTTCGAGATCAACCGGGCGACCAACTCCGCGTTCGGCGTCGGCCCCACCCCGCAGCGGGACGTGGCCGTGACCGGGACGTTCGGTTTCAACCTGAACACCGCTTCTGCCGGGGCGCTTGCTGCCGCCGTCAACGACACCACCACCGGCGCGGTCACCGTAACAAACAGTGCCGGCGCCGGCGTCGGAGACGTCATCACTGTCAATGCCGAACGGATGCTGCTCGCTGACAAGGCGCTTGCGGCAACCGGTCAGACGCAGCAGGGAAGCATCGGTGCCAGCACAGCCGACCAGGCGCTGACCGTACAGAACGGCACCGCCTTCTACGTCGGCGAAACGGTGACGCTGGACCAGGAGTCCATGCTGGTCACCGCCGCCCCAGGCAACGTCCTGACGGTGAAGCGCGGCTGGGACGGCACCACGCCGGCCGCACACACCGGCGCAGCCATCTACGCGCCACGGCTGTGGACCGTCACTCGCGGTGCTTTCGGCACCACGGCGGCCACCCATCTGAACGGCGCGGGCATCTCCCGTTACGCGTATCCGTCGCTGGTGGCGCAGTTGTCGCTGGCCGAGGCGGAGAACGACTTGCTGCAAGCGGTGTCCGGCTATGCCCGAACCGTCGGTGCTGCGGACAATGCCCGGCCGGTCTCCGGGCAGTCCCTCGCCGACATCCGCGCCATGGCCTACGCGCAGTACGGACGCAAGGTGAGGCGGCGGACCGTATGACCGAGGTTGAGTTCCGCTTCTCTGGTCCGATGTTCGATGGCCGGGCCGTTGAGGCAATGAAGCGCCTTGTCTCCGAGACGCAGACGACGGTCGCCGAGTACACCGAGGACACGTGGCGGGCGTTCATGGACGCCAGCTTCCGCCACCAGTCCCTTAGTGGCTACCAGTCGCACGTGAACATCGGCCGCCGCGACAAGGATTTGGTCGTCAATGACGGCTGGCCCGAGTCGGGGTTGGAGTACGGGCCCTGGCTGGAGGGCATTGGCTCCCGCAACTCGCCGGTCACGCGCTTTCCCGGATACTTCGCGCTGCGCCGCGCCACGCAGAAGGTCCGCGGTGAACTTCACGAAGTCACGTCGCCGATCGTTGAAAAGTACGTCCGCGAGGCCAACGCGTGACCGGTCTGAATACACCGGCGGTCATCACCGCGGCAATTGACCACCTGGTCCAGACCGGACTGTTCGAGTCGGTGCAGGACCACGAGAGCACTTCGGCCTCTTCCGGCGGGCTCACGGCTGACGTGTGGGTTGCCGACATCAAGCCGGTCGCCGGGCAGTCCGGCCTGGATATCACGTCGGCGCTGCTGACGCTGACGGTGCGGATCTACCTCAACGCGATGCCGCCGGCCAGCAACGAGATCGAGCAGACCATTACTGGTGCGGCGGACGTGCTGCTGACCGCCTACAACAAGTCGTTCACGTTCGACGGCACCGTGTCGTGGGTCGACCTGCTCGGCGAGTACGGCACGCCGCTGTCGTCGATCGGCGGCTACGTCACCGTCGGCGGCGTGTTCTTCCGCTGCATGACCGTCACCGTGCCGTGCGTCATCGACGACGTCTGGCCGCAGAGCCCGGCGTAGGCCGGCCAATCCGCGCGACACCTTCCCGAGGTGGTTTCGCGCACCAATTCATCGAGGTCGCGCCGCGAACCCGTCGTGGCGCGGCGATACCTGCGCTAGCGCCCGGGAGGTGACCGTGGCCGAGGTCGAGCTTCCCGAAGCAAGGATCCTGCGGCTTCAAGAAGGTGACGTGTTGCTGTTCCAGGCGCCGAAACACCTGAGTGACTACGAAGCCGAAACTTTAGTCGAGCAGGTTCAGCACGTCTTCCCGGGGCATCGCGCGATGGTCGTTGACGGCGACATCAAGGTCACCGTGGCGCGGATCGAGGCGCACTGATGGCTGGGAAGGTCAGCGGGCTTGGCGACAACCTATACGTAGGTGGATACGACCTATCCGGTGACGTCGGTGAGCTGTCGAAGATCAGCGGCTCAGTGGCGCTGCTCGACGTCACGCCGATCAACGTCAAGGCCTACGCGCGCATCGGTGGGCTACGCGACGGACAGATCACCTACAAGTCGTTCTTCAACCCGTCCGCGGGCCAGGAGCACACGGTGCTGTCGGCACTCCCGACGGCGGACCAGCACATGATGTACTGCCGCGGCACCACCCTCGGCAACCCGGCTGCATGCATGGTTGAAAAGCAGCTCGAATACAACCCCACTCGCGACAATAAGGGCATGCTGACGTTCGCCATTCAGGCCGACGCCAACGCCTTCGGCCTGGAGTGGGGCAACCTGCTGACCGCTGGACTGCGTACCGATACCGCGGCCACCAACGGGACCGGCGTGGACTCGGCGGTTGGTTTGGTAACCCCCTCGGTTCCGGCGTCCGGAACTCCGGCAACCAATACGAGCTCGATCCCGGTGACCGTGGTCATCAGCGGCGGGACCATGACGGCGGTCGTCATCAACGGCGTTACCGTCGGCACGGGCGCGGGCACGTACACACTGCCTGCCGGACAGTCCATTACCTTGACGTACACCGTCGCACCCACCTGGACGTGGACGGCCGTGACAGCGTTTGGCGCGCAGGCCTATCTCCAGGTAACCGCTTTTACCGGTACCGACGTGACGGTGAAAATCCAGGACTCGGCAGACAACAGCAGCTTTGCTGACGTGACCGGGCTTGCGTTCACTGCGACTACCGCTGCGCACACTACGCAGCGAATCGCCACGGCGAACAACGCGACGATCCGTCGCTACCTGCGCGTGGCCACCACCACCTCCGGCGGGTTCACGAGTGCGACTTTCGCCGTGATGCTCACCCGTAACCAAGTTGCCGGGCAGGTCTTCTGATGACGGTTTCCAGCCCAGAAGGCCAGCGCCTACCGGCCGCCGGGCCGATCGGCGCCTACCAGACATTCCAGATCGCGGTGCCTCTGGAAACCCACTGGCGCCCCGCTACCTGCGAAGAGGTCGGCTGCGAGCAGTTCCTGAACGGGTGGCGCGTGCGCGTTCAGGGGCTGGCCGAGGCTGACGTGTATGCCATCGCCAATTCCGGTCGCAAGTTCGCCCGACTCGACGTCGCCGAGAACGAGACGTGGCTGATGTTCGAACCGGGGCAGTCCTGCTTCCGAGTCTCGGAGCACAGGCTTCCGCTGGGCCGGCCAGAGTTGTTCGTGGTCCGTGACGGTGACTGGCGGGGCAACCCGACCGGCCACGTGTACCAACACAAGCGCGCCGAGGACTGGGTGGATCACTTCGCCACCAACCAGGACAAGATCGCCGAGGCCGTCGAGCGCGGCTAGGCCGCCCCTCTCCCACATTTCTAGACGCCGTCCGGGTTTCCGGGCGGCGTTTCTGTTTCCCGAAGAAGGTGAATGATCTTGGCCAAGACCTCGGGCCTGGCGTGGAGCGTACTTACTGTCGCAGACGCTGCCGCAACGCCCCAAGATATCCGAAATGATGTCACCAACTTCCAATTCGCGACGCCTCGTGCCGTTCAGGACATTACCGGCATCGACAAGTCCGCGAACGAGCGGCTTCTGCTGCTCGCCGACTTCACCATCACCCTGAACGGGGTCTTCAACCCGGCCAGCAACATGAGCCACGACGTCTTCAAGACGATCCCGTCGACCAGCGTCAACCGTGCGGTGGCGATGACGGTGGCCGCGAAAAGCCTGTCGGCGAACGTCGTGCTAACCGACTACCCGCTCACTCGCGCGACCGGCGGCGCCCTGACCTGGGCCGTTCCTGGATCTCTTGCCGACGGCGCAGTCCCTACGTGGTCGTAGGAGTAGGCATGTCGAAGGGCTTCAAGGTCCCGAAGACCACCTACCGCCTCGACTTCGAGGGCACCGAGCTTAACGGGCTCGAAGTTCGCATGACCGGCGGCAAGCTTCGAGACGTCTTCGCCGTCGCCCATCTCCACGGCGTCACAGACGAGAACGCGACGCCAGAAGACATCGAACTTGCCATGTCGCAGTACCAAGACCTGGCCGACCACATCGTCAGCTGGAACCTCGAGGACGACAACGACCAACCCGTCGCGCCGAACCTTGAAGGGCTGAAGTCGCTGGAGATCCGGCACATTCAAATGATCGCCGCCGCCTGGCAGAAAGCGCAGGTCGACATCGCCAGCCCTTTGCCGCACGCCTCCAACAGTTCGTCGACTACGGATTTGTCGATGATCCGGATGGAGGCGATCCCGGAGCGCCTCGCGAGCTGACGCAGGCTAGGGCCATCTGCGGGTTGCTACGGGAGTTCCCCGGCTACACGTACTCGTCGCTGATGGACGAGGACCCGGAGTTCCTGCGCCTGGTGAAGATCGAGGCGATGTGCAAGCGGTCCGAAGCTGAGAGCTGACACCCGAGAGGGGTGGCGGCGATCAGCAATGAGATCGAAATTGTCGTCAAGGTCAAGGACCAGGCGACCGCTGAGATCGCGGCCATCGCGGCAAAGGCCCGTGCGGAGGCCCAAAGCGGCGGGAACGCCGGTGGCGCAGCCATCCAGGTCCCGATTGAGGGTGACGCTTCCAGGCTTGAGCGGGATCTTGCCTCGGCGCTCAAGGCCGACAAGGGCAGCCCGATCACGGTCCCGGTCGAGGCTGATGCCAGCGAACTCGAGCAGGACGTAAAGAACGACGTCGAACACGTCGCGCCCGAACCGATCAAGGCGCCGATCGAAGGCGACGCAGCCAAGCTCGAGGCTGAAGTTGCGGCCAAGACCAAGGCGGTGAAGCCCAACCCGATCAAAGTCCCGGTCGAGGTCGACGCCGACAAGTTCGAGGCTGAACTCCTTGCATCCTTTGCAGAGGGCGAGAAGCACGCCGAAGAAGCCAGCAAGGCGATGAACCAGTCGTTCACCGCGATGCAGACCGGGATACGAGCTCTGCGGGCGGCTTCCGAGGAACTCAAGCCAGCAGCTGAGGCCGCGGACGACTTCGAGACCGAGTTCCGCAAGGCGATGGACGAAGGCGCCCGGGTCTCCGAGGATGCCGACCGGGCGCTTCGGCAGTCTTTCACGTCGATGGAGTCCGGGTCACGGGCTCTACGAGCGGCGGTATCCGATCTTGAGCCGCCGCTCGACAATGCCGGGAAGAAGGCCGCTGAATCCAGCAACGGATTCAGTCTCGCATCTCTGAAGATGGCCGGGCTCATCGCCGGAGCACTTTCGCTCGCGCCGGCGCTGGCAGCCATCCCCGCAGTCACGGCCGCCGTGGTCGTCGGTGCCGGCGCGATGACGCTGGGTTTCGGCGGCGTGGTTTCGGCGCTGAAGGACTACGGCCAGCAGTCCACCGCAAGCGGCCAGTCCGGTGCGCAACTCGCACAAACGGCATTCTCCAACGCGGTCGCTATCCGCAACGCGGAGCAGGCGATCACGGACGCGAAGAAGCAGGCCGCGAGGGCTGCGCAGTCCTCCGCGGACCAGATCTACTCGGCACAGGAACGCGTCGCCCAGTCCGCATACAGCCTGCAGCAGGCCAACCAGACCCTCACCGACTCTGAGAAGTCGTTGATGGACGCACAGAAGGCCTTGACCCAGGCGCAGCTGGACGCGGCGAACCAGCAGAAGGATCTGAACAACAGCGCCGCGGACGCGAACATCGCAGTCCAGCAGGCCGAGCTGAATCTCACACAGGCCCGCGAGAAGCTCGCACAGACCACGAGCAGCAGCCTGTCGACGGACGACCAGAAGAAGCAGGCCGCGCTCGATCTGGCGTCCGCCCAGCAGGCACTGATTGATGCGCAGCAGCACCAGGTTGAGGCGCAGCAACAGGCCGACGCGGCTAACAAATCGGGCATCGACGGCATGCAGGCTGTCGTCTCGGCGCAGAACGCCGTACAGAAGGCCACCGAAGGTGTCGCCTCAGCGCAGCACGGCGTGAAGGACGCGGCACTGGCGCAGAAGGACGCGCAAACCGGCCTCGCTCGCGCAGTGCAGGCCGCGGCGCAGCAGCAGGCAGATTCGGCCGAGGCTGTCCAAAAGGCTGTCCAAAACCTCAAGGACACGCAAACGGAGCAGGCGCTGGCTGCTGCAGCGGCAGCGTCGACCGGTGGCGCGGCGGTTAACAAGTTCGCGCAGGATATGGCCAATTTAACGCCCGCCGGCCGTGCTTTTGTTAATCAGTTGCTGTCCATGAAGGGCGGCTTCGCGCAGCTGAAGGACACGGCTCAGACATCGATCCTGCCGGGTTTCATGCCGCTGCTGGCCGGGATCAGTGCTGCGATGCCCGGGATCAACACCGCGATCGGGCAGATGGGCAAGCTGATTGGCGGCGTTGCGACGCAGTTCGGGCAGTTGCTTCAGGACCCTGCGTTCCGCGGCAAGTTGGGTCAGATCTTCGACGACGGGCTGAAGGCGGCGCAGATCTTCTCCAGCGGCGTTGTGCCGATGGTCCAGGCCGTCGTAGATGCGGTACAGAATGCCGGCCCGATCGTGGAGGGGCTGGCCGGCGGATTTAAGGCGTTGATGACGTCCGGCATCCCGTCGCTTCTGCAGAACCTGGTAACCAGCGGTCAGGGAGCGGGGACGCTGTTTCAAAGCTTGGGGACGTTGATCTCCAACCTGGCCGGCCCGGTCGGCACTATCGCTGGCGCGCTTGCAACAGCACTGGCGCCAGCGGCTCAGGTTTTGGCGTCGCCGCAGGTTGCGCAGGCGTTGCAGTCGGTCGGCGCATCCCTTGCCAAGATCGTCATCACTTTGTCGCCGGTGATTACGATGCTTGCGCAGGGTCTCGCGGGGGCTCTGATGCTTGTGGCGCCGCTGCTGCAGTCTGTTGCCGACTTCATCCAGCGCAATCAGGCATGGCTAGTGCCGTTGGTGAAGGTTCTTACCCTGGCAGCCCTTGCCTTTCTGGCCCTGCAGAGCCCAGTCGTGCTGATCACGGGCGCGCTGATCGGAGTGGCGCTCGGAGTCAAGTACGTGTGGGACCACTTCGATGCCTTCCTCGGGTTCGTGAAGACGTGGTGGCCGGAACTGCTCGCACCGTTCACTCTCGGAACGTCCCTGATCATCGGCCACTGGAACGACATCGTCGGCTTCGTCAAGCTCCTGCCGGGGCGCCTGCTGTCGGCGGGCGGCCACATGTGGGACTGGATCAAGGACAAGATCAACGATGCCTACGGATGGGTGGGCCAGCAAGCCGATAGCCTGGTCAGGCTGGTCGAGGGCCTGCCTGGGCGCGCGGCCAGGGCTGGCTCGGGGCTTTGGGCCTGGGTGAAGCAGGAATTTCTCGTCGCCCTTAACGGCATCGCCGGGGCCTGGAACTCCTTGCACTTCTCGACGCCGAGCTTCCACATCCCGATCCCGTTCACTGACGGCATCAACGTCGACTCCGTCACTGTCGGCGTTCCGTCGATCGGTCCGTTCAGGGCGATCGGCGGACCCCTCGGTAGGGGCGGTTTGGCTGCGGTCATCGGCGACGGCGGCTGGGAGCCGCTGCGCCTGCCGGACGGCACAACCGTGATTCCCCACGCCAACGCGCAGGCAATGGCCAGTTCGGGCGCTCTGGCCTCAGGCGCGACCGGCGTGGCGCTCCTCGTCGAGTGGGTCGGCGGCAACGCTGGCGACGAATTCCTGACGTGGCTGCGCAAGAACATCCGCATTCGCTATGGGTCTGACCCCCATTCGGTTCAGAAGATGCTCGGGCAAAGCTTCTAGTTATGCCGTCTAAGCCAGATTGGTAAGTGATCACCATCCATCGGTATAAGACGTTCAACTCGCCCATGGTGACCACTGCGGCGCCCACGCCAGTCACTACGGGCACGACCATCAAAACAATGCTTCAGTTGGCGACGCCGTCAACACGGCAGTGCCAACTCATTTCGTGGGGCTATTCCATGTCGGCCGTGCCCGGGTCAACTGGTGGCGTCATTGAACTCATCCAGACCGACGTTGCCGCGACCGTCACCGCACACGTGGCATCGGGCGTTGTGCCGCTGGACCCAAATGCACCAGCATCACTGATGACCCTGGGAACATCAGCGACCGGCTATACCGCCACGGCTGAAAACTCGACGACGGCCACGCGCCTACTCGATTTCGATCAGATTCCACCGACGGCGGGTACGGTGCCAACCACGTTCGACTACCAATGGGTACTCGACGAACGCCCCATCATTGCAGTGTCAAAGTTCCTTCGCGTCAGGGTGACATTTGCGGCGGCCGTGAACATGACGTGCTGGCTCTGCTGGGACGAATAATCTGATAGCCACCTGCTAGGCTATGTTCATGGCCGTCCGCATTGGCGAGGAGTACGAACGTTGGACCGTTGTCGAGATCATCTCCAGCAAAGTAGCGAGATGTCGATGTGACTGTGGCACCGAACGGTCCGTGCGTGTTGGCAACCTACGCCAGGGCAAATCGCGATCTTGCGGATGCCTTCAACGTAACGTAGCCATCGCACCCGGGGACCGCTTTGGCCGCCTGACCGTACTTGATACCCCCGCCAGATCGGCAATCAAGTGCCGATGCGATTGTGGCACTGAAATCAACGCCAAGGCTATTCACCTGGTGGCGAAGGCGGTGCTCTCCTGCGGGTGCCTCCGGCGTGAAACTACTAGCAGCAGAGGGAAAAAGAACCGCACCCACGGCCTTTCAAGTCACGAGCTGTATGGCACCTGGACGCGCATGGTTGCCCGTTGCACCAATCCAACCAGTCGGGACTACCACTGCTACGGCGGTCGCGGCATACAGGTGTACGGGCCATGGCTTCAGGTTGCGGTGTTCATCCCAGAAATTGTTTCCCTCATCGGAGAGCGCCCTAAGGGCCTGACCCTCGACCGCATCGACGTCAACGGCAACTACGAGCCGGGAAACGTGCGGTGGGCAACACGGCTCGAGCAGAGCCAAAACCGGCGCCCGAGGTAGCCGAAGCACAACGGGGGTGCTGTGACCAACACCGCAGCACATTTGTCATCATGGGGTTCGCGGTGGCGACGTAACACCCCGAGCCCCATGAACCCGGCCGGCCAGCCATTCGACACCGGCCCGGCCGGACCAATCGGGCTCACCGTCGAGATCTGCTTCGACCCGATCTACGAGGTGTGGACGGACATCTCGCGGTACGTCTACTACCGCGACAAGATCCAGGTCACTCGGGGTCGATCCGACGAGACGACGCAGCCCCAGCCGCAGTCCGCCGCCTTGACGCTGAACAACAGGGACGGGCGTTTCTCCCCCCGCAACGCTGCCGGCTTCTGGTACGGCCTGATCGGACGCAACACCCCGATCCGCATCTCGCGAAAAGTCAACGGATCCGACATCCCCTACTACCGGTTCTGGGGCGAAGTACCGTCCTGGCCCACCACAACCGAAATCTCCGGCACCGACGTCCACACTCCGATCCAGGCCTCCGGGGTCTTGCGCCGGCTCAACCAGGGCAGTCCCACCGCATACTCGGCGTTCTACCGCTCCGTCAGTCTCGGAATCGGCATCTCGAACTGCTTGGCATATTGGCCGTGCGAGGACGGAGCGAACTCCACGTCGCTGGCGTCGATACCTGTGTTCGTCAGCCCGGCAACAGGTCCAATGGTCCTGTCGGGGCAGACGCTTCCACAGCTCGCGTCGTTCAGCGGCTTCATCTGCTCCAGTCCGCTTCCGCTGCTCTCGGGCAGTACGTGGACCGGTGCCATTCCAGCGGACACCATCGGCGGTGCCGCTAACCCCGCTAACGTGCTGCGTTTCCTGTTGGGTGTCCCCAGCACCGGCGCCTACGACACGGCTGTCGTTGCGCGCCTGTTCACCACGGGCACGGTTGCGCGCCTGGACGTGCAGTACGGGGTCCTCAACAACGGATCGCTCCAACTCGCCGGATACGACAAGTCCGGTACTCAGCTGTTTGCCACCGGCTACGGATTCACAAGCCTCGACAACACTCCGATCCGCGTATCCATGGAGATGGTGCAGTCAGGATCGACCGTGGTCTGCAGCCTCGTCATTCTCGCGGTGGGGGCCACCGGCGGTACCTTCATGCAGCACACCGTTACCGGGGCAACGCTCGGGGCGGCCACCGGCGTCGTCATCAACCCCGACGGCCACCTCAACGACACCGCGGTAGGGCACATCACCTACCAGGACGACTATGAATCGCTGTTCAACCTGTCGAGCGCCCTCAATGCTCAACTCGGCGATTCCCCGTTCGACCGGTTCGCGCTTCTGTGCTTTGAAGAGCCTGGGGTCTTCGCCTCAACCGATTTCGACAGCGTCTTCTCCGACACCACCGTCACCATGGGCTACCAACTGCCTGATGCGTTCCCGGCGCTGGTCCAAGAGGTTATGGATACTGACGGCGGCATCCTGCTGGAGGCTCGGGATCAGAACCAGCTGCTGATGCGCCAGCGGGTTTCGATGTACAACCAGACGCCGAAGCTCACGCTGGACTTGGCGCAACATCAGCTTTCCGCGCCGCTCGCGCCCGAGGACGATGACCGCTTCACCCGGAACCTGATCACGGTCACCAGAGTTAACGGGTCCTCCTATCGGACGTCGCTTACGTCGGGCGCACTGTCTACGGCAACTCCGCCCAGCGGCGTGGGGACCTACGAAAGCACCATCTCCCTGTCACTCGGCACTGACGCGCAGACCATCGACCAGGCCGGCTGGCGGCTGATGATCGGCACCACCGACCGGGAACGGTACCCGCAGATATCGTTGAACCTGCGCCACCCGACGTTCACCTCCAACCCAACACTGACGCAGGCAGTCCTGAACGTCGAAGTCGGCGACACCATCCAGTTGGTGAACCTGCCCTCGTGGCTCCCAGCGGACCCGGCGCTGCTGATCGTGCAGGGCTACAGCGAAACCCTCGGCATCTACGAGCACGACATCACCTTCAACTGCTCGCCGGCGGATCCGTACCAGATCGCGATCCTGGAGGACCCCGTGCTCGGGCACGCCGACACCGACGGATCTCTGCTCGCGCACACCTATCCACTCGGCACCGAAACCACCATCCAAGTGGTGACAACCGGCGCCGCAACCGGGTCGCCGCTGTGGACCACCAACGCCGGCGATTTTCCGTTCGACATCGCAGTCGGCGGCGAGCGCATGACCGTCACGAACATCACCGGGTCGTCGAGCCCCCAGACGTTCACGGTGACACGTTCAGTAAACGGTGTCGTCAAGAGCCAGGCAGTGGCGACCGATGTCCGGCTATGGCAGCCGATGGTCCTGAGTTTGTAACGGAGGACCAACTTGGGCATCCCTTTCGCCGCAGGTCAGCGCATCCTGGCGTCAGATCTGAACCTGGCAACGCAGCAGGCGGCATGGACTTCGTACACGCCAGCATGGACGTCCAACGGCACGGCTCCCGCGCTCGGCAACGGCACGGTCGTCGGCTACTACGCAAAGGTCGGGCGCCTGGTCACCGCCAAGATTGAAATGAACTCAGGGTCGACGACCACCTTCGGTACCGGCTACTACTCGTGGTCGCTGCCGTTCACCGCGGCGGTAACCAGCGTCCCGACGAACCAGTTCGCACACTCGGGATCGATAGCCCTGTCGACTTCTGGCTCGGCCGTTTTCTACACATCCACGGCTTTCATCAGTCAAGGTTCGCCGGCGGTCGTCAATGGCCTGGTTAACGGCTCTGGCAACTTCCTTGGCGCTACGAATCCGGCGACGTTCTCCGGCTCGGGGGTGCAGTTCTGCATCACCATCACCTACGAATCGACGTCCTAATGCATCGACGCTTGGTCCGCGCACTGGCTACTGTCCTGCTGCTGCTTGGCGTTGCCGCGCCCGGGCCGCCAAGCACCGTGCGCCTTGCGACGCCGACGACGACCTCGACGGTCTCCGGCTGGACTTCGACGTGGAACTCGGCGCTCGGCTACGCGCCGGCCGTCGGCGGCTGGAATAACCAGACGCTAAGGATGGTCATCAGGACAAGCCTTGGCGGCTCAGAGCTTCGGCTGCATCTCTCGAACCGTTTCGCGTCGAGTCCGGCGGTCATCGGCCACGTCACCATCGGCACGCAGATGAACGGCGGCAGCACGCAGGAGACTGTCCCGCTGGATGTGACCTTCGGCGGCTCGACGGCGCTCACGCTCGGCTCCGGCGCCTCCGCAGTGTCGGACCCGATCCTGCTTGCGACCGCCCCGGCCACGCGCCTACTGGTGAGTATTTACGTGCCGCCCGGCGCGAACATGGTCACGTCGCGGCATGACGTCGCCGAGGAGACGAACTTCAACTCGAACGGCGGCGACGCGAGCACCGCGCAGTACTACCCGACCAGCAACACGTTCGGGTTCTACGCCCTCCTTGACGGCTTGGATGTCCCGGCCGCCGCGCCTTCAACGGTCGTGGCGATCGGCGACTCCATCACCGACGGCCTGCACACCGACTCCGACACCGACACCCGCTGGCCGGACTACCTTGCCGCGCGCGCGGCAGCGGCCGGGCTGGCCGTAACCGACCAGGGCATCAGTGGGTCCGAGGTCACCGTCGACCAGAGCTTCGCGCTGTCCGAGCTTGACCGCTGGCAGACGGACGTCCTTAGTCAGCCGGGCGTCTGCGCAGTCATCGACGCGGGCGGGATCAACGATCTGCGCAGTGGGGTGTCCGCGGCAACGCTAATCGCCGCGAAGCAGAGGCTCATCGCCGAGTCTCACGCGGCAGGCCTGCGGTACTACCTAACGACCCTGACCTCGGATGCGGGCTCTACCGGCAGCAGCGGCACCGAGGCCGCACAGTGGGCCGTCTTCAATCAGTGGGTGCGTGGAGGTGCCACGGGCGCCGATGGTTACTTCGACTTCGACGCAGCGGTAGACGCCGGGGGTGCGCTGAAAGCGGTTTACGACTTCGGCGATCATCTGCATCCGAACTCGGCGGGCGCAGCGATGCTCGCCAACGTTGCGACGGGATTTTAAGGCGCACGATCTTGGAGCGCCGCGCTTATACCGCCTTTTGGCCACTCCGCCCCTTCAGCCTCTCGGGGTGGAACTCCCGCATGTAGTCCAACCACGACGGTGGGTCGGCTGTGCGACCAAGGGCGAAGTCAACCGACCGTTCCAGGTGCCACAGGCCAGGTGTTTGGCCGCTGGCCCCGATCTCCACCCTTTTCTCCGGTGACAGCTGGGCCGGGTGGAATGGATTCCGACTCAGGTTGGCGAGCCACGCGCGATGCTCCAGCGCGTCCTCAATTCTCAGGTACGCCACGATTCCGCCGTACACGACGAATAGCGGCGCGACCAGGGCGACAAGGTTGAGCACCGTATCCGCGTCCATGAGCGCCACCCCCTATCAGCATTCTGCTACCGGAGACCGGCTTGCGGGGCTGACAACGCAAACGAAGTACGACAAGGGGGCGTTGTGACTGCTGCGCACGATCAGATGCAGACCCTGCACATCCTGTCCCACGTGCCTGAGCACGCCCCGCGCGAAGGCGATCCGCACTACCACCTGTTCGAGCAAGCCAAGGCACGGATCAAACGCCAGGGGCTGTGGAAGTGCGTCATCGCCGACGACCTGTGTGGTGGCCCGGTAGCCCTTCACCATTCGCATGTTGAGTTCTCGCAGATCAACGCCGTGGATGAGCACAAGGTGGAGCAGGCGCTGGGGCTGCACTTCGAGAACGACGAGGCGTTCCAACTGTGGGTTGAGGGTCCCGGGAACCTCGAAGTTTTGTGCCGGAATCATCACACTTCGCACTACGGCGTTCACGTCGTGCCCGCAGCCCTGTGGGAGGCGATCCGGTTCCATCGTGCCGGAGCCCCCGCAGCGGCAGAGTTCGTCGCGGCCAAGGACCTTCCGAAGTGACCAGTCGCACCTGGGTGGCACCCGCCGTCTTCGGCGCCTTCGACGGGCTTACCTCGTCACTCGGTGTACTACTTGCCCTCGCCGGCCAGCCGCACCTTGTGCTGCCGACCGCCGTTGGCGTTGGCTCCGCGGAGATGGTCGGCATGGCGGCCGGCCAGTGGCAGTCCGACAGTGAGGATGGGCCGGGCGCCGCGGTTGTCATCGGCGTGGCTACCGGCGCCGGTTGCGTACTACCTGCCGTACCGTTTGCGGTCGTGCCGCCAACGGCTGCGGCAATCGCTTCAGCCATCCTGGTGCTGGCGGTGACCGCGGCGATAGCCCGGTCGCGCGCGGATCGCGGCCGGGTCCGCGCCGCCGTCGAGTCCTACGCCATCCTGGCCGCAACAGCCGTGGTCGTGCTGCTCGTGCACCTGCTCACACCGGGCGGTGGTGCATGACCTGGCTGACGCACATCCTCGGGCTCGACAACGCGAGCGGCGTGCCGTACTTGGCGTGGTCCGGAGTGGGCGGCGACCTTGGATATCTGGCAGTCGTCGGAGCCCTTGTCGCGCACTACAAGCGGCACACCTGCCACGTGAACAGCCCGCGGTTCTGCTGGCGCCCCGGCACCCATTCGGTCGAAGGCACCCCCTTCCGCGCGTGCCGCCGTCACCACCCCACGGTGCCGGACCAAATCTCCGCAGCTCACATCGCCAAAGCCCACGCCGAACAGGCGGCAAGGAGTGCCGAGCAGTGACGATCTTCTTCCCGGATATCTCCTCCTACGAATCTGGCCTGACGATCCAGCCCGGCACCGTTGCGGTCATTGCGAAGGCCACGGAGGGCACGTACTACCGGGACGCCGAGTACTCAAATTTCGAACAGCAGGCGGCGAAGGTCGGCGCGATCTTCTCGGCCTACCACTTTCTCAAGGCTGGCAACGCCTCAGCGCAGGCCGACTACTGCCACGCGATGGTGGGCTCGACGCCGGTCATGCTGGACGTGGAAACCGAGGGCGCGTCGAAGCCGACGGTCACCGACGTCGCGACATTCATCGCCCGCATGCACGTACTCGGCGGCAGGGTGTGGGGCGCTTACATCCCGAAGTGGTACTGGCAGCAGGTCGGCGGCGACCTGGCGTCGCTCGGCGTGGCCGTGGTCTCGTCCAGCTACGCCGCGTACTCCGACACCGGCCCCGGCTGGGCCCCTTACGGCGGCATCACCCCGACGGCCTGGCAGTACACCGACAAGCAGCCCTACGGCGGCCAGACCATGGACTTCAACGCCTACCGCGGCACCGTAGCCGAGCTGGCCGCGCTCATCAACGGCACCGGCACTCCCTCCCCTTCAACCTCTTCTGGAGCCGACATGGCCCTGACGGACGTCGTTCATTTCTCCCCCGAGTTGGTGAAGCGCTACTCGGAACTGGCTGGCGAGGGCTTCGGCACTTCAGCCCCGCTGGAAACGGTGCTGGGCTGGATGGCCGGCCGCGTCGCCCACCTCGCCGACACGCAGGACGCCGTCGTCGAGGCCGCGGTGGCGCCGGTCAAAGCTGAGCTGGACCTGGTCAAGTCGGCGATCGCCGCACTCCCGGACCTGATCAACACGCACGTCGCGAACGGCGCGACCGCCGAGCAGATCGCTTCTGCGGTGATGCACCACCTATCCGCCGACGCCGCAAACGGCTAACCGCGGCACGGGACTACATGGCATCACACGGACTGCTCGCTTCGGCAATGCCGATTCTGTCCGCAGCGGGAGGGCTGTCCGGGATCGCCGCGGTCGTCACCCTCGTATACAAGCGCCGAGAACAGAAACAAGCCGACCGCGCCGCCGCCAGCGCCGAGCAGTACCGCGAATTCGAAGCCGCGCGGGAGTTGACCACCACCGCCCTGAGCCTGCTGGACCCGGTGAAACGGGCCCTCGGCGAGGCTGAAGAGCGCATCAAGGCTTTGCAGAGGCAAGTGGTCGACCTGGAAACCGCCGCGGCGACACTCACCACCGCCATGGAGGCACTGGCTGCCGCGTCCCAAGCGGAGCGGGCCGAGCTCGAGACCAGGCTGGCGGAAGTCACCGCCGAACGGGACGCGGCAACCACGAAGCTCGGTGCGGTCACCCAAGAGCGTGACGAGCTCCTGGTAAGGCTTGCGGCCCAGGACGCGGAACTCGACGCGCTACGGCGCCAAACCCACGGCAGCGCCGCATGAGGGAGAGAGTCGTGCCGTTTCGTCTGCACCGTCACCACTCAAACCTCGCCGCAGCCGAGCGCCGACGCCTCGCGGCGCCGCTGGAGCGGGTCCAGGAGCGGCTTGCAGACCTCGGTACCGACCTCGACACCCTCGCAGCCGATGTCAGCAGCGTCGCGTCGCGGATGCGGCAGATGGCCGAGCAGGTCGCGAACCAGACAGGAGGTGCTGGCGATGAGTGACGACGAGCACGAGGCGGCTACCGACGCCGAGAGGCTGGCTGCGGCTGCCGGCCTGGTGTCGCACAGCACCGAATCGCTGGTCGACCAGATCGCTGGGCTGCGGAAGGATTTCCGTACCGCCCGCGAACAGGCCGAGGCCGACCTTGAAGCGGCGAAGCAGCAGGCGGCTAAGGACGTCGCCACCGAGCGGCGGGACCGGCGCCGCGCCGGCTGGAAGTTTGCGCTCGTCGTCTTCGTTGACGTGGTGCTGTCTGCGGCGTCGCTGGGGCTGTATGTGGACCAGCGCAGCACCGAGACCAAGCTGCACGAGACCCAGGTCGCGGTGTTGTGCCCGCTATACAGGTTGTTCGCACAGGCGATTGCCGCGCCGCGGGTTGGGGAGACGGCACAACAGAAGGCGACACGCCTGGCCGCGGCCGGCCCGATCCGCAACGGATACATCAAGCTCGGCTGTTCCCCGCCTCTTCCCCCGCCTCCGCGCTGATCCCGCATGGCCCCAACCGGCCCCCTCACCTGGTTCCCGCCGGGTGAGGGGGCCGGTTTTCGCGTTCCCTACCGCAGGTGCTCGGCCAGCGTGTCGCGCAGGCCTTCCCAGGGGTACGGGTCGTAGCCGGAGCCGTGCGGCAGGAACCTTACCTCGGCCAGACGGCGCACGTGCTGGGCAAACGCCGGATGCCTCCGCAGCACGTCTTTCGCCCATACGTGCGCCACGACCGGCACATTGGTTCCGATCTGCTCGTTCAACAGCCCGACCGCCGCATTGTCGTTGATCAGCAACGCCCACTTCGCCAACGTGTTCACCGTCAGCGGCACCACCGCCACCGCATCCGGCGGCGGCACGGCAGACCTCGGCTCACCCGCACGCCGGGACTCCACGCGCACCAGATGCCCGCTCGCCTCAGCAACCGCAGCCAGGTCAACAAACCCGGCGGTGGAGGCTGGGGTGCACGTCACCCACACATCCCACCCAGCCTCACGCAGCACCCTCACACCCTCGTGCAGGCTCATAGCAGGCGGCGCGGCGCAGGCGACCAGATACAGGACAGGCATCCGCCCATCCTGCCGCACTGCCCGCGCCAGGGGTGCGCCAGGATCCCGAACTGCGACACGGCACCGATACTGAACAACGTGACCCCCGAATCGGACAACCCCAGCGACGGACGACGCGTTCGGCGCCTGCGACGACGCGCCGGACTCACCCAGGCCGAGTTCGCCTCCCACATGGGCCGCTCCCAAGCCTGGGTATCCGGCGTGGAAAACAGCCAGATCGCCCTGGACTCGGTCGAACTCATCAACCGCGCCGCCCGGGTGCTGCGAGTCGAACCCGGCGAGATCACCGGCAACCCGCGGCTGCTGCCCTCCCCGCTGGCCGAAAGAGCCCAGGCTGCGATCTGCGGAATCCGGCGTGTCGTACAGCGGTTCGACCTGCCACCTGACTGGCCCGTGGACCCGCGCCCCCAATCAGGGTTGGCCGCATCCGTCGCACACCTGACCGCGCTGCGCCGGCGCGCCCGCTACGCCGACCTCGGCGAGCAAGTACCCGACGTCATTCGCGAAATCCACGCCGCAGCAGCCCACGCCGACGGCACCACCGCCGAGGGCTTGTACGCGCTGCTGGCCATGGCCTACAAGGAAGCCGACGCCGTCGCCCACAACCTCGGCCACAACGACCTCGCCACCCTCACCGTCGAGCGGATCCGCTGGTCCGCCGACCGGGCGGCCAGCCCCGACATCGCAGCCATCGGCGACTACCTGCGGGTACGGGACTTGTGGGCGAACCGGCTGTACGACGACGCACTGCTGGTCATCGAGCAGCGCCTGAACGCCGCGGACATCGACGACACCGTTGCCGGGTCGCTGCTGCTGCGCGGCGCCATCACCGCGGCCCGCGGCGGATCAGCGGACACTGCGCGCACCTGGATGGAACAGGCCCACCGGCTCCTCGACGACGGCGTCGGCCCGGACCGGTACGAATTGACGTTCACCGCCGCGAACATCGCCATCCATGACGTCGCCATCGCCGTCGAAACCTTCGACAGCTCCCGCGCGCTCGCCCTCGATGCCGCCACCTGCGCACCGCAGACCGCGCCCCCGTCGCGGCACGCCCGGCACCGCCTTGATGTCGCACGGGCCTGCGTCTACCACGGCGCCTACGAACGCGCCGTCACCGAGATCGAAACCGCCGAACGCCTCGCACCCCTGATGATCCGCAACAGCCCGCACGTGCCGCAGGTCATGCGGACCCTGCTGGAGCGCCGCGGCGGCAAGGAGAGGGTACGGCGTCTGGCCGCACGGCTGAACCTTGGCTGAGCACGACATCAGCCCGGTTGATATCGGCAGGTCAACCGCGCTCTACGGTGCGGAAATGAACACGCCGACGCAGATCACGACCAGATACGGCCATGTTGAAGGCGCCTTCAACGGCGATCGTGCGGGCATTGACGCTGCCTACGCGTTCGTGCGCAGCGCCATCGGGGACACACCTGGCGCCGAACTCGTCGGCGATGTGCTGCTGATCCTCGCCGGCAACGCGGTGCTCCACTCCGATACCCGCCTCGGCGGGCAGTTCCGGGTCCAGGTCGCATCCCTGCGCGGACACTGGAAGGTGCGGATCGACGACGACGGACACGCGACCGGGTCTCCGCACCTTGTCGGCTCCGAACGCGGCGAGCCGCTGCACGGGCTGGCCGCGCTGAACGCCGCCGGGGTGCAATGGACGCTTCCCGGGGATGGCGCGATCCTCGCCGAGATCGACTGCCCGCTGCCGGATGAGACCCCGGCGGACCTGTCGGTGCCGGCCAAGCGCGCGGCTGCCTCGATCCTCTGATGGGACCGGGAACGCGCTCACATCGCCCTCACCGCCGCGGTCATCTCCGCATCCCGGGCGATCCCGAACTCCGCCACCGGCTCCAGCGCCTCCATCAACGCCAGGCCGCAGTCAGTCAGCGCATAGGAGGTGCGCCGGCCCACCTCCGCCGGGATCTGGACCACCAGGCCCATGCGCTGCAGCATGTCCAGACGGTCCGCGAGGATCGAATCCACCAGGTGACTGGACACCACATCGGGGCTGGTGTCAGCAGCCGCATTGACGACCCCGATGATCCGGTACGGGCGCAGCGGTCCGCGAGTCAACGCGGCCAGAGTCGCAAAAGTCCACTTCGGGCGCAGCACCACCCCGAACAACACCGCCGTCGCACGGCGCCGCAGCCTCTCCTCCGCCACCTCGTCACTGTCCCCGGGGCTGCGCATCGGTATCGGCTCGCGGAGGTCCAGGTGCTGCTGCATCCGGGCACACCGCACCAGCCAGCGGTAGCGCTCCCGGCCGTAGGCGGTCGCATCGGTAAGGCTGTCCAGCATCTCGTACCCGAGCGCGGTCAGCGAGTACTCGCGGCGCCGGCCGACCAGCGGCCCGGGTTCGATCAGTCCGCCGCGAGTGAGGGTCCCCACGTGCCGGGTGACGGACTTGGGATAGACCGTGTGCGGGCCGAAGACGGGTACGTTCACTGAGCGTGTTGCTTTGAGAACGCCGACGATCTCACTCGGTGACATCGGCTGCGCTCTCAGTAACACCAGAACGGCGTAAAACCATCGGTCCCGCAGCCAGTCCACAGTCATGCCGCAGCCGCGAAAGTGCTCACAGTCCCACAGCAACGCCTCGCTCCCCTTCCCCCCGAGTCTGGCCGAAAAGCGTTATGCGCGCTGTACGACGAGCTACACCCCTCGCTAGTTGCTCAAAGCTTTGATTCATCACCCGTATGGGTGACACGGGTGCCCCAACCTGGCCCTACTGGCAAACGATCACTTCTTTTTTTGTCCGTGGTTTCGGTCTGGATCACGAGGTAAAACGCTCGTAAAGTGCTGAGTCTCAGGGTGACCTAGCCACGGGCCATCAACACCGCGACGGAAGCGCTGACCTCATGAGCCCAGCTCAACCAGCCCCCGAACCGACCCGGACCAAGAGCCCACAAGGCCGGGCACGCCGTCGGTCAAGGGCTGCGGAATCCGAATCCCCGCTGTCACACTTACGGCGGCGCTTCATCCGCGCCGCGTGCATCGCCGGCGGCGGCTATCTGGCGGTCATCGCCATCGACGTCGTGTTCCCTTCGGCGCTTACGCTCAAGGAGACCATGGGCCTGGAATTCAGCATCGGGTTCCTGGGCGTACTGCTGACGCTCGTTGCGATCGGACTGTGGTTCCTCACGCAAAACACCACCTACACCCTGTCGCTGCTGGACATGATCGACGCAGCCAATAACGCGGGCAACGTGGCGAAGTCCAGAACGCCTGCCACCTTCCCAATCCCACGGCAAGGCAGTGCGGCGGCAACTCCGATACCGATCGAGCGGGGGCATCAGGTGCGGCAACAGCGAGCGCATCGGGCCGGGTGATTCAGAGGGTACGTGCACGGCCCGTGCGCAAGAAGATGATCACCACGTGTGCACGAATAGTGCACGTGATCAAGAAGAGAGGCGGTGCGCATCGGCGCACCGCCTCTCACCTGCCGTTTAACGTGGGCGATACTGGGATTGAACCAGTGACCTCTTCCGTGTCAGGGAAGCGCGATGCCCAGGTCAGAACGTTGAGGCTGGCCAGAGCGCTGCATCTTTGTCCACGGATGTCCACTCGTGTCCAGCGCTGTCAACCTGGCTCTGTGCATGAATCGTGCACGACTTCGATCACCTTGAGTCATCATGTTCTTGATGCCCGTGCATCCACTTCCGACATGCTCGGGCGCTGAAGCGCTGCCAAGCCGGTCTCGCCCCAGAGGTCAAGAATGGCCTGATGCTTGGTCGGATCAAGATGGGCGTACCGCTGAGTAGTTGAGTACTTCTCGTGCCCGAGAAGGTCCTGCACCCGGTACAGGTCGATCCCGCCCATCACCAGCCACGAAGCCGCCGTGTGCCGCATGTCGTTCGGGCTGCCCCGCCGCACCTTGTGTGCTGCGATTTCACACAGCACAGGTTCACCCTGGTCGTCGAACTCTCGGCAGTCGCACATTCGCGCCGCCGTCAGCGCGGGGTTGAAGACGCGGTTGCGGAAGTTGTTGTCGTTGAGGAAGCCGCCGCCCGGGGCAGTGAACACCATGTCCGACCGATCCTTGCCGTAGATCTGTCGCTCAAAGCGCTCCACCAGGAACGGCGCGATTGGAAGCGTGCGGTAGGACTTCACGGTCTTCGGGTAGTCCCGAAGCCTCCCGTCGACCGCGACCCGGACGATGTGGGCCAGGCGAAGCTTCAGGTCGATGCAGTCAACCTTCAGGCCGGCGAGCTCCTCAATTCGAGGACCGACGTGCATGTCGAACTCCACCAGCAGTTTGTACGGCTTCCCGGTTGCCGCAACGATGGCGGTGGCTTCCTCGTGGCTCCAGAAGAACGGTGGCTTGCGAGGTGCCTGCGGTACGGCGAGGCTGCGTGCGGGGTTCGTGATGATGCGGCCCGTGTCGACGGCGTCGCCAAGCATCTTGGACATCAGCTTGGCGATGTTGATGATGGTCGGGATCCCAACTGCCGGGTCCTTAACGAGATCTTTCACCCACCCCTTGATGTCCTCGCGGCCAACCTCCAGCTCTTCGAGGGTCCACTCGCCATAGCGGGGCTCAACCCAAACGCGCCAGGTCGAGTCCTCGCGGGCCTCGGTTAGGTCGGCCACGACACGACCTTTCAGCCACTCCTCGTGCCAGGCCGACAGCTTGATGCGTCCGCGGCGGGGGTCTCGGAAGCGCCCGTTCTTCTTGGCCGCTTCCTGATCGTTAGCCCACCGCTCAACCACAGCCCTGTCGGGGTCGGTGTAGGGAATCCGCTCACCCTTAACGTAGACAAGCGCCTGCCAGTTGCCCGAGGGAAGTTGCCGGATGGTTGCCACTGCGGCCCCCTGTGGTTGTCGATGACCTGCTTTAACGGTAGCGGCAGCATCAGACGGAGTCAGGGCCTTCGCTACTACGAGGCTTGATCCTCTTCATTCTCGATACTGCGAAAAAGGGCACCGTCCTCCCGAGCACCTTCCATCGCCGCCCGCTCGTTTCGGCGGTACCGCTCAAGAATGGTCTTGCGTACCCTCAGGCTGAGATCGGTCCAGCTCATAATCTCCTGCGCGCGAGGGTCGGAGATCACTTCATCCGCTTCGCCAACGCCGAGCAGCTCTAGCAAGCCGTGGTGACCAGCCGCACGCATGGCTTCAACCGGCGGCCGGCCAAAGAAGAGCGCAGCTCGACCGGCAGTGTCGGCGTCCGGAGCCTTCGTTGCCCCATCGCGCCACTTGCTAATGGCGGAGGGTGTTACTTTGGCTGCTTTTGCAAGGTCTTGCTGCTTGGCTTCGGGATGTGCCGCGAACTGGGCATTCACCCAAGCCGGCCAGGTGGCTTTGCTGTCCGGCGCGCCGCCGCTGCTTGTCATGCGCCATTCCATTCGGTCGCGTGTCGTAAGCACCCTATCCCCTAAAAGTTGCCTGTAGGCAATTTTCCTTGCCGACACTCCGCGCCATGCCCTACGCAACCTAGGCGTCACGGCGCGTGATGACCAGTATCAGGCCACGAATTTCCTGCTCGCTCGGGAGCATCCGTACCCTGCGCGCCCCATTTTCAAGAGTGGTTGTGATCATGACTACGTGGCTGTAGTGTCGTGCACGACAGAAAAGGTTGCCTGTAGGACACGCGACCGAAGGCCTGTAGAACCGAGGACGGCCGATGCCAATCCGCCCCATCCCGCGCTACAAGCTCCTCCCGAACGGTCTCGACAACATCGTCGACAGCGACCCCGAGAATCTTCGGAAGGGCAACGGCGCACCGAACGTCGCCGCGATCGCCCGCGCCGCCGACATCAACAAGAGCGCCTTCAACCGCTTCGTCAAGGGCAAGCGCCCCTGGGCCGGGTACGGCACCGTCCAGCGCGTATCGACCGTCGTCGCCGAGGCCCGTGACATCAGCGTCGAAGAGGCTCAGCGCATGATCTTCGTGCCCGTGGAAGACGCGGTGGCGGCATGACCGCGACAACCCGCGAGGCGCGGAACGCCGCAGTGAAGCTCCTCACTATCCCTGAGGCAGCTGAGCGGATGGGAGTCAGCCGCTCTCACGTCTACAACCTGATCGGGGCTGGCGAACTGGAGTTCGTCAACGTCGCCCTTCGCAAGAACGGACCGACGAAGAAGCGGGTCACCGAAGCCGCGATCGAAGCGCTGTGCGAATCCCGCACCAAGCGACACCCGCGGCGGCGACTCGTTCGGGGGGCTGCGCTGTGAGCGCCAAGAAGCGTCCCAACATCCATAACCTCCCGGCGGCGGTGTACCGACTGTTCGACGAGCACGGCGTCCTACTGTACGTCGGCGCGTCCTACGACCCCAATGCACGCATCAAACGCCACATGGCGAAGTCGTGGGGATCGGAAATCGCCCGCACCAAGGTCAGCTGGTACGACGATCGCCGGACAGCCTTCGGTGTCGAAGCCATTGCGATCCGCGAGGAAGATCCGCGGTACAACCGCGATTCGCCCAACCCGCAGTCCTTCGAGGTGACCGGCATCCCAAGCGAGGCCGACTACGACCGGTGGGACGAAGACATCGTTCGCGCCCTAACGGAACTCGGTCACTAGCACCTTCAACGCGTGAGGGCGATCAGCCGGCGGCCACCAGCCAATCGCCCAGATCACGCAGCACCGTCACGAGATCAATCACTGCACTCAGGAAGAAGGTGACGGAATTGCGCTGGTTCCAGCGTAAGCCCCGTTCGCACCGCAAGACCAATCGCAACGACTTAACGGTCGTTTCTCGCCAGCCGCAGACCGCCGTGGTTCACGCGGTCGAGAAGCTGCCGTCGCTCCCGCCCGGGACGATGCCGCAGCGCACGGTGGAACTGCCGAAGCTTCCGCCGCGCACCGCCCCGACGCCGATGCCGTCGAGGGCCGAGTTGGACGAGGCGGCAAAGCGTCTAACGAGCTCGTTCAGCGGCCACTTCCGGCTCAAGGGCAACGTGCCGCTGTTCCGCGACGACATGACGTTGGACGAGTTCGACGAGCAGCGCACGGAGCGTTTGCGTCGCCTCCAAGACCTGTCGAAAGCGTGGCCGGACGCGCACGGCGTGAACTTCGGCGACCATCACGGTCCGAAGACGCTGGTGTTCTCCACCACCGACTACCCCCGGTTCAGCGACGGCACCGGCTCGATCCCGGCGGTGAAGCGATGAGCGTTCTCACCGACCGGTTCATGCTGAACACGCACGCCGCCGGCCACAAGCTCCTGTTCTCCGCGATCGACGTCGCCGCGAAGGTCCACACCCTGCTCCCTGACGGCGTGACCTTGAGGGCCTGGACGCTGCTGCCGTGCGAGGTCGCCGGCGAGGTGGTGTCGCTGGACGACAAGACCGCGATCGGCTGGATTGTTTGGCTCTCACAGCAGCCGGACTGGCGCTTCGAGGAGAGCCTGCTGAAGCACTCCAACTTCCTGCCCGAGCCCTATGCCGTCATCGCCGCGATCACCGACGTGGACGGCATGCAGGTCCGGATCTGGGCGCACGTCACGGCCGAGTCGCAGAAGGCGACGGTCCCGACCATCACGTCACAGAAGGCCGCGGTCTCGACCGTAACCAAGGAGAAGGGGGAGGCGGCATGACGACCATCTTGGAACGCGCCGAAGAGTTCGCCGCCATCCTGGACGACGCCCGCAGCGAGCGGCCGTGGCGTCACGGCACCTCGGTCACCACGCGCTGGTTCGACGGGGACATGCTGGACGAGGGTTCTGCCTGGATCAAGGCCAACTCGGACATCCTGCCGTACAACATCGACGCGTCGTGGCGGCAGATGGACAACGGTCCGCTGTTGACGCTGCGGGCGCGGAACGTCAAGGACGTGGCCGTGCTGCTGGCCTCGGCCTACGCACTTTCGGACCGTTTCGGCGTGGGCGTGTCGACGTATCAGCCGTCGCGCCTGGGCACGATCGGCGTGACGGTGGAGCGGATCTCCACGAACGGTTTCCGGGTCGGCGGCCTGCGGATTGACTTCTCCGGTTCGGCACGGACGGCGGTGGCGTCATGACCGCCGTTCTGGACACACGGACCCTTCCCGCTCTCGTCGAGCCTTCGGGCGCGCAGGTGATGCAGGACTGCGCCGAGGCTCTGGCCGATCCGTCGCTAATCGACGCGGTCTCCTCGTTCCTGGCCATGCACGAGGCTGCGGCCGAGGCGTGGGACCGGGCTCGCGCGGCGGATGCCGGCGGCTGGGGCGGTTTCGACGATGAGGCGGAGCGCCTGTCCGGTGAGGCCAAGGTCGCGTGGATGAAGATCGCGGTGGCTCGGTCGCGGCATGGCCTGTTCGTGGCGGACGAGGTGCTGGAGGTCGGCGCCGACTACTACGTGGGCCGGCGCCGGGCAGCCGGGCAGCCGGTGGTGCAGTCCGGCCCGTGCGACTGGTCGAGGGGGCGGTGAGCATGAGCACCCCACTGCCGCACCGCGTCCCGGGCGCCGCGCTCGTCGGCCCGCTGCCGACTGTCGGCTTCCATGACGGCTCGCGTGTCGTGTACTCGCCGCCGAAGGACACCATGGATGTCCGCTGGGAGACGTGCGTCCACCACCGTGTGGCCTGCGACTGCCGCGAGGCAGAGCACGCCGAGACCGTCAGCGAGCTGCGCCACGAGATGCGCAGGGTCGAAAAGGCGTTCGCCGAGATCCTCAAGGGCCATCAGACCTGGGCGTACACCGCTACGGGCGAAGACGAGTTCGCACAGTGCCAGTGCACCGGCTGCCAGATCGTGCGGCTCGCCGATGCCGGGCTGCGTTCGTACTCGCAGATCGGGCGCGAGCGTGAGGCTGCCGGGCTGCCGTGGACGATCGGTGGTGAGGAGTGACTCCCAAGGAAGTACAACTCGGCGAGATTCGCCGGCAGATCGCCGACTGGCGCAAGGACGCCGCCGGCAGCCGCAAGCGGGCGGCCGAGCTCCGGAAGCACGCCGACGAGAACGACTCCGAGGCCGCGCACGCCGAGGAGATGGCGCGCCGCTGGGAGGTCGTCCACGACGCCGTCCGGTTCGGCGTGGTGCCGAACCTGGACGGCTGCACCGGCCCGAACACCGAGGAGGTGCCGTTCTGATGACCATTACTACGGACGCGCCGCTGAAGTTCGAGGACTACACGGTGACCGGCCCCGGCGTCTACGACATCCCGGAGGACGTGTATCACGCCGACCCCGTGCCCGGCGGCTCGCTGTCCAGTACCGGCGCCCGGCTGCTCGTGGAGCCGGGCGGCCCGGCGAAGTTCGCCTGGGCGCGCAGCCACGGCAAGCTGCCCACCGAGGCTATGGAGTTCGGCACCGCGGCGCACCACCAGATCCTCGGTACCGGCGCCGAGGTGGTGCCGATCGACGCCGAGAACTACCAGACAAAGAAGGCGCAGCAGGCCCGCGACGAAGCCCGCGAACGCGGCGCGGTGCCGATGCTGCCGCATCAGCTCGACGCGCTCGGCGCCATGGCGCAGGCGCTTCGCGAGCACCCGTTGGCCTCAGCACTGCTGACCGGCTGGGGACGCCCGGAGCAGTCCGCGTTCTGGCGCGACAGGGAGACGGGTGTCATCTGTCGGTCCCGGTACGACGTGTTCCCAACCGGCAAGACGGTCCTGGGGCGCGTGCTGGTTCCGGACTACAAGACCGCTAAGGATGCCAGCCCGGAAGCCTTCGCCAGGGCCGTAAATGAGCGCGGATACCACCAGCAGGCACCGTTCTATCTCGACGGGCTGCGTGCGCTCGGGCTGGCCAATGAGGACGCGGCGTTCGCGTTCGTCGTGCAGGAGAAGACGCCGCCGTACCTGGTGGCGGTCTACCAGCTCGACGCCGCTGCCGAGTTGATCGGCGCCGCCCGCAATCGCAGGGCTCTGCGCACCTACGCCGAGTGCACCGCTTCCGGGCGCTGGCCCGGCTACTCCGAAGACATCGAGACCGTGAGCCTGCCCGCATGGGTGGAGATCCGGGCATGGGAGGACGAGGAACTGTGACCGAGATCGCCATCCCCGAGAGCAACGCGCCCGCCGAAGTGGTGCGGCAGATGCCCGGCACGCCGTCGCCGCTGACGCTATGGGCTGCCGAAGCCCACCAGGCCAGCATGGTCGCCAAGGCGCTGGCCCGGACCTCGTTCGTGCCCGCCAGCATGCGCGGCAAGGACAACGACCCCGAGAAGGCCAACGAGATCACCATTGGGAACGTCACTGCGGCGATCCTCACCGGCCAGGAGCTCGGCTTGCAGCCGATGGCGTCGCTGCGTTCCATGGACATCATCCAGGGCGTGCCGGGACTGCGGGCGCACGCCATGCGCGGCCTGGTCCAGTCCCACGGCCACAAGCTCGTGAAGACGTCCTCCAGTGCCACAAAGGTCGTGTATCGCGGCAAGCGCAAGGGTGAGCGCGACTGGCAGGAAGTCGAGTGGACCATCGAGCGCGCGCAAAAGCTCGGACTGACCGTCAAGGACCAGTGGAAGAAGCAGCCGGAGACTATGCTGATCGCTCGTGCGACCGGCGAGATCTGCCGCCTGATCGCCTCCGACGTGCTGCACGCGGCGCCGTACTGCGCCGAGGAACTGGACCCCGCCACGGCGGTTTCGCTCGGCTCGACCTCGGTATCCATCACCGCCGAGGAAGTCCTGAATGCCGTCGAGCCGAGCGCCGTCACCCCGTCGGATGCCAAAAACGAACCGGCGTGGTCGCCGCACGACGGCCATCCTGCTGGCGAGTTCGACCCTTGGTGCAACGGCTGCGCCGCCGAGTTTATTGCGGGCCGCGAAGCAGTGCGTCCGGACTACATGAAGCAGGCCGAGAAGGCGTCGAGCGCTGATGAGTTCCGGGCCGTGGTGACCGCGGCGGAGGCTGCCGGCCACATGGACGAGGCGCTGCGGACGAGCCTGGCTGAGGTGTGGAAGGCAAAGGCTGCCGCAGCCCCGGCACCGCATGCTCCGGCTCAAACGGAGGTTCAGGCCGAGCGTGCCGACGACGGCGAAAACGGCGACCCGGAGGAGTTGGACCGGGTGTACGCCGCGGTGGTCGAGAACGCCCCGGACTGGGACATGAAGCGGCTGAACGCCGAGTTCGCGTCCCGGAACGGCGGGGTGATGCTCAAGTCCGGCACCATCGCCGAGCTGCAGGTGTTCCTGGAGTGGCTGAAGGGCGGTGCGAAGTGACAGCGCCGTGGTGGGAGTCCGAGGCACTCGCCTGGGACACGGAGACAACCGGCCTGAACGTGCAGACCGACCGGGTCGTGACCGTCGCAATGGTCAGCCTCGGCGCCGGCAAGCCGACCTGCAAGCCGTTCCTCATCAACCCGGGCGTGGAGATCCCCGAGGCTGCGTCCCGGATCCATGGAGTGACGACTCAAATCGCCAAGGAGCGGGGCGTGGCCCCGGCCGGCGCGCTGGACGAAACCGCTGATGCGCTCGCCACCACCCTGTCCAAGGGCATGCCGGTGATCGGCATGAACCTGGTGTACGACCTGTCTCTGTTCCACTTCGACTGCCTGCGCAACGGCGTGGACACCCTGTCGAAGCGGCTCGGCGGCCACGACCGGATTCGCCCGATCGTGGACGTGTACTGCCTCGACAAGCAGTTCAGCCGCCGCAAGGGCTCGCGGAAGCTCGGCGACATCTGCGCCTTCTACGGCGTGAAGCACCACGGCGCCCACGACTCCGGCTATGACGCGCTGGCTTCCGCAATGGCTGCGGCAGCGATCGCGCGCAAGTACCCGAAGATCGCGGCGATGTCGCTGGATGAGCTGCACGACGCGCAGGTGCGGTGGAAGCACGAACAGAACGTCAGCTACCAGACGTACCGGCGCGAAGACCTGGGCGACCGGGACTTCACCGCCGACATGGGCTGGCCGCTGTACGACGAGGTACTGAAGGCGGGTGCGCTGTGACCGGGCTCCTTATCATCCTCGCCGCGTTCGCCGCCGCGTTCCTGCTGTTTTTCGGCTGGCTCGTAGTCCTGGGCTTGAAGGAACGGTGGGCATCGAACGCCGCGGCTGAGCGCGAGGCTGAGGCCTGGACAAAGCCGCTTGTTGCTCCGCGGATGTTCGACGCCAAGCCCTATATGCCGCCGCAGTGGCGCCCGCTCGACGACGAGGACCTGAAAGAGATCCCGCCTCGGGATACGCGGCCGGAGTAGTCCGGCGCCTTAAGCCGGTTCAGTCCGCACTCCCCCCGGCGGATTGAACCACCGGCCGGCAGACGCCCCGCCCCGATCCTCCTATCCAGGGGCGTCTGCCGGTCACCACAAACCACACCAAAGCTTGCACGGAAGTTGGCGCCAGCCATGTCCAAAACACGCACCTCACTCCCGATCAAGGGCGACACCGCACTCATAGACAAGCACGGCCGGCTTGGCGGCGAGACCGTCACGGACCCGGACCCAACCACGGCGACTACCTACGCCGAGTGGGAGACCGACAACAAGTCGCGGATCCTCGCCGTCTACTTCAACAACCCCGACACCGCCTACCAGGTGTACGAGGCGGCGCTGATCGCAGAAGTTGAAGAGCCCCCGGACACCGCGCATGACTGGGGCCAGTTCGCGAACTCGTGCAGCCGGCAGCAGTTGCTGATCCCGGCCGGGGTTGCACGCGCCCTGCGGAAGCGGACCGCAAAGTCGCTGGTGCACTCGTGGAAGGCCGGGCCGGCGCTGCTGGTCCAGGACGCCGACGCAGCCTCGGGAGCGGCCTCGTGAACCCGTCGTTCCCGCACCGCATGGTCGCGGTCATCGCCCGCATCGTCCTGGCGATCGTCGAGGACCTGCCGGCGTTCGTCGCGGACGCCGCCTGCCTCGTGGCAGTGCCGGTGTCGCTGTGGCTGCTGCACCGGCTGGTCGCGCACGGAGCGACATGGGTCGGTCAGCACGTCCGGTGCGACGCGCTGGACCGCGAGTACGCGGAGCTGTGCGGCTCGTTTAGCGCTGACGACCCTGCGGACGCCGAGCAGCTGCCGGGCGTGCCGCGGCTGCCCACACGTGAGCTTCACCGCCGGCCCAGGCGGTTCCCCGGGCGCCGGATCCGGCGCCACACCACGAGCACCTCCAACTCCGACCGGAGGCACTGACCATGAGCGCTACATCAACCATCGAATGGACCGACGCCACGTGGAACCCGATTACCGGGTGCGTGAAGGTCAGCCCCGGATGTGATCACTGCTACGCCTCGACCTTCGCCGAGCGGTTCCGCGGCACCGCTGGCCACTACTTCGAGAACGGCTTCGACGTCCAGCTGCGCCCCGACAAGCTGTCGCTGCCCCTGACGTGGAAGACCCCGAAGCGGATCTTCGTGAACTCGATGAGCGACCTGTTCATCGACGACGCCCCGGCCGAGTACATCGCGAAGGTGTTCGCGGTCATGGCGTCAACCCCGCAGCACGTCTACCAGGTCCTGACGAAGCGGCACGCCCGCATGCAGTCCCTCTTGCGCAACGGCGGCCAGCGACTGCTGGAAGCCGCGCACGACGAAGAGACCGCACAGACGCTGTACGACGCGCCGTGGCCGCTGCCGAACGTGTGGCTCGGCGTGTCGGTCGAGGACCAGAAGTGGGCCGACATTCGCATCCCGGCCCTGATGAAAACACCGGCCGCGGTGCGTTTCCTGTCGTGCGAGCCGCTGCTCGGCCCGGTGGACCTGTCGCGGTGGCTGGGCGTGGAGTACGGCGAGGTCGTCGGCGACTGGATCTCGGAGATGTTCGCGGCGCTGAACGGCCGCATCGGGCCGGCTGGTGGGCTGCACTGGGTCATCGCGGGCGCCGAGTCGGGGCGCGGTGCGCGTCCGATGGATCTGGACTGGATCCGCACTCTGCGGGACCAGTGCGAGGCGTCGGGTACGGCCTTCTTCTTCAAGCAGCGGGTGATCGGAGGCAAGAAGGTCCCGACGCCTGAGCTGGACGGCCGCACCTGGACGCAGATGCCTGAGTCGGTGACGGCTCGGTGACCGCCCCGACAACCGAGCAACTGCCGGTCCGGATTCCCGGCCGCACCCTGCCGCCGCGCCTCATCCATGCCACGTGCCTGGTGTGCCTGAACGAGGTCACGTTCTGCGGCATCGACGCCGCCGGCCTGTCGCCGGTGCGTCCGAAGCCGACCGAGCCAACGTGCGTGGTCTGCCGCGACCTGCGCGAAGCGCACGGCTGGGACAAGTGCCTGGAGGTCAAGCCGTGAGCCTGTTCAACTCCACGACCGTTGCCGGACTCAACATCGAGATCGACAACCTGATCGGGCAGATCCTCGCCGACGCCGACATCTGCCCGGAGTGCGCCAAGCCTCACCCGTGGCCATTCGTGGACGTCAACCTGGCCCGGATCCCGTCTCAGGATGCCCGAAGCCGTGATCGTGTCGGCCTGTTCCTGGACCGGCAGCGCATCACCGTGCTGCCGACTGCACGGCTGCGCATCACCTGCGCCACGCCCGCTGTCGCCAAGAACACCGCGGCGCTGCTGCGGGGACTCGGGGCGCCGTCGAAAGCCATCTACCTCGGAGGTTTCTAAATGAACACCCTGACTGAAGCCGTCACCGGTATCGACGCCATCCTCGCCGGCGGCCGGATCGATGTGCTGTTTGGACCCGACGGCCCGGACGGCCGCGTCGGCATCGCCTACGACCTCACATCCGGCGAAGCCGACCTGGCGGTGGCGACCGTGCACGGCGGGACCTACGAGCAGGTGCAGATCGCGCTGTACGAGGCGCTGGTGCGGGCCGGACACGGGGCGGTGGCGGCACTGTGATCGTCACCCCCATCTCCGCCATCCTCGACCGCGAACCCTGGGTTCCGCTGCTCGCCGCAGACCTGCAGATCATCGTGTTCGGCACGCCAGGACCGCAGGGCTCGAAGGCGTTCAAAGGCATGCGCGCCAGCAAGACCAGCGGCAAGCAGACCCCGGTACTGGTGGAGTCGTCCAAAAAGGTCAAGCCGTGGCGGACCGCGGTCGCCGACGCGGCCCGCAAGTTCGATGGCGAACCTCTGGCGGGCCCGCTCGCGGTGTCCATGGTGTTCACGCTGAAGCCGCCGCAGCGCATGCCGAAAGGCCGCACGCACCCGACGTGCTACCCGGACTTGAGCAAGCTTTTGCGCTCTACTGAGGACGCCCTTACCGGGCTGGCGTGGGGCGATGACGCGCAGGTGGTCGAGTACCGCGACACCGCCAAGACGTACCCGGGTGGACACCGGGACGCGCTCGACACACCCGGAGCCGTGATTCGGATCTGGCGGATTGGCGGCACCCCATGACCGCCATCGACACCATCGACCCCTTCGCGGGTCCCGGCGGATGGTCCGTCGCCGCCAAGGTGCTCGGGCTGCGCGAGGTCGGCATCGAACTCGACCCGCATGCCTGCGCTACCCGCGCAGCCGCCGGGCACCTCACCATCCGCGCCGATGTCGCCGCGATGCCGACGCACCGCATGGCCGGGAAGATCCGGGGCCTGATCGCCTCGCCGCCGTGCGGCACGTTCTCCGCGGCCGGCAAGGGTGAGGGCATCGGCGACATGCCGCTGATCCACCAGTGCCTCGACGACCTCGCCGCCGGACACGACACCCGCACACAGCTCGCCGCGGCCTGTACGGACCCGCGCACGCCGCTGGTGGTGGAGCCGCTGCGGTACGCCCTGGACCTGCGTCCGGAATGGATCGCGTTGGAGCAGGTGCCGTCGGTGCTGCCGCTGTGGGAGCACATCGCCCGCATCCTGCGGACCTGCGGCTATTCGGCGTGGAGCGGCGTTTTGAACGCCGCCGATTTCGGTGTGGCGCAAACCAGGCAGCGGGCAATCCTCATCGCGTCACGAATCCGCACAGCTGTACCACCGGAGCCGACGCACGCGAAGGTCGCCGAGCCGCCGTCGCTGTTCGGTTCCGGGCGGCAGCGCTGGGTGTCAATGGCGGAGGCGCTGGGCTGGGGCATGACCGAGCGCCCGTACTTCGCACTTGCCACCGCGGGAGGAAAGCGCGGCGGCGCAGACGAGCAGGTTGGCGGATCCGGCGCCAGGCATTCCCTGTATGCCGAACGGGATCGCGGGGCGTGGGCGCTGCGTAACGGCAACCAGCCGCGCGCAGAGCTGCGCGCGGCTGGTTGCCCGGCCCCAACGATTGCCTTCGGCAACAACGCTGCTCGCGTCGAGTGGATCCCCAGCGTGGGCGCAGAGAGCAATGGTCCGATTCGGATCTCCATCGAGGAAGCCGCTGTTCTCCAGAGCTTCCCCGCCGACTATCCGTGGCAGGGCACGAAGACGCAGCGCTTCATGCAGGTCGGAAACGCGGTCCCGCCGCTGCTTGCCCTCCACGTGCTGTCCGCCGCCACAGGCATCGCCATCACCGAACGCGCCGGAGGTATGGCCGCATGACCGCCACCAAGCCGCTGCCGGCGCACAAGGCCACGGACCCCGCCGCCGTTCGTGCCCGCAACGCCGAGTACGCACGCACGCGCAACCGCCTCCAGGCATACGGACGCTGGGACCCCTGGACCGAAGCCCAGCCCGTCCGCGACCACATCGCACACCTCGCCACTGCGGGAATCGGCTGGATGCGCGCCGCCGAACTCGCAGGCCTGCCCTCCGCCACCGTCAGCCACTGGCTGTACGGACACAACGGCTGGCCGCCACCGAAGCAGATCCACGCCGACAAAGCAGCAAAGATGCTCGCGGTCAAAGCAAGCCCGGAAAGTCTCGCCGACCACGCACTGACCGACCCGCTCATCACGGTCCGGCGGATACAGACACTGGCCGCGGACGGGTTCCCCATCAAGTACGTCGCCGAACGGCTAGGCCGCGACGCCACCAACCTGTCACGGATCATGCGCCAGTCGCACGTCGAGGTCGGGACGGCACGGGCTATCTCCGCGCTGTTCGCCGAACTCGCCGGCACCGACCCGGCCGCTGTCGGGATCAGTCCGCGCAACAGCACCTACGCCCGCAACTGGGCTGCGAAGAAGGGCTGGTTCACGTCTGCCACTTGGGACGGGAAGATTCACAACCCCGATGCCGATCCGGCGCGATGGATCCGTGTCGGCGCCAGCGACCGCAGCTTCGAGGAGCTGGTTGCCGAGGCCGAGGAGATCCGCAAAACATCCGGGGCCAGCTGGGACCTGATTGCCGAGCGGCTCAACGTTGCACGCAGCACCCTCAGCGAAGCCCGCAAGCGGGTTGCCGAGCGCGCGAAGGCCGGTGCGGCATGACAATGCTCCGCGAGAACCTGCGCCCCGGCGACAACGCCGACAAGAAGCGCACCGTCGGCGCGAACATCCCCGACATCCACCCCACCACCGCCAAGGTGCCGCCGGAACTCCGCATGCCAGCGATGCGTGCCGTCGCGGCCCGCGCCCACGGCGCCGAGGATGCCCGCGACCTCCTGAAACACCTCGGGCTCATCGACCCGCGCACCCCGAAAGCCCAGTGGCGGCGCGCTTACAAGCCCAAGGCGGAGTCATGACAGTCACCCGCTCCGTTGCCGAGGGGCTCACGTGCGAGGAGATCCACGCCGGCTTTGACGCGCTCATTGAACGCCTCGCGGAAGTCGCAGCCGAACGCGACTGCGCCTTCAAGATGGCCGCGCAGGCCACGAAAGACCAGCTGAAAACCCGGACCGAACTCGACGCACGCCTGAAGATCCGGGACATCCAGATCGATTCGCTGCGTGCTGGCATCGACGGCAAGAACGCCGAGATCCGACAGCTGACCGCCCGCGTCCGCGAACTCGCGCTCGTCAACGAAGACCAGCAGCGGCAGCTCGACGTGGCGCAGCGGCTTGAGACGCCCGCACTGCGGCGCCGGTTCCTCAACCGACTCTGGCGCCGGCTCCTCAACCGCCTCCGTAGCCGCACGCGGCCCGACCAAACCACCGACAAGGACCGCCCATGACCGCCCTGGCCGAACGCCCCCAGAAGGGGGTGACCAGCAGCCCGCCGACCATGCCCATCAGCAACATCACCGTCCACCCGCAGCATCGACGCCAAGACCTCGGCAAGCTCCGGGACCTGCAGCAGTCCATCCGCAAAGAAGGCCTGATCCGGCCCGTTCCGGTCACCACCGACGGAGCGCTCATCGCCGGGGAGCGCAGGCTGCGCGCCTGTCAAAACCTCGGGTGGGACCGCATTCCCGTCATCATCGCCAACGATGGTGCCCACGCCGTGCAGCTGCTGGCCGCCGAGGAGGCCGACACCGGTCCGCACCGCAAGCCGCGCTCCGCAACCGAGCTGGTGCTGCTCGGCCTGGCGGTCGAGGAGTTCGAACGCAACGAGAGCGAGAAGCGCCGAGCCGACGGACAGAAAGGCATCCGCGCGGCGCGACGCGGCCAGTCCCGCGACGCCGCCACGCAGATCACCGGCCTGTCGCAGCACTACTACACGCAGATCCGGCGCATCGTCCAAGCCTCCCTCGGCTACGAACCCAACTTCGGCGGCTACGGCCAAAGCCCGGTTGACCCCGGCTGGGCCCGGCACTCCAAGGAAGTGCTGACGGTTATTGACCGCGTCGTCGCCGGCGAACGGATCGACAACTCCACGCCGGGTGGACGCAAGAGCCTGCTGACCGTCAACGCGGTCTACGAGCAGTGGAACGCCGCGCACGCGCAGCGCCGCAAAGCCGAGGCCAAGAAGAACTCGTTCTCCACCACCGAAGAACCGGCCGCTACGCCGATTCGGCACCGCGCACAACGCGAAGCCCTCCTGAAAGGCCTCGCGTCACTGAACGGCCTGTGCAACGGACTGGCCTCGATCACCGAGATCGACCCGGCCGTCACAAGCGAAGAGGCCGCGGCTCTGGACCGCGACCTCTCCCACGCCTCCCAAGTCCTGAGAGGCCTCCGCCTCAAGATCAAGGAGTACGCCAATGGTATCGGCTGACACCACCACCGATCAGCACCCGTCCAGCATCGAATGGGTCGCGCTCAAAGACGTCTTCACCGACCACGACGTCAACACCCGGCCCATCGACTTCACCTGGGTCGAACGCCGCATCAGCGCATTCGACCCCGACAAGCTCGGCGTGCCCGTCGTGTCCAGGCGCACCGACGGCCGGTACGCCTGCCTCGACGGACAGAACCGCATCGAACTGTGCCGCCGCGCCGGCTACGGCGACAGCAAAATCGAATGCCAGGTCTTCCACGGCCTGACCACCGCCGAAGAAGCCAACCTGTTCCTCGGCAGGAACGACTCCCGGCAGGTCGGCGCCTTCCACAAGTTCGTCGCCCGCATCACCGCAGGCGACGCCGACGCCGTCTACATCGCCGCGATCGTGCAGCGCACCGGCTGGGAACTGGCGTTCGCCTCCGGCGAGAAGAAGATCGCCGCCGTCGGCGCGCTGGAAGCCGTGTGGAAGTCGGGACGGCCCGACGAAACCGGCTGGCGCGGCGCGTACCTCGAAGCCACCCTCAACGTCATCTCCGAGGCCTGGGGCCACAGCGCCGACGCGGCCAACGGACACCTGATCCGAGGCATCGGCGCCGTCATCGCCCGGCACAACGAAGTCCTCGACAAGGCCGCGCTCGCACGCAAACTCGCCGGATACCGCAACGGCGCCCTCGGGGTCCTGTCTGACGCCAAGGGCCTGTACAGCTACGCCGGCGGCACCGTCTCCGCATGCGTCGCCGAGACCGTGGTGCGGATCTACAACGTCCGGCGTGGCGCCGGCGCCCTCCCCGCGTGGCGGCAAGACCGCGGATCCGACTGACTGAACCCGACCGGGGCGCGGTCCATCAACCCGCGCCCCGGCACTCCTTCCCTCATGGAGAACGCCGTGAACAACACCACCCAGCAAGCCCCTGACGTTGGCGACGATCGCGACCAACGCCGAACCAGCAACGAACCGGCCAGGTTCCGCAAGCGCCCCGTCGAGATCTACGCCATCCGATACGACGGCACCAACCACGCCGCCGTCAGCGCCTTCGCGCCCGGATGCTTCGAGGTCGTCGGCCCCGAAGACCGCAGCGACGACCCGAACATCACCGCGCAGGTCTGGGACTACCTGCACGGCACCTGGGTCGGGGTGAAGAACGGCCAGTGGATCGCGCAAGGCGTGCGAGGCGAGTTCTACCCAATCGCTGACGACGTCATGGGCGAGACCTACGAGGCGGTCGGCAATGACTAAGCGCCCCGACCTGCGCGAGGTCACCCAGACGTTCCTCGCCGGCAACCCGACCGGCGTGCCCGGAGACTGCGTCCGCGCCGCCGTCGCCTCCCTGCTCGACCTCGACCCCGCGGAAGTCCCGCACTTCACCTGCCAGGACGACACCCGCGTCTGGCCACTCGCTCTCGCAGCGTTCGCCGGCCAGCACGGATGGCACATCCACCGCCGCGCCTGGGACGGCGATGCGCTGCCGGACTTCGGACTCGCCATCGGACCGTCGCCGCGCGGCATCTCCCACGCCGTTGTTGTCCGCGACGGCCAGATCGCATGGGACCCGCACCCGTCCCGCGAAGGGCTGGTCGATGTGCAGCAGGTCATCGAGTTCGGCGAGGCCGGCACGTACACCTGGGGCAAGTCCGTCGGCATGAGCTGCGACACCATCGGCATTCCACTCAACGACCACGCCGGGAACTGGGCCGCGACCCTGCTTATCGACCGCGGCAACGCGAAAGTACTGCGGGACATGCTTGACGGGGTGCTCGAAGAGACGGGGCCCGAGCATGCCTAGCCCCGGGTTCGTCACCGACCGCCACAACCACACCGCCGGCGCAGACAAGGCCACGTTCAGCCCCGACGGCGCATACCGGTACGCCCTGTTCCGCAGGTGGGGACACGGTCCGACGATCTGCTGGCTAATGCTGAACCCCTCGACCGCATCGGCCTTCGCAGACGACCAGACAATTCGCCGCTGCCGCGCATTTTCCCAGCGCGCAGGCTACAGCGGACTCGTAGTGGTGAACCTCTACTCGCTGCGGTCCACCAAGCCCGAAGCGCTGTGGACCCACGACGACCCGATAGGGCCGCTCGGGGACCAGTTCATCCAGACCCAAGCGGCCGGCCGCGCCAACGTTATCGCGGCCTGGGGCACACACGGGACCCGCGACGGTCGAGGGCAATGCGTTGCCGAAATGCTCACCGATGCCGGAGTCCGGCTGCACTGCCTCGGCACCAACGGCGACGGCAGCCCGAAGCACCCGCTGTTCGTCCACGGCGACACGCCGCTCGTGCCGTACCGGGTGGGGGTGACGTGCGATGCGTAACCAGCTACTGAACATTGCCGAATGCGCCATCCAAGCAGGATTCGGTTTCCTGCTCGGGCTCACTGACGTCGCCGTGGCATACGCGACCCCGGCCGGTGTGTGGCGCACCGTCGTGTGGGTTCTCGTGATCATCGTGAGCGCCGTCGCCATCGTCGTCATGAACCGGGCTGCCGGCGTCGCCCGCGGGCGTCGACCGATGCGACGGCACCGTAACCCCTCGACGGATTCACAAACGCACAACCTGTCGATTCACGCTCTGATCAGGGGGTTTCGTCGTGGCTAAACCGCGTCGTATTCAACGCAAGCGCGTCAAGGGGTGGAGACTCCCCGAAGGTGCCCGCTGCGTCACCAGACCAGGCAGGTTCGGCAATCCGTTCACCCTCGAATGGGCGCGGCTCGCCGACCCGGACATGACCGATGCGGCGGCGCGCGAGTACGCCGTCCGGGCTTTCGGGGCATGGCTTACCGACGACGGTTGGGCTTCGGGTTTCCGCAGCCTGGATGAGCGGCGCGCCTGGATCCTCGCCAACGTCCACACGCTCGCGGGACTCGACCTGGCGTGCTTCTGTCCGTTGCCGGCGGACGGAGAAACTGACTACTGCCATGCGCGCGTCCTAATCGACCTGGCCAATCACCCGCTGCTGTACGTGGAAGCGGACGGTGATTCAGGTGTCTGACTCGACCAGGCCTGTTACCGGCACGCTCGGCTCCGGACACTGCTGCCCGCGGTGCTCCGCGCCGGAGCCGAGCGTGCCGGTGGCGCAGGTCGGCAACGACACCGAGGTTTGCTACGTGTACGAGTGCCCGCGGTGCCGGCATTCCTGGTGGAACACGTACAACACCACCGCCGACGAGCCGTGGGTGGTGGCGGCGTGATCATCTACTACGACACGGACTACGCGTTCGACATCATCGACAACTGCTGGAACGGCTGCAAAGGCCACCCGACCCGGCCGCACACCGTCGTGGCGGTAAACAAGGACTCGCTGCGCGCGGTCTTCCACTGTGACGTATGCGGCGCGGACTGGTTCGTCGGGTACGCGGCCTGCTGCTACCCGGGCCCGTGGAGCCACCTCAAGTGGCGGCATCGGGACGGTGTCCGGTGAGGTCAGGACTCGTCGTTACCCTGAAGCTCGCGAAGCCGGGCAATGCTCGTCACCGTGGGAGGCTTCAGCGGGTCGATGCCCTGGGCTCGGGCCATCTGCCGAATGGACTCGGCCGAGTAGCCGGTCTTCTTGACGATCGCAGATGGCCGCACGCCAGCCCGGATGGCCTCGGCAACGGCTTCGGCGAGCGTGTCCCGCCTGGCCTTAAGTGCCTGTTCGGCACGCTTCACAGACGCTGCCGCGGCGGTCACCGGCCGAAGCCTCGGGTCGTCGGGATCAGAGTGCGCCATGGGCTCATATTCGCACGTCGGCTTGGCCGCGACCAGTTGCTGTACCGCGCTGGCGGTTTTCTTCGCACACCTCATGTGGTCTACTGTAATCACCAAACGGTCTGTGGCAAAATGAATGAGAGACGCCAGGTCGGCTTCAGCTCGACCTGAGCAGTCCGGCTCTTGCGCAGGCGGTTGATGACCCGCCGATTCACCCCTTCCACTCCAACCAGCAAGGAGCACCACCCGTGGTCGTCAACCAGGTCCTGCGCACTAACCCGAACGGAGCGTGCAGCTAGTGGCCCGCATCCGCTCGATCAAGCCCGAGTTCTGGGAAGACGAAGTCATCGGCGACCTGTCGCTTGGCGCCCGCCTGCTGTTCATCGCCACCTGGAACTACGCCGACGACGAGGGCTTGATCCGCTGGTCCGCAGCCCACCTGAAGTCTGTGGCCTTCCGGTACGACGGCAACATCCACGCGGACAACGTCGAGGCGTGGATGGGCGAGATCGAACAGGCAGGACTCGTCTTCACCTACTCGACGGCGCGGGACCGCGGCCGGCTGGCGTTCATCGTGCACTTCCGACGGCACCAGAGGATCGATAAGCCGCAGGAGGCAAAACTCTCTCCGCCGAACTGGCGCGACCCGATCGTGGTTGAGGTGTACGCCCGGCGGGCTGAGTGGATCTGTCCGGTTTGCAAGGATCCACTGGCCGACGACTACACCTCCGCCGCTACGTCTGAGACAACTCCGCGATTGATCGCGGAAAGAGTCAAGACGTTGAAGGACGACCCAACCAACATCCAGGTCGTTCACCCGCAGTGCGCCAGGAATAAGCAGGTCACGAAGCTGCCGACACAACGTGTTGACGAGTTCCAGGAACCATCCACGAGCGATCCGGGACTGTTCCCTGAGCTCTCCGCGACGGATATGGATGGGAAGGGATATGGAAGGGATGAAGAACCAGATGTAGATGGGAAGGCCCCCGCGCCGAAGCGCGGCCGGGCCAAGCGTCCACAGACCGAAGCGCCGGACGACTTCGAAATCTCTCCAAGCCTTGCCCAGGCAGCCTTAAACGATCACGGCTTTGACCGCGCCCGAGTTGAGATCGAAAAGAAGAAGTTCCTCAACCATCACCGGGCCAAGGGCAACAAGTACTCGGACTGGATCCACGCCTTCCGCAACTGGCTGATCACAGCCAAGGAGATTGACGACTCCAGATCCCGCAAAACCAACGGCCCCCACGAGGCCTACGCAAACTCCACCGACCCCAACGCCTACGACGGCGAATTCTAGGAGTCATCCGTGAGTGACACCCCTAACAGCAACACCTGGCGGCGCACCGCCGACGACGTTTTCGCAACCCTGGGCCTGCCCGCCGCCACCGATGGCGACTGGTCCGGCTACGACCTCGACACCGACACCAACGCCGAGGAGCAGGCAGCCGACAACCGTGCCCGCGCCGCCGAGTACTTCCTGGCCAACACGCCAGAGCGATTCCGGCACGCCATCGCCGACCACCCCGCGGTCACCGACTGGGTCACCCGCTACCTGCTCGACCCGGCCGTCGCCGGCGACCTGGTCCTGATGGGAGGCACCGGCAGCGGCAAGACGTACCAGGCCTACGGAGCGCTCGCCGCAATCGGCAACTCCGGACAGCCGTTCGTCCGCTGGGTCGGTGAGACAGCGCCGGACCTGCACGTCCGAATGCTGCCCTCGTCCGGCGTGAGCCTGGAAGCCGAGTTCAACCGCGTCGCCAACGCGCCGCTGCTGCTCCTTGACGACCTCGGCGCCGCCAAGGGGTCCGACTGGTCGGAGAGCGTCATCTTCCGGCTCGTTAACCGCCGCTACAACCGCTGCCTGCCGACGATCTACACCACCAACATCCCCATGGCGCAGCTCAAGGTCGTCCTCGGCGATCGTGTCAACTCCCGGCTCGCCCAGACCGCCACCCGCGTCAAGCTCAACGACGGCGACCGCAGGAGGGCTGCCTGATGGACACCTGGGACCAGCCCGAGGACCAGTCCCGGACCAACGCCGACCACGACGCCGAACGCGCCGTCCTCGGCGCCATGCTCCTCGACGGCCGCTGCATCAGCGACGTCACCGCCATCGCCCCCGCCGGCGCGTTCCACCTGCCCGCCCACGAACGCATCGTCGCAGCCCTGGTTGCGCTCACCGCTGAAGGACGCCCCACCGACCCGGTGTCCGTCCTCGACGACTTCATCCGCCGCGGCCAGCAGAACTTCATCGGCGGGGGCGCCTACCTGCACCGACTCATGGAGCAGGCCTGCGTTATCGGCTCGGCGACGTACTACGCCGACATTGTCCGGCGCTACCACCAGAAGCGGATGCTTGTCACCGTCGGCACCCGCCTGGCGCAGATGGGCGACGACCCCGCCACCGACCTCGACGACATCCCCGACCTGTACGACGTCGCGATCAAAGAGCTCGAAGCCGGGCTCGCCGAGACACCCAGCCTGGCCATGCCCACCATGGACGAAGCGTTCGACGCCACCATCACCGGCATCGAACACCCCGCCGAAAACCAGTACGTCACCACCGGCATCCACGACCTGGACGCGCTGCTCAACGGCTGGGGCAGAGGCGAATTCATCATCATCGCCGCCCGGCCGTCGATCGGAAAAAGCACCCTGGCCAGGACGTTCATCCGCGAAGCCTCGATCAAGAACCGGGTGCCCACCCTGTTCGTCAGCTCCGAGATGAGCATCGACGAGAACATGCGGTGCCTGATCAGCGCCGAGGCGAAGGTCGAGCTCCACCACATCAACAAGAACAGCCTCAACGAGCACCAGTGGGCCCGGATAGCGCGCCGCGCCGACGCCATCCGCACCGCGCCGCTGCGCATTGACGAAAGCCGAAACGTCAGCCTGGGGCAGCTCCGCCACAACGCCTTCGAGATGGTCCGCAAGGGCGGGCTCGGCCTGATCGTCATCGACTATCTCCAGCTGATGAAGACATCCGCGGCCGAGAACCGGCAGCAGGAGGTGTCGGCGCTGTCCCGCGGGCTGAAGATCCTTGCCGGTGAACTCAGGGTCCCGGTCATTGCCCTGTCGCAGCTGAACCGCGGCCCCGAGCAGCGCACCGACAGGAAGCCGGTCATGTCTGACCTGCGCGAGTCCGGCTCGTTGGAGCAGGACGCCGACGTGGTGATCCTTATGCACCGCGAGGACGCCTACGAGCGGGAGTCCCCTCGCGCCGGCGAGGTCGACGTGATTGTCGAGAAGAACCGCAAGGGCCCGAAGGGCACGATCACGTGCGCGTTCCAGGGTCACTACTCCCGTGTCACCGACATGGCCAAGTCCGATGACGACTGGACCCCGCACGCCGCGATGCGGGATGCCGCATGACCGCCACCGACATGCGCGTCCGGCGCCTTGAGCAGCGGGTTGCCCGCCTTGAGTCCGCCGACCGCGTCCCGCCCGAAGCAGCCGAGGCCTACGCCCGACTTGCCGCTACTGCACCGGTCAGTGCTGAGGACCAGGCCCGCCACCGCGCCGAACTCCTCGCCGCCCTGCGCGACGCCTGAACCCGAACACCCAAACCCCAAAGGAGAACCGCCTGTGAGCGGCGAAACGATCATTACCGTCGTCGGTAACCTGACGGCCGATCCCGACCTCAAAGTGACCTCGTCCGGAGCAGTCGTGGTCACGTTCACGATCGCCTCCACCCCGCGCACGTTCGATAAGAACTCGAACTCCTGGAAAGACGCGGAGTCCCTGTTCATGCGCTGCTCGCTGTGGCGCGAAGCCGGGGAGCACGCGGCTGACTCGCTCACGCAGGGAACGCGCGTCATCGCGACCGGCGCCCTGAAGCAGCGCTCCTACGAGAAGGACGGCCAGAAGCGCACCGTCGTGGAGCTGGACGTGGAGGAGATCGGCCCGTCGCTGAAGTACGCGACGGCGAAGGTCACCAAGGCTTCCCGCAGCGGCCAGTCCGGCGGCAATCAGCAGCAGGGCGCCGGCCAGCAGTCCAGCCGCGGCCAGCAAAGCCAGGGCGGATGGGGCGGGGCGCCGCAGAACGGCAACCAGGGCGGATGGGGCGGCGGCCAGCAAGGCGGCTGGGGATCCGGCGCCGACACCGATCCGCCGTTCTGATCATGACCGGCCAGCGCTACCCCCTGAACGACACCAACCGAACCGAACGAGGAGACCGATCATGAGCAACAACAACACCAGCAGCGGAGGCATCGGCTTCACCGGCCTGCTGACGATCCTGTTCATCGCCCTGAAGCTCACCCACACCATTGCGTGGTCGTGGTGGTGGGTCCTGTCGCCGATCTGGATCTCGGCTGCGGTCACCATCGTCATCCTCGGCGTGATGTTCGGCGTCGCGTTCATCGCCACCGTCATTGAGGAGCGGAAGGCGGCGCGGCGATGACCCAGATCACCAACGACCCCATCACCCTTGACCCGGTGAACCTCGCCTGGTTCGCCGAGGACTACGGCACCACCGGGTGGTGCGTGTACTTCCCCGGCATGGACGAGATCACCACCCACGACCGGCACTACCCCGGCAACGGCACCGACCCGGCTGTCGACGACGTTGGCAAGCCGTTCACCGAGGAGACGGTCCGCGCCTACCTGGCCGAGTTCAACACCCGGTTCGGCCCCGGGTCGCCGCTGGCGGTCGAGCTCCAGGACCCGAGCTACGCGGTGGCGCTGCACTACGGCAAGCCGGCGTTCTGGTCGCACGACATGCCGACCACCGCCTGGTTCTTCGCGAGCATCGACGAGACCGCGGACTCCACCCGCACGTTCACCACGCTGGAAGCGGCGAAGCACGCCGCGATCATCGACTGGGAGTCCGGTGACACCGGGCCTGGCATCCCGCCGCCGGGCTACTCGTGGATCACGGACGAGAAGCAGCCGAATCACCACGTGCTGCTCGACGACGGCGTGGTCACCGGCTGGTGGGTTCAGCCGGTCGACGAGACGGCGGGTGCGTAATGGCGACCCGGCTGCACAACCACTACGAGCCCTGGCACATCGTCACCGTCACCGACGAGCCGGCGGCAGGCCTGCGCCTTGACGTAAAGCACCCCAAGGACTGCGACCCGGACGGCGATGACTGCTCCGCCGAGTACCACGCCAGGCACTTCGGACTCGACGGCGAGAAGGACACGCCCGCCGCCGGCACCTACCGGGTTCGGTACTGGTGGGACAACTACGAGCCCAACGGCGACGGGCTTGAGGTCGAGACGTGCGCGCCCAGCGACTACCACCCCGACTGCGGTCGGCGCGTTGCAGACTGCGACTGCCGCACCGTTGCGGTTCTCGGTGACGTCCAGGCCGAACGGATGCGGCAGATCGCCAAGTTCGGCGAGCAGCACCGCGAGGACGGCACCGGCGGTCCGGTGATGGCGACGCGGGCCGACGAGGCGATCGCGTGCCGTGACTATCTCGCCGAGCACGGCGGCGCCGACTGGCGTTCGCTGCTGCTGGCGCAGGTCTACGAGGCGATGGCCGACGACAGCGGCGACGGGGTCCGTGCCGGACTCGTGCGGACGGCGGCGCTGTGCGTGGCGTGGATCGAAGACATCGACTCCCGGAAGGCGGACGCGTGATGCCAACCAACCCCGCCCTTGCGCAGGCCATCGCCGCACACCGTGCCGCTGTTGCCGAGCGCGGCGGACTTCCCGGCGGAGAGCACGCTCTGGTCGACGGCACCGCCAAGGCTGCCGTCCGCGAGATGCCCGACATCGATCCGGCCGTCATTGGCGAAGTGCTGATCCACACCGTGCGGCTGATGGACGCGATCGTGGAGAAGGTTCGCGAGCTGGACCCGATGCTCGATTGGGAGAGCACGAAGGACATCGCGCTGAACATGCTGACCCATGCCGGTGCCCGGCTGTACGAGGCGGGTGTTTGATGTCCGAGCTTCCCATTCCCGCCCGCCGCGCCCTGTTGCTCCTCGCCGACGCCGCCCGCGAGTTCGCTCTCGGGATGGCGCACGCCGTCGCGGCCACTGCGGAAGTCATCATCGACGCCCTCGACGACGAACCCACGCCGCCGCGCACGCCGTTCACCGGCTTGCTCGCGGCGATGCGCCACGACGACGCATGCGGCTGTGACGCCGATACCGAGCCGGCGTCGGACCGCAACTGGGTCCTGACCAACGCTTCCGACCTGAAGGCCGGCGACTGGGTGACGTTCACCTACGGCCCCGAGTACCGGGTGGTCGAGGCCAAGCGCGCCCTGATCGACGGCAATACGTGGGCGGTGACGCTGCACCTGGCCGACGGCGACGACAAGCCGCGCCTGCTGCAGGTCGGCGCCGATACGCCGCTGCTGGCGTGCCCGGCCACCCCGGATGACCTGTCGTCGCTGGCGCCGTAGCGGCACCCACCCCAACCACCATCAGGAGTGATCATGACCATCGCGAACATCCGCATCGAAGGACCGATCGGCGGACGTGTGCCGCGCACCGATACGCCGGGCTTGGCCAAGCCCGGCCGGTTTGTCGGTGCCTACGAATCCGACCCGAACTGGCGCAACCACGCAGCCTGCCTCGGTACTGACCCCGAAACCTGGTTCCCGCTGAATGATGCCGAGTACGGGCCCGCGCTGTTGCAGGCCGAGGACGCCAAGGCCATCTGCAATAACCGCTGCCCGGTGCGGGATGCCTGTCTGGAGTGGGCCCTGGCGACCAATCAGGGTTTCGGCGTGTGGGGCGGCCTGACCGTGAAAGAGCGGGCGAACCTGAAGCGCAGCCAGAGCCGTAAGACTCGGAGCACGGCAGCATGACCGCCCCGAAAGGACTTCGCGGCCTGGCGTTGACCGCCCGCGAGAAGCAGGTGGTGGCGCTGGTGGCGGGCGGCATGACGAACGCAGCGATCGCCGCGGAGCTTGGCCTGTTGCCGCTGACGGTGAAGAACCACATGGCCCGTGTTGCCGCGAAGTACGGCATCGGGGACCGTGCCGGGGTTGTCGGGCTGGCGATCCGGCGCGGCGACCTGCCGGTGTCGGTGACCGGTCCAGTCCCGGCTGGTTTCGACGAGGGCCTGTTCGACGTGCTGGTGCGGATCGCCCGCGGTATGTCCAACCGGGAGATCGGCCTGGAGTTGCACCTAAGCACCGACTCGGTGAAGTCGCGGGTGCGGCGGCTGTTTGTGGTGCTGGGCGTGTCCGGCCGTGAGGAGGCAGTGGCGGCGGGTGTGGCGTGCGGGGCGCTGCGCTTGGTGCCAGTGCGGCGTCCGGTGCCGGCGCAGCGGCGAGAGCGGGTAGCGGCGTGAAGCGCGCGTCGCGTTGGCAGCGCAGCCCGGGGTGGATCCGCAGCGGTGTTGCAACCGCGGTGGTGGTGTGCGGGTTCGTTGCTTTGGCTGCGCTGCCGGTGGGCTGGGTGCTGGCGCATGTGTCGGACCTCATCGGCGGTGTGCGGTGACGGCCCAATCGCAGCTGGCTGCGAAGACGTGCGAGCGCTGCAAGGCCAAGTTTGAGCGGCGGCGCTTTGTGTCGGGTCGGCTGGAGGACGCGGCGTCCTTCGCCAGGCGGCGGTTTTGTTCGCGGGACTGCTACCGGCAGGCAGGTGTCGGGCGCCCTGAAACGCCGGCGCCGGGGGTCTGGATTCAGGGACCCCATGAACTAAGAATCGCGGAGAGCGACGCTAACGCGAGTGACCCCCGCCGAGCGGGCAGCAGTGGATACCCGTGGGATCGCCAGCGAGCCCTCCGGCCCGTGCCGAATTCGGGGCCAATTTCGACCGAACGTCAGCGGCAACTTCCCGACGCCGGACGGCAGGCTCGTTCATGAGCGCCTCGGAACCTCAGCACCGCACCTGGCAGACCCTGTCTGACCAGCAGCGGACCATCGCCAAGGACCTGATGGAGCGGGCTCAGCGGATGTGGGCCGAAGCGGACGGCGAGATCTCGCTGCGCGAGGCGATCGAGCTGGCCGCGTTCCAGGCCGGCCACCAGACGCTGAAGGAAGCGAAGTGACCCGCCGGCCGCCGCGTCTCCCCGAGCGCCCGTCGTTCGGGGACCTGCGGTCCTGCCCCGGCAAGGTGATCTTCTTCGAGCGGCGCGTCGCTAAGCGGCGCGCCAGCGAACTGCGCAAGGCCGAAGGCGGCGGCATCCACGCATATCGCTGCAGCGCATGCGGCTACTGGCATGTGGGCCACGAGGCCGGACGCGCTACCGAGCAGCGGCACGAGGACCGGTTCTACCAGCTGCCCCCACAACGACCGTCAGTCTCCGAAGGAGGGGTCTGATCATGACCAAGATCGAAACGCGCCACATCCCCGACTGCAAGCTCTCCCACCCCCGCGACATCGACTGCGCCGAGGCCGAGCACGTGAAGCAGGAGATCGCCAACGCCGATCCGCAAGCCGATCTGACCGACCTGAAGTGCCGGCTGAAGGCGCCGAAGCCACTCGTTGGCTACGCCGTTGTCTGCCCCGGCTGGGACCCGCACGCACGCCAAATCAACGCCGTAAACCTGTGGGACCTGGTGCCGCTGCCCGAGGCACGACACTCCCGAGACCTGTCGCGCAGTCTCGGCTCAAGCCGCCAGGTCATCGTCAAGGCCACGATCACGTTCGAGGTCGTCGAGTGACGTGGCCATTAGACGCGTGATTGTCCTGTCCTGCGATGAGTGCGGCGCGCAACCTCACCGCCGCTTTCGCACCCTCGCGGAGCTTGACGCCTGGATCCGCCAGAGCGGATGGCGAGAGATCTACTACCGCGACTGGTGCCCCCGTTGCCTGGCCGCCGGCACCAGCACCACCTGACCGCACCCAGCAAGACCAAGACGAGAACTGGAGACACCCGATGAGCAGCATCACGATCCACGTCTACGACGGCGACCCCGAGGAGTACGACGACGAAGACGAAACCGGCACGGTCGGTGCCCGCGTTCCCAACCATCGGCACTCGTATGGCGACGGCGAGGAACTGGACGCCGTGAAGACGATCGGCTGGCTGCTGGCCGAGAACAAGCACTTTGACGTGCGCTTCTTCAACAACTGACCGACAGGAGCCGACACGGTGAACAAGCCCAACCAGCAGACCGTGCGCGAGATTGCTCGCACGGCGGTCAGCTACGTCATCCGCGACAACCTCGTGCAGGCGGCCATGGCCGAGCACGGCATCAGCGCCGACAACGTCTACGCCTGGAGCGAGATCTACGACGCGGTACTCGACACCATCGCGGCTAGCGTGCAGGAGCCGGCCGAGGCGACAGGCGACGAGCAGCAGCAGCCGTGGCCGCGCGCACAACGGATGCCGCTGGCCGTCGCCGGCGGCCGACCGCAGCCCTGGCACCAGCAGGCGATCGCCGAGTACAGGGCAGCGACCGGCATCGAGTTGAAGTCGAACCCGACCATTCCCGGCGGCTACACCGCAACGCAGGTCAACTGGGCCATCACGTGGTGGAACGAAAGGGCGGAGTCCGAGCAGGCCGGGGAGGCTGCCGAGGGGATTGTTAGGTTCCTGACACACTTCCGCGAGGACAGCGACGACACGGTCATCGAGGGGCTGGAGCGCTACCGCCTGACCGTCGGCATGTTGCGCGCCGTCCTGGCTGAGCGCAAGGCCCTCGCCGCTCAGATTGCAGAGCTGGAGGCGATCGTTGCCGAGGGAAACCAGAGGGATCGCGCCCTGGCGTTGCTGCTGCTTCGCAGCGGCGGCAAGGTCGAGTTCTCCCAAGTCGAGCAGGTAACCGCCCCGTGGCACGGGCAGCTCATCAGCTACCCGAGCCTCGCGACGGGCGGCTTGGTGCTGGCGTACTCGGCAGACGGCGAGACCGTCGGCGCCGCCCCGCAGCAGCCGGAGCCCGACGGCGGCGGAAGCAAGGGTGAACAGTGAAGCGCCCAAGCTTCCGCCGCCGCCCCGTTGAGCGCTGCCGCCCGGTCACGGTTGAGGTCGACGGCGAGCAGATCACCGTGCCCGTGCTCGCCGAGCAGCCGATGAGCGATGAAGGCCGCGCTGCCCTGGCCGAGATCGTTACCGCAGCCCGGCGCAAGTTCGACGCCGAGGCCGGACAACGCTGCGGCCACACCATGCCGAGCGTGCCAGCCGAACGCGTTCTCGTGTGCACCAAGCAGCCGCACCCCAACAGCCCGTGGCACGCCGACGGCAGTGGCGCCCGGTGGCGACAGGACCAGGAGGATCACCGATGAGCGACGTTCACGACGGGCAAGGCGGGGACGGTGCGGCTGCCGAAGTCGTCGGCCTGCTCCGCTCGCTGCCCCGCACGAAGATCACGCCGGAGAACATCACGCAGCACATGATCGACCGCTGGTACAGCGAGAAGGGCGAGTGCCTCGACGAGATCCGCAACCTCCGCGAGCAGCTGGCCGCCGCGACCGCACGCGCCGAGAAGGGGAAGGCGCTGCACCGCGATCTCGCCCGCAGCACCATGCGGCACATGGAGAAGCTCGGCGCTGAGCGGGACAAGGCGAACCTGCGGGCGGCAAAGCTCCGGCTGGTCGCCGCCAGCATGTTGCAGACGTTCGTTGATGACGTGCACCCTGGCTACGCGGCAAAGCAGAGCCGTGCGGTACCGCTGGAGGACTTCAAGCGGTGGCGGCGCGTCGTGCGGGAAACAAGCTTGGCTGCCGACACGGACGACGGATCCGGCTGGACCGCCGAGGAGAACGCCGAGTTCGAGCAGCGCTACGGCGTCAAGGCCGCAATCCGGTTGCGGGCTGCGAACGACCGCGTCTGGCAGATCGTGCAGGAGTTGCGGCAGGCCGCTGCCGATGAGGGCCGCGACCCGCACCAGGACCCGATGGCGCGCCGGCTGTCGGCCGCGCTTGTTGGCGCCGAAGTCGACACCAGCCCGCGGAGTCTCCCCAGCGGACCGACGACGGAGTACCGGTACGTCCTGGCCGACGGCAGCGAGTCCGAGTTCGAGCTGCACAACGAAGGCCCGTGCGGCTGCCGGCGCGAGGAGCGGCCGGTGTATGTCGGCGACTGGCGTCCGGCACCGCATAGGCAGGTCAACAAGACGGAGGACGAGCGGTGAACATTCGTCAGGTGTACGTGGTCGAGAACGAGGACTGGCTCGCGCCGAAGTCCAACCTCACCGACCAGCAGGCCTACGACGCGATTGTGCGGCTGTGGCAGGACGTCAGCGGCGAGCAGTACGACGCGGCTATCGCGGATCTGGCAACCGCGGGGCTGTGCGACGGAGCGGAGGACGACCGTGGCTGAGGTGAGAAGCGAGGAGCGGCTGGCGGAGATCCGCAAGACCGTCCAGCGACACGACTACCAGCACCTTGTTGTCCTTGGCGACTGCGACAGGGACTGCCCGGCGTGCGCGGTTGATGACCTGCTGGCCGAGGTGGACCGGCTGGACATCCAGGCCGTGTACATGCGCGAGCAGATGGAGCAGATGAATCAGGTCATTGAAGAACGCAAGATGCAGACGGTGGTGTACCGGGCGCTGGCCGAAGAGCACCAGAAGCGCGGCAACAAGCTGAGTGCGCAACTGGTCAAGGCCGGCGAGACACGGGGCGCCCTGGCGGTGGCTATGGAACTGCTCGACCGGCTCGCCGACGGCGCAGAATGCCGGCTCGACCAGCACGGCTACTGCCAGAGGCACAGCCAGCACAAGATGCCATGCCCACACCCGCTGGCAACGCAGTTGGTGGCGGCATGGCACGAGGTTGACCGGGAGGCGCCGAATGCCTGACGCGCCGAAGCACACCACCCGGTTCATCCTTGTGCGTTCCGGTTTCGACCCGGACACCAGCCCGTGCGACACCTGGAATCCGTGCTGGACCGAGAAGGAGGCGCGGGCTGCCCGGAAAGCTGCCGCATTCTCCGCGCCGGGAAGCACGCGCCAGGTGATCGTGCGGGTCGACACCACGTACACGATCGTGGACAACGGCGGGACCGGGCAGGCGTGATGCCACGCGACCCGCACAAGATTTACCGCAACGACCGGCAGCGCGAAGCTGTATGGGAAGCGCTCGACGCGCTGCCGGCCGGGGCGGAGTTCACGCTGCGACAACTGTGGCGTGGCGAGGTCGGAGTTCGGCGCTATCCCGCATCGTTCCCGATGACGGCGGACGTGCTGCGTGACGCGGTCCGTGTCGGGGCGGTGGAGTGTGTCGGCCGGCTGCGGACGCAGGGGGCGCCAAAGGTGTACCGGCGGGTGCGGTAATGGACGGCAGCGCGTTAGGACCCGGGCTCGCTGTCGCTTGGCATCGGCACGTCAGGGTTCTTTCGACGGAAGGCCTTGATGCGGCGGCGGATGTGCTCGTTGAGGTCCTTGGTCCGGTCGGTGTCCTCGGCATCGCAAACGACCTTGTAGTCAGCCCAGTCGTCTTCGCTGATTCGGATGGCCTTGGCCTTGGTGCTGTTCCAGTTGCGCCAGTTGCGGTTGCGCGGGAGTCGTTCACGAGGCTTGCCGACCACGTTGTAAATCGGCTTCTCAGTTCGTATGGCTTCCAACTCTTCAGCGGCGGCATCCTGGCGACAGGGGTGCCACGCCAGGGTGCGTTCGGCAACCTGCGACCACCACGGCTTTCGTTTCGCATGGTCGCGCCATCGAGCCGCAGGGCTATCCGTGATCCCGACATACAGGAGGACCCCGGTGGAGTCGTAGAACCGGTATACGGCGGTCGGGATTGCATCGGCGGCAACGGGGTTGGCCGTCATTCGGATGCCTCCCTCTTGCGCACGATCTCGGCAACGCGCTCCGTATTCGGCCGTTCGGGCAACTTCGCGCCCGGCCGGCGCAGATACCAGTGAATGAAGTCGCGTACCACGGCAGCCCGCTCCTTGCCGAAGTCCTTGGCTGCGGCTTCGAGGTCGCCCCAGTCCTCGTCGGAGATTCGCATCTGTCGAGCAGGGGTTTTGGGCGCGTTGGGCACGCCGGAACCGTATCCCGGCGTAGCTACAGATGGCAATGATCTCACCCTTTCGGTGTAGCTACAGATTATCGTCCGAACTGCTTGCGGTGTAGCTACACCTCAGGTTACGGTGTAGCTACACCAGAAGCAAGGGAGGCCCGATGTACAAGCTCCGCACCAACACCGGCACGCTGCAGTTCCCGACGATCGACGCCGCCAAGACCCATATCGACCGCCTGTACCAGCAGGGTTTGATCCGCAACGGCCACATCGAGTCGGTGCAGGGCCCGGACGGCAGCTACATCGGCCTGCACCTGTCGTTCGGTGTCGTCATGGAAACCCGGTTCTGATCGTGGCCGGCCAGAAGCGCGCACTACTCAAGCAGTGGAACACCGCCTCCGACGTGCTGGCGGCGCACGCGACCGAGCACCCCGTGTGCGCGTTCCCCGTTCAGCGCTGGGGCTGCCCGGACTGGCGCCGTCTCAACGACGTGGTCGACGACATCGAGGGCCAGATGATGGCGCTGCGGATGCCGCACCCGAACAACATCACCGACGACGACCTCGACGACTGACCGCCCCCGGCAGCAACTGGGCTACGTGCCCGGCGGCTGCCGCAGGCGGTTGGGCCGCGAAAACCGACCCGAAAGGCTTGCAGATGACCGAGCCACTTCCCACCTGGATCCGCGACGCAGCCAAGGCACGCGCCCTCGCCAGCATCCGCAACCCGCAGCGCGACGCCAGCATCCGCAAGCTGGCGCAGGCGATGGCCGCGAACACGATCCAGCCCGGAACCGTCGTGGTCTACTCCAGGAGCTTCGCTGACCACCACGGACCGGCCGTGTACATCGGACCGTCCGGCGACTACCCGGCTGGCGAGGAGATCCGCTACACCCTGATCTTCTGCGGCCTGCCGAAGCTCGAAGGCGTTGGCCGTGCCTCGTTCACCGTTGCGGGCCCGGATGACGAAGTTCCCGGCGAAGTCCGCGAGCTGGGCGCCGCAATTGCCCAGCTTCGCCGTGGACGCGGAGACACGTAATGCCCGCCCGCATAACGCCAGCCCGGTACCCGAACACCCGTTAGGAGAACTGATCATGGTCGCTACCACCCCGTCAGGGCAGGTGATCACCTGCGACGGTTGCGGAGCCCCCATCGAGGAGGTCCGCGACGACATGAAGCACCCGGTGCTGTACCCGCACCAGTGGGCCGAGAAGAACGTGGTCTACATCGTCTGCTCGCCGCTGCCCGATGGGACCCAGCCGTGCTTGGTCCTTGCGCAGCTGGCCGACGAATTGTTCGAATCCACTAAGTGTCGCGTGCCCGGCTGCACCGGAGATCGCTGCAATGCCACACGGAGGCAGCCGTGAGCACTTCCAGGCCGCCCTTGAAGGTCGTTCCCGGCCAGATCTGGGCCGACAAGGACCGGCGCAGCGCCGGCCGCACCGTTCGGATCCTTGAGGTCGACGGCATTCGGTACGCGATCGTCCAGAGCCCGACCGGCCTCGGCCGCAAGTCCCGCGTGCAGTACGACCAGTACGGGCTGCGCGGCTACCGGCTGGTTTCGCAGCCCAAGGAGAACTGACGCGATGAACACCGAAGCCACCCTGACCGGCACCATCACCATCCACCCGGCCGCCGGAACCGACGACCTGGACCGGATCCCCGAGACCAGCTACGTCCGCGTGAACCACGACGGCACCGCAATCGTACCCAGCGGTGAGGCGCCGCTGTCTACCGAGTCCGTCGCGCGTGAGGTTCGCGCACTGATCGAGGCGCTTCACGGTTTCGAGTTCGACGGCATCCTGATCCAGACCGCCGCCTCGAAGTACGGGTCGGCCCGCTCCCGGATTGTCGTGACCGACTTGGTTGTGAGGTTCTGACGTGCCCACCCGCATGTCCCTCGCCGAGTTCACCGACGCAATCAACCGCGAGGACGGCTCGCTGCTGCGACTGTTCGCCTACACCCCGGTTGACCCGCACCGCGCGCCGGCCGAGCTGTACCACCTGTGCGTGGCCGCGAATCTTCAGTTCGAGGTGTTCAACGCGACGCTCGACCGCATCGCCGAGGTGCTCGGCATCGAACGAGAGGAGATCTGATGAACGACAACTGGCTGTTTTTCAAGGCGTGCGGCCACCCGTTCGGGCTGCACGTTGCCACGCCCACGGTGCAGACCGAGCGGCAGGCGTGGAACGCCTTCTACGACACCGAGAGGCAGCGGCGCGCCGCCGAGGACCGCGGCGTCACCTGCCGGCGCGTGGACCACGACACCTACCGCGAGCAGTACTACCAGCTCCTGCGTAACGGCTGCGACTGCAGGCCCGCGCCGGAACAACTGCCCGCAGGCCGCGGCGTCTGTTCCGTGTGCGACCGCGAAATGCGGGTGCTGAAGGACGGCACCATCGGCCCGCACACCACCGGCCGCCCCGACCCGTACTGGTCGGGGCATTCACCCCGCTGCCCCGGGTGGGGACGCAAGCCGAAGGAGGCCTGATCATGATCGTGCCCACTACTGCCGAGATCGCCGAGGGCGTCCGCACCAAAATGGCCGCCCAGCCCGACCGCCTGGCCGAAGCCAAGCCGTTGGCTGACGCACTCGTGGAGCAGTTGCGAGAGCGCATTCCGAACGCCGACCCCGCGGTCATCGCCGCCGTCCTGCTGCACGCCGGCAGTTACGTCGGTTACCGCGTCTGGGACCAGATGAGCGAGCTCTGGATCGAGATGGACCGCTTCCACATGCGCACCGCAAACGCGATCGTTGTCGCCGGCGAGCAACTGTTCACCGAAGTTACCGGGGTGGCGATCGCTGCCGGGCCCGACGAGAAGCGCTCGTTCATTATGGCCGACTACCGCGAGCAGATGTAGGCGGGAGCGGGCCATGAAGCTAAACGACAAGACCGCCCAGAAGTTGGGCCTGCTGGCCATCGAGGTTCGGCACCGCGCCAACGATTACGACACGTTCTCCTCTGACGAGGCGTGGCAGACCCGTGCCGGCCAGCTTGACCGGGCTGCGGATCTACTAAGCGAGGCTGCGCGCATCTTGGATACCGCGCTGGTGAAGGAAGGCGAGAGCTGATGGCCACCTACCGCGCCGACCTGACCGGCGATCATCACCGCCTCATCGCGCACCTGTTGCCCGGCGATCGCCTGATCCTCACCTGGTCGGCTGGCGAGAAGGCCATCGACGCCGACCCGGACTTGCCGTGGCTCGAGGTGTTCGACACCGACCCGATCCCGCGGATTTGCCGCTACGGCACCGCTGCGGGGCTGGCGCAGAACACCCGGGTTCGGCAGCGTCCGCCGGTCACGGAGGCGGCGCGTGCGGTCCGGGCTGGCGGGGTCGTATACGTAACGTGCGAGCGGCGGCAGGACACCGACCGGTTCGGGCAGCCGTTCGGGCCGGCGGTGCTAATGCCGTCCGGGCATGTGCTGGTTGAGGCGGAGGTGAGCGTCTGATGGGCGCCTTCGACAAGACCACGTTCACTGACCATGGCGACATCCGCGTCCTACACGTCCCGGCCGAGCTGGAGGTGTATACGGCCCCGAGCCTGCGCGAGGCCTCGGTGGATGCCGTGAACGACGGTCGCTACCACCTGTTGGTGGACCTGTCGCAGACCACGTTCATCGACAGCACTGGCTGGGGTGTCCTGGTTGGCATGCGCAAACGGGTCGGCAGGTACGGCGGCACGATGCGCCTGGCCGGCCCGATCAGCGGTGGCGTCAACAGCGGACTGAAGATCACCGGCCTGGCGAACGTGTTCGAGATCGTTGGCAGCGTTGAGGTCGCGATCGGCGCGGGAGACGAGGGCTGATGTACCGCGAGGGCAAGTTTGTGATGTCGCACCGCGGCTACGCGGTTGACCTGTCGAGCTTCCGCATCGACGAGATCCGTACCGGCTGGAAGGGCGAGTACGCCTGCGCCACCGTGAACGCGGTGTGGTTCCGCCGCAAGAACGGCGTCAGCCAGACCGTGGCTGGTGAACTGTCGGACTCTCAGTGGGATATCCCGAAGGACGCCGTGCAGTTCCTGGAGCAGTACGAGGACGGACGCTACGGCGGCACGCCGTTTACCCGCTGGGACGGCACCGGCGTTTGGTACGCCGGCCAGGACCCGGAGGAGAACGCGCGGCACCTGGAGCTGCTGCGGACAGTTCTCGACGCGTACCACGCGAACCCTGCGGCGCCGGACCTCAGCGAGCGGTGGAATCGGTGGTGGAGGTTCTGATGTCTACGTTCAACCCTGGCGACCAGGTGCTGCTCAGCCTCGACTACAGCTACGCCATCGGCACCGTCGAAGAGCCCGCACGCAAAAGCGACAGTTTCGCCGTTCGCATGCTCGGTGGGCGCCGCCTCTCCGAAGTCGAGATCACCGAGATGCGGCACCTGCCGCCCGATGTCCCGATGCTTCAGTGGGGATCCCGGGTGCGCGTCCAAGACAACGCCCCCCGGTGTGTCGGACGCCCCGGTTCGGTCTATCACGGGGAGTTCATCGCCAACGTCTTCGGCTACTGGGTCCTCCTTGACTCGAACGACCAGACCTGGATCCCAGCCGACGCGCTTATGGCGGAAGCAGGTAAGGACTGATGCCCACGTTCTGTCGATACCAGTGTCCAGCCCACCACGGCGTCTACGTCCACACCGCCGACTGCCCGGTTGTTCCGGAGCAGCCGGCGTGCGACGGGTGCGCCGACGAGATCAGGGCGTCGCAGCTGGCCCGGCGGAAGCCGAGCGTCGGCGAGGCCATCATCGCGCTCATTCCGGGCGCCGAAGGAGCGGGGATCAAGCCATGACCAACAAGACCACCGCTGCAGAAGACCGCTCCATCCACGAGCACGTCCGCTCCCTACGCAAGGTGAAGCTGACGTTCAACGAGGACCAGATCTGGGTGCTGTACCGGCTGCTCGTCCGCGAACGGAGCAATGGCGCGCCGACGCTGCTGCCGGGGCTGTCCCGCGAGCACGACCATGCGATGGGCATGGCGCTGGCGCAGTTGTCCGATGCCTACATCGACCTGACCACACCAAAGGAAGGCGGCGTCTGATGCCGATCCCCACCGCAGAGCAGATCCTGTACGTCCTTAACGACTGCGAGCCGATCGACCTGGAGGCACTGGAATTCTGCGTCATCACCGGCGGATCCCGCCGCGACGTGTACGGCAGAAGGCTGCCGGACGACGCGCCGGCCGACTACCGGGGCTTCGAGTACGGCGAGCTCCTGATCCTCAACGAGTCCGGCCGGGAGCCGTTCGGCGACCACCGCAACCCGTCGAAGTGGTCGGTGACGACGTTCGAGACCAAGGACTACGACGCCGCGCTTGCCCTGTCCGAGCTGATCAAGTCGGGCCTGGCGAAGCAGGACGGCCTGTACGAGTGGTCGGACGGGCTGTGGGTTCGGCCCGACGACCAGGCCGGCGCCAACGGGCGCAGGCGGAACGACCGCGGTGCGCTGATCGCACGGATCGGAGACAACGACTGATGGGCTACATGAGACACAACGCGATCGTCGCCGTCGTGAACGGCTACATCTTTGGCCAGCCGGAAGCCCCGGACGTTGAGGCGTTCCGCGCATCGCTGCCCGTCGAGTGGCAGCACCTGGTCGTCGGCCCGGTGAAGTCGGTCATGAACGACTACGTGACGTTCGTGTTCGCGGCCGACGGATCCAAGGAAGGCTGGGGTGCCTCCGACAATGGCGACCTCTACCGGGAGCAGTTCGTCGACCTGTTCCGGCCGGCCTACGAGAAGGGCTACGACCCGTCCGACGTACTGATCGTGGACGCCCGCTTCGGCGGTGACGAGCCCGGCGGCTACGGCGAGGACGAGCTGATCGTCTCAACGAACTTCCGCGACGACCGGGTGCGGCTGGACATGGTGGTCGACGACGCGGAGGACGAGGCCTGATGTCCAACGACACCCCCGCGATCAGCATCACTCCGTCGCTGACGTTCGCGGAGATAAAGTCCTTCGGCGACTTCCGCACCGTGTACTGCGTTCCGGCCGAGGGCGGGGGCGCCGGCGCTCTGGAGCCGAGCACCGGCATGAACTACCGCCCGAGTTTCGTTCAGTGGCACCTGCAGGACATCATCGACCACTTCCCGGCGCACGAGTTCGCCGGGTACGTCGAGTACCGGAACACGTCGGAAGACCAACCTCCGGTGGCGCGGTACTACGTGCGCGGCCGGCGCGTGGAGATGGTGACGCCGACGCTGGTGTGGCCAGACGACCCGCAGCCTGTTTCGGGGGCGGCGCGCCAGCAGATCGCCGCCGAGCTTGAGGCCCACGCCGAGTCGATCGGTTGGTACGAGGGCAGCGGCGTTTGGGCGGAAGCGCTTGACGTGGTCCGGCGGGAACCATGGACCCGACGGAACGAGGGCGACGATGACTGACGACCTCCTTGCCAACGTTGAGTTCTCCTCCCCGCGCCCCGGCATCGTTCAGATGACCCACGCCGCCGAGATCTGCGACGGCGAGCCCTGCGTCATCCACTCTCCCAGCAACCACCACATGGCCGCCTGGCCGACGACGTTCCGTTCCGACCGGGCGATGCTGTGCCCCACGCATAAGAACCACGCGCTGGTGCTGACCGAACGGCTCTGCCAGCACAACTGCGGCCACCCGGATCCCGATTCGCTGACGTGGCTGCGGCTTCACGATCCGCTCGGGCTCGGCGCGTGGGCCACGCACGGGTGCTGCCGGTGCTGTGTTCCGGGCGAGACAGGGGAAGTCGATGCCTGACCCGGGCCGCTGGCGCATGTGGGCACACCGCTATGACAGCGGCGATCTGCACAACCTTGGCAGCCGCCGCTATGTCGAAGCCCACGGCGTTCCGAAGCCGATCGTTGAGGTGAATGTAACCGAGGTTGCCGACGACGACCCGGCTGCAACCCACTGGGGTTGGATGCGTCCCACCGATACCGAACCGGTGATGATTTACCCGCGCGAGGTGCTGTTCTCCATGTGCTTCCACTACGGCGTTCAGGCCGAAGTCAACGCCGGCAAGGGGCGTGTGGTGCGGCTGGCCGTAACGGAGGTGGCCGATGGCCAGTGAGCAGCATGCCGAGACCTGGCGTCGGTTTGTTGCCGACGTCCGCGACTTCACCGAGCGACACCCCTCGCCGGAAGGTGTGGCTCACCTCGTGTGGGAGGCCGCCGTTCTCGGGTTCGTCAACGGCACCCAGCATGCGGCCGGGCGCAGCCATTCGGAGGTGCATGCCGACTTCCTGAAGGACCACGCCATCGTCAAGGGCGTCCTCGACATTGCCGAGCTCGACTGCGAGCGATGGGGCGCCCTAAGGGAACTGCGCGCCGGCGGCGAGACGGCCGGAGGGCACGGCGATGCCTGAGCACATCAGCCCTGTACGCATGCGCGAGATCGACTACATCCTGCGGTTCCCCGGCAGGTTCCCCAAGTCCGACATCCGTGACGCCGCGCTCGAGCTGCGCGCGGAGATCGACTTGCTCAACGAGGCACTACAACGCACCCTTCCAGCCAACACCCACCACGAAGGAACCCCGTCATGACCAGACGTATCGCTGCCCTGATTGCAGGGCTGTTCATCGCCCTCGCCGCTCTCGCTGGCTGCTCCCACGCCGCGCCCGTGTCCTACGCGCCGGCCGCCTACGGGCAGAACGGCCAGTGCTACTACGATGACGACCCCTACGAGGCGCAGCAGCTCCTTGCCGCGGGCCTGTGCCCTGCCGGCTGGGTGCCCACGCCGATGCCGCTGTACTGGCACGAGGAGTACTACAACTACTACTCGAGCCCCAGCTATTACAACCGGTACGTCCTGGTGTCCCACCGCACCGTGTACGTCACCCACGAAACGACGTTCCACACCACCTACTCCTCGCAGATCACCGCGGCGTCATCGAAGGCCACGTACAAGGGCAGCAACGGCAAGACCGTCACCGGCACCACGGCGAAGATGAAGTTCTCTACCGGCTCCGGATCCACCGGGAAGGTCGGCGGTGGGTCGCTGCGCAGCGGAACCAGCGGTGGATCTACTAAAGATACCGGTGGCGGAGGCGGCTCCGGCGGCAGCAAGAGCAGCGGCACGGTGAAGTCGAAGACCGGCAGCGGCAGCGTCGGCGGCGGATCCCTGCGGAGCCGCAAGTGATGCAGGAACGCGACTTCAGCGTCTACGGCTACTGGCCTCACTCCAGCGAACGCTGGGGTGAGGTGTTCCAGGCCACGTCAGCCCGTGCGGCCGAGGACCTGGCGCAGATGTACGCCGCCGAGCAGGGCGCGGTGCTGCGGGTGGCCGGCGTGTTCGAGGGCATCGTGGCGTCCGTCGACCGGTACACGCTGTACGTGGACCCGCGGGACGTGCGCAACCTCGACGAGGAAGACCTCGAGCCCGACGTGCCGGAACTTGAGACCGCAATGTGGACCGCGCTCGGGCTGGTTGAGGACCCGCACGACCGCCGCTGGAATGAGCGCACTGGCGGGCAGCGGTTTTGCGATCAGATCCTTGCCGACTCGCCGTTGGCCGCGGAGGACGTGGCAATGGACAAGGTGCACGACGAGGGCGGTCGGCTGCTGGTGTGTGCGGTGTTCGCGGGTGCTCGGCAGCGGGCGGACGCGCTGTACGCGAAGTTCGCGAACCCGGATGTGCAGGTGGAAGGCTAACCGGCACCCGAGGGATAGGCCGAAAAGCTACACGGCCGACAACAGCGGCGTACCCTCGCTAACGCACTCGCGTTAAACGCTCCGCGCCCCAATTCCCCACTCCCCTGGAGCCAGCATGTCCGAGTACGGCAACAGATGGTCCGTCACCAAGATGGTCGCCGTCGGCAGCGCGACCGTCCTGGGTCTCATCATCGGAATCCCCGTCGTCGTTGGGACCCTGTCCGCCTGGGACTCGACCACCGCCGGCCAGGTCGCCGTCGTCCGCAACGGCGGACCGTTCTCCAACAGCAACATCCGCGCCGTCATCAAGCCCGCGTCGAGCCTGACGTGGACAGGCATCTGGTCCAGTACCCACAAGTACCCGGCGACACAGTCCTCGTACACCATCACGTCGGACCCTAAGAACGGCGGGCAGCCCGGCGTGGACGTCGTGTCCGTGCCGTCCTCCGACGGCGTGCAGATGGGGATCGAAGGCACGCTGTACTACACGCTCAATACCGACCCGGCGACAATCCGAAGCTTCGACGACAAGTTCGGCACCCGCACCTACAGCTTCAACGCGAGCACCTACAACGCCTACGCCGGCACCAAGGGCTGGGACGCGTTCATCAACACCATGGTGCGGCCGGTTCTGAACAATGCGCTGCGCGAGCAGATCGGCGACACACGCTGCTCCGACCTGGTGTCATCGTGCGCGCTGGTGCAGAACAACGGCACCAACCCGGCCAACGGCACGTTCCCCGTGGGCAACGTCAACATCGCCAAGGTGCAGAACGCGATCAACGCCACGCTGACGACCGACATCAAGAGCACCCTCGGCGGGGACTACCTGATTGGGATCCAGTTCGCGATCAACAAGGTCGATCTGCCGTCGAACGTGCAAACCGCCGTCGATCAGGCGCAGGCGGCGTTCGCGGCGGTGTCACAGTCGCAGGCGAAGATCGCACAGGCCAAGGCCGAGGCGGATGCGAACGCCGCCAAGCAGCAGGGGTACAACAGCTGCCCCGCTTGCGCCGAGCAGGACATCTTGAAGGCGCTGCCGCCGTCAGTGACGGTCTTTGCGCCGGGGTCCGGGACGGGGCTGCCGTTGACGACCGGAGCGAAGTAGCCGTGCCCGAGTTCGCTGCGGGGCTGGTCGTTTTGGCGCTGATCGGGGTGGGGCTGGCGTGGCGTGCGGAGCGCGCACGCCGCAAGGCGGCATCCGAGCGCTATGCCGGCGTATGGGAAACGGCAGAGAAGGCCGAGGCTGGTGTCACGATCGTCGGGGTCCGGCGCGTGTCGCACGGCCGCGAAACCGACTTTGCCGAGGTGGCGCGGGTTCCGAACGACGATCCGGACTGGCTTCGCAAGGTGCGTGACGCCCGCGCGGAGGCTGCGGAACGTATCAGCACGTTGGCGGCGGACGTATGACGGTCGTGCCACCGAAGGCAAAGGCCTCCTAGGTGGCGGTAAACGAATTCGCCGAGATCACGGCAGTCGGCTACCGTAGCCCTCGTCCCGGTGCGCCGGTTCCAGCTACTTCTTTGGAAAAGTGCTCGCTGGCACCACTCTTGATCTCGGGGCATTGACAACAGAATCAGCACCCGCCGGGTGCGCAGATGAGTCTTACTTCTTCCTCAAAAGAAGAGAGCCCGGGTTCGAATCCCGGCGGCACGCGAGAGCGCGCTGTGGTGTAGCGGCCTAGCACTTCCGTCAGGCTCGTCACCCTGATCTCCGGCGGGTTCAACTTCATAAGCACCTCCCGGTGCGCTGGTCGCGGGTACTTCTTGCAGAGGATCGGTTCGAATCCGAACGCCGCTTCGGTGGCGACGACGTGTGGCTACGTCAACCCCGCAGCCGTTTTGATCTCGGGAGGGACAGCGCAGACTTCGGTCGCGCCCGGTGCGAGGCAAGTACGGGTACTTCTAATTTGAGGGTCGCCGGTTCGAGTCCGGCCCGCGTCAGCGATGAGGCGGTAGCTCAGTGGGTAGAGCATCAGACTGGCGAAAGCCGTCCCCGTCGCCAACTTGATCTCGGGCGCGACCACTGCCGCTCCTCCCCCGTGCAGTAGGGAAGTCGAGCGATGTCGAAGTTCAACAGCCCCACCGTCAAGCCGGCCGTGTTCTCCCCGGTCGCCACCGAGCGCGCCCCTTCCGGCCGTACCCACGAGGGCGGCCCCGGGTACGGGCGCGACACCAAGTCGGAACTGTTCCTTCTCGCAGTCACGAACATGGTCGCGGAGAACACCTTCTACGAGACCGCCGGCGCCCGTGACGACCGGTTCGAGCAACTCGTTCGGCAGGTTGCCATTGAGGACCCTGACTGGATGAGCCGGTTCGTTCCGTGGCTGCGCTCCGTTGCGAACATGAGGTCCGCCTCGATCGTGGCTGCGTGCGAAGCTGTGAAGGCGCGGCTGGATGCCGACCGCCAGGTGGAGAAGCCGCCGTTCGGCGTGGCCCAGGTGCAAAACCCCTTCAACCGCGCCGTCATTGCCGCGGCCTGCCAGCGTGCTGACGAGCCGGGCGAGATCCTGGCGTACTGGACGTCCCGCTACGGCCGGGCAATCCCGAAGCCGGTGAAGCGGGGCGTGGCCGACGCTGTGGCCCGGCTCTACAGCGGCAAGTCGCTGCTAAAGTACGACTCGGACGCCAAGGGCTTCCGATTCGGCGACGTCATCGACCTTGTCCACCCCACGCCGCACCCGGATAAGCCATGGCAGGGCGAGCTGTTCCGCTACGCCCTTGACCGCAGGCACAACCGGGCCGGACTGCCCCCGGAGTCGAACCGGACGCTGAATGCGAACCTGGTGATGCGGACCCTGCCGGTTGAGGACCGGCGCGCGGTTCTGCTGCAGCCGGACGGCCCGGAGCGGCTCGCCGATGCGGGGTTCACATGGGAGGCGCTGGCTGGTTGGCTCCAGGGCCCGATGGATGCCGCCGCGTGGGAGGCGATCATCCCGTCGATGGGCCTGATGGCGCTGGCGCGGAACCTGCGGAACTTCGACCAGGCTGGCGTGTCCGATGCTGTGGCAGCGCAGGTTGCCGCGAAGTTCGCCGACGCCGAGCAGGTCGCCCGTTCCCGGATGCTGCCGTTTCGGTGGCTCTCGGCGCACCGGGCCGCGCCGTCGCTGCGGTGGTCTTACCCGCTGGAGCAGGCGCTCGGTCACAGCCTCGCGAACATTCCGCAGCTGGCGGGCCGAACCCTGATCCTGGTGGACACCTCCACCTCGATGGACGCCGGGTTCTCCAAGGACGGCACACTGATGCGGTGGGACGCTGCCGCACTGTTCGGGATCGCACTCGGGCACCGCTGCGCGCACGCGGATGTGGTGTCGTTCTCCAGCGCCCAGCAGTTCTACGGCGACCGCCCCGGCCCGCGGACGAAGGCGTTCCCGATGGCCAAGGGCGAGTCGGTGCTGCGTTCGCTTCAGCGGTGGAAGGGCGACGGGTACTTCCTTGGCGGCGGTACCGACACGGCAGGGGCGCTGCGGTCCACATTCGCCAGGCACGATCGGGTGGTCATCGTCACCGACGAGCAGGCCGCATATGACCCGGTGGGCGTGTCGGGGTCGATCCCAGCGAACGTGCCGATGTACACGTGGAACCTCGCTGGCTACCAGGCGGGGCACGCGCAGTCCGGGGGCGCCAACAGGCATACCTTCGGGGGGCTGACTGATCAGGCCTTCAAGATGATTCCCCTCCTGGAGGCTGGGGCGTCGCAGAGCTGGCCGTTCTGATGTCCGACAAGGTTGAGGCCCCGTTCACGCCCGATCAGGTGGCATCACTCAACGCCTACCAGGTTGCCGGCATCATGCATCCGTTCACCTGTGGTGGCGGCCAGGCGCGTGGACATAGCGGCATCCGGCTGATTGCCGCCGAGGACGGCTGGCACTGCGCCAGCGACACCTGCGACTACCGGCAGGACTGGGCCCACGCTTTCATGGCTAACTGGTCGTGGAGGAGGCTCGAACTGTGACCGACCGCACCGCGCTCGGAGACAGAATGAAAAAGTACGAGGCGGCCACGAAGACCGTGCTGCCGCCTCGTAACTACTCGATCATCAGGGTCGACATCCGAGCCGCCCACACGCTGCTGCGTCACGCCGCCAAGCCGTTCGACTACGACTTCATGGCCGACATGGACGCGACCGCCGTCGCGTTGTGCGCCGAGGTCCAGGGTGCGGTGCTCGGGTACGTGCAGTCCGACGAAATCAGCGTCCTCGTCTGCGACTTCACCGGCCCGAACAGTCAGCCGTGGTTTGGCGGCGGGGTGCAGAAGCAGGTGTCGATCGCCGCGGCTACCACCACTGCCGCATTCAACGCACGCCGACCCGCCGAGGTGGCGACCGGCCGCATGGCCACCTTCGATGCCCGCGTCTTTACGCTCCCGAACGCGGTGGAGGTCGCGAACTACTTCATCTGGCGAGAATGCGATGCAGTTCGCAACAGCATTGCCATGGCGGCGCAAGCTAAGTTCTCCCCGCGCCAGCTCCACGGCGTCAATACCGGCCGCATGCAGGAGATGCTGTTCGCCGAGCACGGCATCAACTGGAACGACTACCCGGACGGCGCCAAGCGCGGCCGGGTCGTGGTGAAGGCCTCCGGCGAGCGGGAAGTCACGTTCACGCACAAGCGAACCAACGAGGAGCGAACCGTCACGGCGGTGCGGTCTTGGTGGGAGGCGCAGCCGGCACCGCACTTCACGACGGATCCCGATGGGTGGCTGGCGCAGATAGTTCCGGCGCTGCCAATCCTGGATCTGGGACCCGAGTTCGAGACGCACGCCGCGGAGTCGCTGGAGATCGCGAACGCGACGTTCGATGCGGTCGCGCAGTCCTGGCCGAAAGATTGACTTACCCTGAACCATCTGGTCGTTTCCGTCCCGAGGAGACCGATGACCACGCTCGACGAACTGTTCCCGCCCGCGGACCTCAAGGCCGAGATCGAAGCCGGCTACGTCTTGCGCAAGCAGCACCCTGAGCTGCCGATCTCGATCTACACCTACGGGCGCACCTGCCAGTACGAGAACCGGTGGAACGCCATCACCACTCGGTGTCGCGGCCTGATCGCCGACGACACCGACGGCCGGATAGTGGCGCACTGCCTGCCCAAATTCTTCAATCACAGCCAGCACGGCATCGGCTACGACTTCGCGCCGCCGCTGCCAAACGAGCCGTTCGAGATCTTCGACAAGGTCGACGGCTCGCTCGGGATCGTCTTTCACTACGCCGACGCCTGGCGCGTGGCGTCAAAAGGCTCGTTCACTTCCGAGCAGGCGAGGTGGGCGCAGGCGTGGCTGGACGCAGCCGGCCCGGATGGCGCACTCGAGCCGGGCACCACGTACCTCGCGGAGATCGTGTACCCGGAGAACCGGATCGTAGTGAACCTCGGTGACGAGCGGACGCTGGTGCTGCTGGCCGTGTACGACGCCGAAGGCCGGGAGCACCCGGTTATCAGCTACGCCGACGCCTGGGAGAAGCTCGGCGGCCGGGTTGTGCGCTCGTGGCGGGCGCTGCCGCTGGCGGAACTGG